GGAGAGGTTGAAAAATCTGACATCATGAACGCTTTGTCTTATCAGGGTGAAATCAAGGTATCGAAAACTGGTAAGGAAATTAAACAGCAAGTTGACGATGTTCTTTTGCCTGACCTGAATGCTAAGTTGGCTGTTAAAGAGGAAGAAGCAACGAAGAAGTTAGCCGATTGCGGTGACGCTCCTACACGTGATGTTAACCCTCGGTGGACAGGCGATGTAAAAATGGATGTTGGTTATAAGGTTTACAGTTGGGATGAAACCTATTACAATGAAGAAAAGGCAAATGATAGCGTTGCTGGTTCTTTATCGGGAGAGGAAAATAAGAAAGAGTTCAATTGTCCTGAATCCAAAGAGGAAGCAGACTGCCGCAGATGCTACAATGATATTGTAAGAGCTATATGCAATATCAAAGTTGATATCAAGGCTTGCGAGATTTTGAAGGAGCTGAAGGACGGTACGACTTATGACCTCACTCCACGTCAGGTTTTAGCTTTAAGGCTTTAATTGGGTTTAGTCATAATTTAAGGTAAAAAAGATGTTTGAACGGGAGAGCTTGTGAAAGTTCTCCTTTTCATTTTTCCATAGTTTATTAGATAAATAAACACTCAAATGAGAATAATAAATACTGACCCCAAAGTTTGGAAATACTTCAAACATGGGGATATTGTAAGATGCGAGTACATATGGGACAAAAAGTTGTTTGAAGTACACGGTTTTCACGGCAATTGGTATTGTCCTTTGATGACTGTGTATATGGTTGGAAAACCTAAGAATAATGCTAATATGTGCAACTTTGATGTAAGGGAAACAAAGTTAATTACATCACCGCATAGACCATTTAGAAAACTGCCTAAGAAGAATTTGCTGAAGCTAATGTCTAAGGGTAATGTGGAAGCAAAAAGAGAGTTCATAATGAGAGTAAATTCAAAAAGTTTATAATATGTTTGAACATGCAGCATGGTACGACAAACTGCCCGATGAAAGTTTGTCGTTATTTGAGCCTCATTTGAGGTTGTTCTTTGAAACAATGTATGAGCGTCAGCTTATATGGAAACGGAGATTTATTGACAAAAAGGAAAGACCTTGGACAAGTAATAAGATTTTCCAAGAGTCAAAGTTCACCAATGTTTATCGTGAGCTGGATAGGAACAGCCAATGGCAAATTAAGAACATTCTTCTTGATGATGAATTGTCGTTGAAAAATCTTGTTTGGAAGATGATGGTTTTTCGTTTCTTCAATAATCCTGAAACATTTACATTTGAGCCGAAAGGAAAGAGTATTCAACCCAGTCTTTTTGGAGCTCAAACAAAATCGGGATTGAAGCAGGCTCAATCAACTTCGGAGTTAATCAGTGCAAAGAAATGGCGCAACGGCATTCCTGATTATGATGAATATGATGAAGAAGAGTTTAGCCGTTTTATTGCTGGTGTTCGTAGTTCGGGACAAAATCCTTATACAACTGCTTATCTTATCAATTCTCAAGCAACACCTGGTATGCCGAGAGATTATTGTTACACAAGAGTGGTTATACCTACACTGCATAAGAACATGAATAAACTCATTGCTACGGTGATGTCCGCTAAGAAGCCAGAAGACATTATCAGTTATCTTAAAACATTGCCTGCAGTGGCAGACTTTATTGCTCATGAGTTCTATCAGGACTTCACTTACATTCCGAGATATACGGATAGAAAATTTATGAAGTTTGACCAAAATGACTTCACCAACGTGGGGCCAGGTGCCAGTATCGGCATACGTCTTATTTACCCAAACTTAAAAACAGTCAGAGAACAAAAACAAGCTATATATTGGTTGAGAGATTTAGCCGATGACTGGCTCAGTCGGATAAGTCTTGAAAGGGGTGAAGATATGCCGTATCTGTATTGGGATAAAGTAGGAGGACATTATTTGGTAGATGATGAATGCAACATAACGCTTCATCAAATAGAAATGTGGCTCTGCGAATTTCAGAAGTACTGGAAGATGATAATCGGTGAAGGCAAACAACGTTCTAAGTTTAGTCCAAGAAGTAAAACAATATTGAAAAGATGAACAAAGAATTAAAAGATTTTTTTGAGAAGAAAGGATTTGAGGTTGTAGAAAAGAAAACTACAACCCAAATTCTATTACAAAACCTTCTTGCTTTCAGTGTAAGAGAGAAGAAGGGTGGGTTGTTTGATATTTCAATCAATCTTGTAAAAGAAACTGAAGAAAAAGAGAAGTTGAGAAGCAGGTCTCAAGGATTTGAAGTCAATTTCAAAGGCACTCCCACATTGTTGGGTGTTTCTTTCGATGACTTTGAAAAGTTCTGCAAACAAAGCAAGGTCATTGCTCAGGTGAAACGTATTTCGGAGTTCCGAGAAGTACAGAGTGAATTTACTCTTGCAGTAGCAGAGAAAGACGGAAAGACTTTGAAGTGGCGTTCAAACCTTCCTACGGAGAAGCATATTGTTGATGCCGTGTTCCGTGGTAGCGAGTACACTCACCGTTCAGTTGGATTGGGAGGTCTGAATCTAACCAAGAAAGACGTTGTATTGGATTTAGGCGGTAATATCGGAGCGTTCACGTGCGATATTTTTGATAAGGTCAAAAAGGTCATTGTATATGAGCCTGAAGATGTGAACTATGAATTTCTATCTACTAATATAGAAGACAACGGAGCAAAGAACGTAATTGCCCACAAACAGGCAGTAGTTGGTAATGACGATAAAGTCCGTGACTTCTATCTTGGCAAGGCACCGTATTACTACTCATTTTTGGTTAAACATAATCGCAAGAGAGTTCCAGTTGAGTGTGTAAATATCAACGATGTTATGAAGAAGTACAAGCCTACCAAAATGAAAGTTGATATTGAGGGTTCAGAATGGGAAGTGCTTATCAATTGTACCGACTTCGGAAGCGTTGACCAAATTATCTTTGAGTACAACTTTGATATGAACATGGACTTGAAAGAGGATTTCAAGCGTTTCAAGGCTTTGAAAAAACATCTCAAGAAACATGGTTTTGACGTTCAGGAAATGGAGCGTGATATGAAGCAAAATTGGAATTTAGTATTTATGGTTCAAAGAACATTGTAGCCTTATGCCTATTTCTAAGAAAATAAAAGACCTGAAAGAGCCGTTGGATGTAGATTTACAGCTGATAGCTACGGAGCTTGATACTTCGGTTAAGAGCATGAAATATCTTTGTGCAGAGCAAATGACGGATGCTAACACTTTGGACGCTTTTAACAGGTTGGTAGAGGATATAACTCAAATAAACGGAGTAGAAGTGACTTCATTCGATGATAATACGATTTTGTATGAATACTTGGATGAAGCCATTGTTATACATTCAGTTTTGGGAGTCATATATATATTGTTTGATAGCATGGTCACTCAGAAGCTGGAAAACAAATTGGACAGTTATAGATAAACCGTTAATAAAACTTTGAATTTATGAAAGATATAGTCATTAAGAAGACATCTGATGAAAGTCAGAGGATAGTTTTACAAACTGACTCTGAAACATTGGATTATCAGAGCCGTTTCACTGTGATGACGGTTACTGGTAATATTGACGGTTTGGTTAATCCTTTCCGTGTAGGAAGTGTTACCAGCTTGTATGAAATTTCTCAATTCTTGGCTGATAATTCTTCTGCTTCAATTGATGTTAACATTCTTTCTCAGGATGTAGAAGTAGAGGAAATGGAAGCGGCAGTACCGAGAATTTTGGAAGCTGAACTTCACGCTATTGTTGATGAAAGCTCATACAAGAATTACACTGGCGATGGATATGCTAAGGAATATCCGTATGAAGAGTCAAAACAGTATTTGCCTTGGTTACGTTTCAGTGTCAAGAAGTCTGTTAAAGCAACTCCTTTTGATATTGAGATAAGTCATAATGGTGAGGCTTGTACGTTTGGAGGTAACACTTCTGATTTTGGAACGGTATCGGGAACGAAGATGACGCTAAAAGATTATGATAGCCTTATGTTTGCTTGTAAGGAAGATTTGGGCGTCACAAATTCTAAGGGCACTTGGACTATGAAGTTCACTATGAACAATGTCTCCATTACACGTGAAGTAGTAATATCTTAAAACTACCAATATGATTGATTTTTTATTTGTTAGCAAAACAGACGCATCCAAGAAAGCTACGCTGAGAGTAGATATGGTTGACGGTAATATTGAAAGGTTTACCGTTATGTGGTGCGATGGTGTACGTGGTACTGAATTTGAGAAAAACTTGCCTTGGAAATGCGGCTCAGTTCTTTCTAAGACGGAAATAACTACTTGGGCTGAGAAAAACAAAGCATCATACCAAGTTTATGAGTACGCTGGTGAGGAAGTTACGTTGCTTGTTGAAGATGAGGAAGAGGAAGAGGAAGAAACGGATGATGATGAAGGTGGCTAAGTTTTCACATTGACCATTGGAAAGGAGAGCATTGAAAAGTGTTCTCCTTTTCTTTTGTTTACACATTTATCAGTTATTAGATATTTCAAAGTAAAAATTTGATAAAAATCGTATGAGTTCGTATGCTAAACAATTAGATGCCATTTCACTTGCGGAAGCGAAACTGAAGGCAAAGAAGTTTAGGACACTTGAGAAAGCATTACGTTCAGAGTCACCCGATGACATGGTAAGAGCCTCTCAAGTGCTCCAACAAATACAGCCCAAAGTTGACCAAAATACAAAGTCGTTCTTCATTGACCCATTGGAATTCAATGCCAATTTGGGATACAAGGATAAGCCATTCTCATTGACATATGTAACATTGAAGAGGATGTCTAAAACTCCTATTATAAATTCAATTATCAAAACAAGGAAAAACCAAGTAGCAGATTTTGCAGAGCCGCAAGAAAACAAATACTCCACTGGATTTGTTATCCGAAAGAAACCGAAAGGTGGAGTGGAGCAGAAGATGGACAATAAGGATAAGAAAATTGCTTTTGCTATCACTGATTTCATATTGAAAGGCGGTAACACGAGCCAGTGGGGTTATGATGACTTTGATACTTTTATAAGAAAGATTGTTGAAGACTCATTGGTTTATGACCAAATGACTTTTGAATGTGTACGCAATCGCAGAGGACAGCTTGAGAATTTTATTGCTACGGATGCTGCTACTTTCCGTATGGCTGATTCATTTTTTGATAAGGACTATGATAATGTGTTCTTCCAAAGGCATGGCGCTAATGTTTGGAAAGATAGAAGCGATTTTGGACCAAAGGTTCATGGATATTATCCTGCTTATGTTCAGGTTTATCAAAACATGAAAGTAAATGAGTTTTATCCATGGGAACTTTGTTTTGGCATTCGCAATCCGTCCACTTCAATATGGGCTAATGGTTACGGATGTTCGGAGCTTGAAGAGCTTATCAATGTTGTAACATCAATGCTTTGGAGTGACGAGTACAATAGACGTTTCTTCAGTCAGGGTTCAGCTCCAAAAGGTTTTTTTCGAGTAAAGGGAACGAACAATGAAGCAGCATTGCAACAATTTAAGCAGCAATGGCAATCAATGATTACTGGAGTTATGCAGTCTTGGAAAACTCCTGTGATTGAAGCCGATGTTGATTGGATTGACCTTCAGAAGAACAACCGAGATATGGAATACAGTTCTTGGATAGAATATCTGATAAAGATAGCTTGCGCTGTTTATTCTATTGACCCGTCAGAGATAGGTTGGGACATAAGTCGTTCTAATGGTAACGGAGGTTTGTTTGAAGGAAGCCAGGAGCAACGGCTCAAGCACTCCAAAGATAAGGGTTTATATCCTTTGTTGAAATTCTTACAGAGAAAGTTAAACAAATACATTGTTGAGCAAATCAATCCTGATTTTGAATTGGTATTCGTAGGATTGAATGGTTTGACTATCGAAGAAGAATTGAAGATGGACATTGATAAGGTCAACAGCTTTATGACTGTCAATGAGGCACGTGAGAAGTATGAAATGAAACCGTTGGAAGGCGGTGACGCTCCTAACAATTCAGCTTTCTTACAGAACAAAAATGCTCAAGCTATGGCTCAACAGCAGGCTGCTATGGGCAGTGCTCCTAATGGAGAAGAAGGAAATGCTGAAGAGCAAAATCCTTTTGACTTGTACGCTGAGGAAGTTGATGAAGAGGACACTAATAAGGGTGGACTCAGAGAAGAATTTGTAAAAGCATTTGATAACTTTCTAAAACAAGAAGAAGTATGAATTCAAAGAAAACTGACGCACCAGTAGTGCGTACTTTTAGCGAGTATTTGCCTGAGCCTTACATTGATGAGGTTTCAGATAATGTGAAATACTACGGATGGGCACCCATGGGTACTTCGGAAGATGAAGATGGGTGGAGAATTATGAGAGAAACAAAAGACGGTACGGTGACAAAACGTGAATATGCTCAAGGCACTATGGATTTTGTTTCTGCTTGGAGTAAAAGAACGTCTTATGTATATTCAAGATAATTTATGGCAACAAAGAATTTAGGACAGGTGTCGGGTGTTCATATAGGTAGCACCCCACCGTCAAATACGATATTGATTTGGTACGACAGCACACCGAGTCAGTTGAGGCATAAGGTATATGACCCAACGCTGAAACAGTGGGTTGTTCTTGACCAAAACATTATTTCTGCAATCACATATTCCGAGCTTACCAATATGGCTAAAAATTCGGGATTGTCGGTTGGAGAGTATTTCCAAATTACAGACCGTAGTAATGCCCTTGCATTAGCAATTACTTCTACGAAAGTACAGTATTGCGACGCTTTGGGTGACATTCTGATTGATGACCTTGGAACGAACATACAATATCATGTAACATCTTCCAACTTACAGATTGACGATGTTGTCGGGGTATTCGATGAAACCAACCGAAAGCTGGTATTCCAGTTCAACGAGCAAACGCCCGATTTCACCGCTGACGACTATGTTCTTGGTAAGGTTCAACGTAACAACATATGGAGCCTTGCCAAGTACAAACTTTCGTCTTTCTTGTCGAAAGTAACGGGCAATAGCATAACGTGGAACGGTGGATTTTTCTTCAGCTTTTCGGACGCTCTGAAGAATGTTCTTGATAAGGCTGGTGGGGTAGTTAGCAAAACAACTTATGATAGGGATAAGGAACAACTGACCACTTCTATCAACAACGTAGGAAAGGAAAATCAGAATATCATACAGAACGCTCATGATGAGCTGACTGAAGCTACCAAGCCTGATTCATTCTATGGCACCAAGCTACCATCTATTCCTACTAGTGGTGAAGCTACGGATATAGCAAAAGGAGATACGTTGTTGAGTATTGTATCAAAAATACAAAGATATATCAATAAGTTCAAGTATGCTACTGGTATCCGTATTTCTCAAGATTTCACTGATAGGGTGAGTCCGCAATATGTTAATAACAACGACACCGTTGATTCAGCCATAAGAAAAATTCAATATTGGTTGAAAAATATGGGTAAGGGTGGAAAGCTATCTGAAGATTGGGAGCCGAAAGACTACACCACTACTGTTGAAGATGTAGCGGCAGGAGATACGTTTGATGATGCATTTGCTAAGGCAGTTGCTAAGTTGAGTCAGATTGGAGATATTACCAACGGTAGAATTCAATCGAAAGCTACTGTTAATGGTAGCAAATATACAAGGTGTACCGATTTCAACTTGGCTAATGGTTCTTTGACATTTAATCGTGACGTTTCAGGAAGTGCTAATCAACAGACTGTTCAACTGAATAGAAGTAGTGGTTTGTATATCAACAATGCTTCAGGGAAATCAGTTAGAATTTCTGGCGAAGGAGTAAGTGTCAATGCTAACACTAATCAAGGTTTTCAATTGCCAAACTATGAAGATAGTTGGGGATTGGGAATTTATTATGGAGCTGCTGCCGCTTTGTTTACAGGCGCAGGAGCCTCACTTGGCGGTTACACTTCGGTTAAGTGTGCTGCTGGTATTTCTGCTATTTGTAGCCGTGGAACATTAGGAAGTGGCGTTGATATTTTTGATGCGTATTTCTCACGTCTTAAAGCAGGCAGTATTTCTTTTGGTAGGGCAGGCATGCAAGACTCAGATTTGTATATCACAAATGACTGTTCTTTTGTAACATGTACTAATACAGAAGATAGAAATGTATATTTGCCCACAACTCCGTTTGACGGTTTAATGGTCATCATCAATCAGGTTAATACTGCTAATGTAGCGGTTCAAGGCAATGGACATAAGATTATCGATAACGAAGATGTTGACTATATCAATATTGGAGGAGCAAGAAGAATTGCCGTATTTCTTTATCATGCTAATCTTGCTTCACCTACTGGTTCGGGAGCTTGGTTGTTTACACGTTGGTCAAGATAAAATTGTAACATATGAAAGCAAAAATAGTAAGCAAGTATTCAGTATCAGTCATTGACTACGATACGGAAGTCAATAAGATTGAGACCATCTTCAATAGCGATATTGTAAAGTATGGAGTAAATGATGACATAATCAACGCCATTCTTGCTAAGAAAGACGATGAAAGGACTATCGAAGAACTTCAGGCGATTGTAAAACGCAAGGAATTGAACGATTGGAAAGACAGTCAGCTCAAGGAGCTGGATGGATATTTGGAATTTGTTCCTTCGGAGTTCAATGGTTATTTGGGCGAATATGAAGCAGCAAAACCTTATTACGTTGAAGAGGATGAAAAGGTGGTTCAAAAATGGGAAATCGTTGAAAACGACAAAACAAAAATTTTAGCCAAAATTGACGTATTAAAAGGTGAGCTTGAACAAACGGACTATAAGGTGATAAAATGCTATGAGGCTGCTCTGTCCAGTAGTAGTGAAATGCCTTATGACGTTAATACTTTGATTTCTGAACGTCAGGCAAAACGTGATGAAATAAATAGTTTGCAAGAGTTGATAACCGAAGAAGTGGTTGAAAAAACGCTCAAAATAAATCGTTGTTATGTGTAAGATAGTTTATTTAACATCTAAGCGTTTCGATAAGCCGTCAAGCGAGTTCAAGAAAGCACTTGCCGATGAGCTACGCAAGAGAAATGTAGAAGTGGTAACAGATTATTCGTATGACTGGTTAAATCACTTCAGAAAGCATAAGACTTATGGAATTGCCATAGCTTTTGACTTTTATAGGGATGGAAAAGAAGGGTGCGGGTTGACGTTGAATAAAAACTGTTCTTACATAAGCAGAGATTTTGCTTACAATCTTTCCAATGTATATGACCTTTTGACGCCATCTATACATTGGAGAGATTTTAAGTTTGTAGATTCATACGATACAGAATGGTTTAAGTTTTTCAATAGAATAAGTGCTTCAACAAAAGCAATCTTCTATCTTTGTACTTTGAACAATCCTTCTGATTGGAATAACTATTCCATAGCAATTGAAGATATAGTAAGACATTTTGCTGATGAGATAGTACGTTGTTTACGCTCCAATTATAATGCCGATGACTACAGAAAAAGAGTAAAATTAGCAAAACTAAGGGTTAATAAAGTTAAACAATAAAGCTATGGGATGGTTTACTGATAATGCGTTTGAGATAATATCATTGTTCTTTGGGACAAGCGGTATAGGATATGCCGTTGTAACACGCATAATGAACAAGAAAAAATATCAGCAGGAATTGTTACAATCTCAAGCTGATATAGATGCTAAGGAGGATGATTTTTGGAAAAAGAGGTACGATGTTTTACAAGCTGAAGTTGATAATAAAGATAGCTGGTGGAAGGAAAGGTATGACGCTTTGTATGCCGAATATCAAAATGAACGGAAACTAAGCAATGAAATTGTCAAATCATTCCGCACAGAGTTAAATGAAATGAGAACTGACTACGAGAAGCAGCGTGAGCTTGAAAAAATGAAATATGATAAGCTCATGGAACAATATCGTAGTTTTGAAGAAGAAAGCAAGAAACGTGAAACAGAGTATAAACAACGAATTTCACAACTGGAAAAACTGGTTGAAAGTTACGAAAAAAGGTTGAACAAAGAAGATGACAACACAGAGTAAAAACATATTGAAATCCGTATTGATTTTAGCAATTTGCTTTTCGGTAGGGTTTTTTATAGGTTACTTGGTTTTTAGCAAAGATGAGCCAGCTGTCAGACGTATTGTTGAAATAAAATGGCAAAAAGGCGAAATGGTAAGAGATACGGTTGACCGTCCAGTTCCTGTTGAAACCATAATTCGTGACAGCATACCAGTTCCTATTCCTACGGATACAGCGGCATTGTTTGCCGTTTGGAAAGATTATTGCTTGGAGAGAAAATATGCTTTGAATTTTTCTAATGATAGCATAGGAACATTCCAAGTAGATGCGGTTGTGAATCAAAACAAGCTCATTTCCGCCACTTCTTTAATTCAGCCTAATATCCGTACAGTTTACGAAAAAGAAGTGATTTACAAAAAAGAAAAGTGGGTTCCATGGGCAATGATTGGCACTTCGGTAGATTTGAAAACCAATAAGGTACAATTTGGCGTAGATTTGAATCAAAAATACGTTATCGGAGTTTCAGGCATACGCATGGATAACAGATATAGATATACATTAGATTTTGGTATTAAATTCAAATAATAAACAATATGGGACAGTTAGATGATATTTTGAAACATCAAAACATGGTGTGCAATAACATCATGAAATCCTTTGGCGCAGAAACTTCGGAAGACAGTTTGGAAAAATCTTTTGAAGATGAAGTCAATCCGTTTGAAATGGAAGCATATAAATCCGAGCTAACCAAAGCAGAACTTGATGAGTTTGAAAAAGCTAAACATCAAGACGGAGATATGCACCCCCAACGGTAAATGGGTTTGGCGTCAATCCGCCAACGGAGGCAAGGGTGACTGGCGTGTAGCGAAACCAGGTGGTAGCAAAGCTACTGCTGGGAGCGCAGCTACTGCAAATAATAAAACAAACGCTATGGCTAAGACTTCACCCAGTAAACTTTCCGATAAGGAGAAATTCGCTAATATGGATATCAAAGAAGCAAAAAAGAAACTTGTTGGTAAAAATTTAACATTTAAGAACTATTGGAGTGATGGAAAGGGCGGAAGTGTAGATGCTACTGGTAAGATTACAAATGTACAGTTGTATGGAAGAAATAAACAACCTTTAGTTTCAGTAGAGTTTGAAAATGGAGATAGAGCTACAGTTTCTCTTAAACAAATTGATGAAGGTAAAGCAGTAGGATATGATTTGTCATTATCCGATAGTTCATCTGCTTCTAAACAAACTGGCGATAGCAAATCAGAAAAATCTTCATCTGACAAGAAGAAAGATGCAGAAATTCCAAATGCGGCTCAAGTAGGTATTAGCAATATTATCAAAAGGACTTTTGGTAAAAATCTGAGTTCACTTAAATTCAAGGGGAAGAAAGTAATTATACAGGTTGATGGTAAAACACATGGAAGTGGTTACAGTTCTTATGTTAAATCTTATTACAAAGATGGTAAGATGACAAGCAGAGAGCTTGAAAATTCATATGATAAATCAAGCATGGATACCGTTGAAAAGAAGTTAGGAACTTTGATTAAATATGTAAATCAAATTGAATTGATAGAGAACTATGACTAAGAAGGAACATAAGCATAGTCATTTCATTCCTTCTCCTTTTCCAACGGTTACAGAGTATGAAAATGCTTTCATAAAGTTTTGGAATAAGAATACAGCAGAGGCAGTTGCAGAAGTCTTAAAATATATGGCACGAGCAACTGCCTCTGCTATAAAAGAAAATAGGGAGGAAAAGAAATGATATTTACAGCATCACAAATAAGCGATATGCTGTCAATTCTCAAAAAGTATGAATTGATATTTATTGCTAATCAACTTGGTACTGATTTTCTAACAGCTGCTGATAAAGCTATTCTATTAGCTGCTGGCATAGACGTTGACCAGTTTAAGAACGCTCAAGGCATTATAGAGCATGCTTTTCTTTTCGGTATATTAGCGGAAGCCATAGGGGATGCGAGGGCAAAGAAAATGAATTACAAGCAATTTCAGAAGTTCCTGAAGAGCAAGAATTTCATACCGCTAACAGAAGAGGAAGAACTGGCATTGCAGAATGTTAAGCAAAGAGCGTACACCGATATAACAAATTTGAGCAACCGTATGGCTGGAGCTTTCCGAAACGTAGTATTAAAAAACAATCAAGAGCAACTTCTACTGGCTCAAAAGATAGTACGTGATAAAGCTGTAACGGCAATTGAGCTGCGTCAAGGAGCTACGAAGTTAGCACAAGAACTTGCTGACGCTGCTCAGAGTTGGGACACAGATTGGTTGCGTGTTGCTTATTACATATTACATGAAGCATACAACACAGGTCGTTCTCAGAGTATTTTGAAGAATAATGGAGCGGATGCCGAAGTATATTTTGATGTATTTCCAAAGGCGTGTCATAAGTGTAAGGAATTGTATCTTGAAGACCCAGATGATGAAAATAGCACACCAAAGATTTTCAAGCTCAAAGACCTTATAGCAAATGGTAATAATATCGGACGTAAACAAGCTGATTGGAAAGCTACGATTGGACCAATACATCCATATTGTTTCAATAGTCCTTCAGTTAAGATTTATACATCAAAGGGAGTTAAGAATATTTCTGATATTAAAGTAGGGGATTTGGTATTGACTCATAGGGGGAGATATAGAAAGGTAACTAATATAATGGTTAGAGGATATGATTGTGAAATAGAAAATATATATGACCTTTTCTACAGTTTTCCAGGTATTGGATATGTCAAAGCAAAAAAGTGTAGAAAGGTAAGGGCAATAACTGGAAACCATCCTGTGCTAACTAAAAGAGGTTGGGTAACGGTTGAAAATTTAACCATTGGAGATAAAATATATATACCAGCATTAGTTTGTTCTAAATGCGGTAAAGTTTATCCTATAAATGCTTATTATGATGATAAATATAGCCGTAAATATGATAATGATTTATGTTATGATTGTTTAAGAACAAAAATAGCAGAAGAACAGTGGAAGGATGAAAATTTTCATAAGTATATGAGTATCAAAATTACTGAACAGATGAAAAAAAGATATGAAAACATGTCTTATGAAGATAGATTGAGAATTAGTAGCAAAGCAAGAAAGGCTATTGCGAAAAAATATCCCAATGGACATCCATGGATGAAGGAAGCTATAATAAAAGCAAACAAAACTAATGGTAAGAAAAAAACTTTCATAGAAAGGAAACTATTGTATTTATGTGAAAAATTAGGAGTGGAAACTGTAACTGGTATGTGTTTGAGGAATAAAGATGGCAAGTTCAGGAATAACGTCACTTGTTATTTTCCTGATATATTTATTCCAAAATTAGGAATTGTTCTTGAAGCCGATGGAATTCAATGGCATAAGGACAAGGAATATGACTCAAACAGAGATAAAGACATTAAACAATTTTTCGGATATGATACATTTAGATTTTCAGAAGAAGATATTGTAAATAATGGCGATAAGGTATTTGATGAATTAAATAGAATTTTTAATAATCATGAAGGTAATTATAGAATGATTGAAGTTACTCTTCATGCTATAAGGCGTAGAATGAGAAGTTCAAGACATTGCAATTTGTTATATAATTTTTCTGTTGAAGAAGATGAAAGTTATATAGCAGATGGCGTTGTTGTGCATAATTGCCGTTGTATATTGAATCATAAGCCAGAAGGATTTGCTTGGGATGAAAATCTAAGAGCGTTCACCAAGCCTATTAAGAAGGTTTCAAATCACCCGAAATTAAAGAACGTGAAGCTGAACATCAAAGTTACTAAGTAAAAAGAATTGTAATGAAAACTGAAAAATGTTTAATTGTACAGCCTCATTCCGATGACGCCTTGTTTTGTTGTTCTCATATACTATTTCAGCCTCAATACGAAGTTCAAGTGCTGACCGTAGAGAATGACCCAAAGCGTATTGCGGAAGATGAGAAATTGTATGATTTCCTCAATATTCCTTTCTTTCACCTTACAGCCGATTTTCACGATGAGAGCTATTATGGTTTCAATAAGGAATACAAAGAAGTAACTGTGGAAGCAACGTATAAATATCTACGTGGGTACTTCGGTAGCGATACGATGAATGAAATTGAGGAAATGATTGTAAGTTGGTTAAGGAAGTTTTTGAAAAATAATAAGGGGTACAAAGTGATTGCTCCTTGGGGTGTAGGACATCCATTCCATTTGTTTGTTCGTGAAACTATTCAGAGCGCAATAAGCTATATGGAGTATTATCGTGAATTTCCGCATTCGTATAAAAGACGTTCTCAAACGCAAGTTAATAAACAATTGGAAGAATATACGTTGAAACGGTCAGTACCAGTTGATGAGTTTCACGAAGTGAAGTGGAAACTTGCTTCAAAGTTTTACAGGTCGCAGTCGGGATTGCAGTTTTACGAGCAAAACTATATAAAGAAAATGTTGCCCGAAGAAATTTATATAAGAAACCAAGATGAATTGCCGTTTTGATTTATGAAGATATTCATTGCAGATTTTCAGATAGCAAAATATGGTGGCATTGTCGAGTACGTTGCCAGCATGCTTAAAGCATTCCGAGATTTAGGACATGAAGTGGATGTAGCTCAAATGACACCTGCATCTACTACTCAGAGTGCTTATAACAAGAAAGTAAAAGAGTTTGAGAGCGGAGAACATCAACAAAAGATAAAGTTCCATTCTCAGGCTGGAGGTTATGAGAAAGATGAGGTAACAGGTTATTGGCGCAATAACTATTATGGCTATTTCTTGCCTCCAAGTAACCGTATCGGAGTATATGAAAAGAACGCTGTGGAGAGGTGGAAAGAATTGGTAAGGGATGCTGATATCATTCTTTGGAATTTCATGCCAACTAAAAGTTCCGCTTGGAATAAGAAAGGCGTTGAATTTGACTTTTGGTGGAAGTTCTTTGATTTACCTTCTTCTATTAAGCAAGTATTTTTATGCCATGATGCTTATTTCAACGTCAGAGCAAGTAATATATCTGCTCTGAAAGATAAGATATTGTTTATAGCTTGCGCTCACCTTGCAGCGTATCAGTGTTGTTCCGAAATAGGGATACCAAGAACGTTGTTATTGAATCCACGTTATTTGCCCGATGGGGCACGTATGCCAATAAGACCCATGCAAAAGAGAACGGATGACTTTTTTGCTGCACATATGTTTAAGTCTATGAAACATATGGAAGAGTTGATTGCCGCTGTTCCGTATATTCAAAAGGGGAGTGAAGAAAGATATTCGGTTAAGATTGCTGGAACTGGCATCGAATATAATTACATGACCAGTGAGACAAAGACAAAGAGTAATTACATGTGCACTCTGAAGCGTGACCCTAACTTGCCTAAGAAGATGGATGGCAAAATTTCTCTTTGGGATAGAGCCGTTAAGTTTGGTATGGAGTATATGGGTCAGATGTCGGGCGGTGATGTCATTAAGACTTTGAAAAATACTAAGTTTGCTATTGACCCATCTTGGGCTGAACATTATGCCAATTATTGTCGCACTCACATAAACGGTTTTATTATCGAAGCTATGCTGAGCGGTGCTTATCCAGTTTTGCGTGATTATAGGGGATTGGTTAAGAACGGAGATAAGGAAATATATGACCCATTGTTTGAAAACGTCAGAGCAATCATTATTCCATGGAATGCTACTCCGAAAGAATTTGCTGAATCATTGAAGAAAGCTATGCAGATGTCACCTGCTAAATTTCTCCGAGATACAAAGGCTAATTTTGAGCTTGTTTATGAATTATTCAACGCTAAGAAGAATGCTGAAGAAATAGTAAGACTTTGCCGTGGTGGTAAAAAGTTAATCAAAAAAGAGCTTGAAAAAGGCAAAGATTCAGAAAATGTTAAGAAAATAACAAAAGACATTATGGAGGACTTCTATCATATAGAGCTTCCAATTGAGTGGGAAACAGAATAAAGCAGTTATTATCCTACCATAATATGATTGTGAATAAATTAAACATAACGTGTTATGGTAAAAAATAACGATGTAATTGAAAAGGCGGTGCAGCGTAAAGTAGGCGATATGCACCCCAACGGCAAGTGGGTATGGACAGAATACAAGCCAGGAAAATTCGACTGGCGTCCACCTAAGAAAAACGCTGCTGGCGCAGCAGGCGGTAGTTCTTCGGGGAGTTCTGATACTGGTAAAAAGACAACCGCTACAACGTCAAAGACGACATCTGCTAAAAGCGGTGCGAAGCCTATGGACTCACAGAAGTTGGTTCAATGGGCTGCTACTACTTCGGATGACAATCTGTTAAAAGTTGCTAATAGCAAGAATGGTAATGCGCAGATGCGTATGATTGCTTACAAACAACTTGAAAGCAGAGGGTTTGATATGTCAAAGGTTGATACTTCGGGAACGCTGGGTCAGCTTATGAAGATGACTAAGCAAGGAAGTTCAAAGCAAACATCCACTTCTTCAGGTGATGACGATACGGTAAGCGGAGCAGCCGCAGGAGCATCTGTCGATATAGACGATGATTCAGATGAAGGTGGAGTTGATGGCAGTCAAATCACTGAGAAGTGGTATCTCAACAAGAACGATGACCGTGTTAAGAAACGCTTCAATCTCAAAACCAAGGAAGGTCGTATCAAGTATGACCAATTTGTTTACAAGGAGAAAAAGAAAGAGCCTGATTACAAAGACCCAGTTGAAGTCATTCAGGACTTGAATGAACAATACTTGGAGTTTTTGGACAATCCTGAACAGCGTTTCATGATTTCCGCAGGTGGAGCTGGTATCGGTAAGTCATATGGCTTTAACAAGATTGCCGAGCTTTTGAACATGAAACCTTTTGAAGAGGGTGACCAGCCAGGTGATGATGACTACGATATTTTTGAAGCTCCTGACGTAAATTCAGGCAAGCAATTACTTGGTATTCTCAAGGCTCACAACGGTAAGATTATCGTGTTCGATGACAACGACAAGGTATTGCGTAGAGCGGATTGCGCATCAGTAATGAAGAAAGCAACTGCTACTACTGGTAAGCGTATTGTTGGTGACCCTGATGACATTAAGAGCAACTTTGAGTTTACAGGTCGTATTATGATTATGACCAATAAGGATTTGAACTCACTTGCCGAGAATGAAGATACCAAAGCAATCATTAGCCGTGCTATGATGGTATCGGAGATTTACCTCACCGTGCCTGAGCAGATAGAGGTTATGAAGAGCCGTTATCAGGACTATGAATTCAAACAAGCTCCGAGATTGGACGATGAAGCAGCCGATAAGAAAGAGCGTGATGAAATCATGTCTTTGATTGAGAAAAATCAAAAGAACATTGACCCTGCTCAGTTCACTACACGTACTTTCCAAGAAATTCTTATCAATAAACGTAAGGTTGACAACGCCAACGAAAAGCGTAACAATCCTGCTTTTGCTGCCATGATTGGTTCTAAGCAGAAAGACTGGAAGAAGGTCGCTTTGGACGTTCTGACCAAAGCTGCTATGAATGACTTTGAAGGTGACGCTGTTTCGGATGAACTTGTCAAAGCAGAAGATTTGCTTCTCAATAAAGCGTATGCTCATGATGCGGACGATGGCGTGAACTATCACGTTGATGACCCAGAGGATATGAACGTTGAGAAAGCGGAAAATCTTTTGTTGAATGATGAGGAAGAGGATATGGCGAAAGCCAATAGCAACGAAATGAGTATATCAGAAGCCGAAGAAATATTGCTGGGGTTATGAACGAGTTAAGAAAAGCATTGGATACCTTTGCCCTCCAAAACGCTGAGGGAAAGGTATCTGATGACCTTTTGGTAAAGGCTTGCGATGCTTACAAGATAAAGTCTGATACATTTCTTGAGGACTATGATTATCACGTTTGCGTCGCAAAGTCTTTATATGACCATCTTAATGGGATAGAGCCTGATGAAGAAATTTGTAAGTCGGTAGTCCCAGGTCAGACAAAGGTTGTCGATGGAGTTATGTACATATACACCGCCACTCCAAATGCTAAGACAAAATACGATTGGCGTGTATTTAAGGGAAAGAAGAAGATTGGGCGACAAGTTTCAGACCAAAAAGCGGTTGACGCTAAGCAAAAGTATGTAAATGAGTTGTTTCCTCAAGACCTAAGCGGATTGAAAGTTATTAAACAGCTTGGAGGAAGTACTGGTGCTAAATTGGTTGAGGATAGTCGTGGTAATCAGTACGTGATGAAGAGAGGTAGCAATACCAGCAATGACCACGTTAAAGCAGAATATCTTACCAATCAATTATATGACATCCTTGGTCAGAGAGTTCCTGATTATGAACTTTATGACGACAATGGAGAGGCAGTGTTGTTGTCAAAATACATTCCTTTGACACGCACTCCTTCTTCTAAGGATTATGATGAGATGGCTAAGGGGTTTGTCGCTGACGCTTTATTGGCCAATTGGGACGTTTATCAAAACGACAACTGTCTCATTGATTCAGCTGGTAGAGTTATCCGAGTAGATAATGGCGGAGCGTTGCACTATCGTGCTCAAGGAAGTACCAAAACATTTGGCGTTAAGGTTACTGACTTTGACAGTATGCAAAAGTACAATCCGTCAGTAGTGGCAAACTTAACAACGCAAGACTACATAAACCAAATAGATGAAGTCTTGTCGAAGAAAGATGACGTTTTGAATTATTTGGAACAGAATGAAAGCGACACCCTACATGCTATGGTGTTAAAAGCAATGGAAGGTCGTTTCAAAGATTTAGAGCGCATCAAGAACGATTTGAATGCAAAATTAAACAGGAAAAATCGTAAGATTGTACCGAGAAAACTGAAGAGCGATGCTGACATGTATCGTGACTTTTCCGATGAGGAATTGGACGCACTTTGGAATTCAGTAAGCGGAAGTTATCATAACAAGTTATTCGATTATGATTATCAAGTAGGATGGTCAATGTTGAGTAACATATGTAAGGAAAGAGGGTTTGATGCACGTCCAGAAGTTGTTGATGAAGCAACGTATTGGAATATGGCTAAACAATCCAAGTATCAAATGTTCCGTGGACTTTCTTCGGGTGGCGGTCACGATGCAGAGTATTATGCTGATGACTTCAGATACAATGACAACTGTTTCTACGGAACTGTTGGTATTCATGGTTCGGGAATTTATGCTCATGTGAATGACGGTACTCATAACAAGGACAATACCCAAACTACCTACAAAAATTCAGACGCTTATAGAGCTGCTTTGGGTTATGCGGGAAGAAGCGGTGAAATTCTTGATATGTGTCTTGACCCAAAAGCAAAGGTTGCTATGGTGCCTGATTTAAGAAAGGAAATACTTTCTTTGGTCACTTACGACAAAGCAGCCTATGATGCTAAACAAGCCGAAATTGACCAACTGAATGCAGACCTTACTAAAACTCAGGATGACCTGAACAATATTACAGAAAATACCGAGAAGCAAATCAAGAAAGATATGCACTGGGATAACGATGTCTTGGTTATGTCTCAACTTGATATTGATAATACCGATTGGGGAGCTGTAACGAGTACTGGTGAGCCTGATTATCCAGGATGGGATGCTTTCGTGGTAGGCAAGATGTTTGACTGGATTAAGAAGAACGGTGGTACTGTAACAGAGAAAGGCAAGGGCACAGACGTATATGTGTTCAAATTGCCTAATAGTAAGGAGAGTTTCATGCTGAGTCGTTTTCAATGGGAAAATAATGCCATAAAGCGCAAAAACGCTTTTGCTAAAGCATACAATTATCCTTTAAGAAGGTTCCAAGATTGGATGATGAAAAATCATTATCAAGTCATTCAAAAGGTTATCGACAGAGAAACTTCTGATTTGGGCGACAAGGTTAATAAAATGAATAAGGAGATAAGCCGTATTAAATCGGATTTGAACACTAAGACAAATGAGCTTAATGCTATAAAGAATGCGAAAGACCCAAACAAAGACATAATTACTGGTATCTATCAATCCGTTTCAGAAGGAAGCAAAGAAGCTATCGGAACATATGCCGCATTGAAGGGTTATGATGCTATCATTGAGCCTCATGGTAATGGTGGACCAAATTCATTTATGATTATTCTCAATCGTAGTAAGGTAATTGTAAAACGATGAAGTTATGAACAGAGAAAGAAAACTATCTGTTATGGCGGGCAGAGCATCTAAGGTAGTTGCTTTGAAAAAACCGTCCAACTTGATTCCATTCAGGGGCAAATTTCCTTTGTTGGAAGCATATCAGGTGAAGCCGTATCTTGAAGCTGTACAATCAACTGATAATTTGGAAGATTTATCTGAAGAGTTTCAGAAGATAACTGAAAAGGGCAACCGCATAGTTGTTCTTGAAGATGGCTTCAAACAATATCTATCGGGATTTGGTATAAGTCCGAGCGATTTTGACAATTTAAGCAACAGCGAGAAGTCCGATAAGTTGATAAATTGGATGGCTCATGATTGTATTGATTTTTCTCAACTAACAATTAAGTGATATGGCAGATTTTTTAACAGCTTTCAATCGTACTGAAAAGAACGAAGGAAAGGATATTTGGACAAATGTAGATGGAGATAGTGGCGGTGAAACTTGGAGCGGCATAAGCCGTAAAGCCAATCCATCTTGGAGCGGTTGGAAAATTCTTGACCAAATTAAGAATAAGAAAAACGGTCAAAAAATTTCTACGCCAGAGCTTGAAGAGCGTAAACAGTCGTTGTATCGTACTAATTATTGGAATCCAATTTGGGGTGATGAAATCAAAAATCAAAAGGTTGCTAATGATTTGTATGATACAGGAGTAAATTGCGGAGTATCAATGTCAATCAAGCTGTCAGAAAGGCAGTTCAAAATGAAAGAAACGGGTAGAATGTCCGATGAATTATTGAGCAAATTAAATAGTGTCGTATGATAGGCATAATCTATAAATTCACTATCCTTGCCCGATATAGAATGGACGGCCATAAACCGTTCTACGTTGGTCAACATTGGACAAATGACATTGAACGCTTTCTAAGAGTCAATTGCGGTAATTATTATGGAAGTGGTTCAATTTGGAATGATTTTATAGATAAGATGAAAAAGGATTATCCGAAGAATTGGAGAAAACTTTTGAAGAGAGAAATTTTGTTTTATTCAGATAAGATAAGCCCTGATGCTTTGAATAAACTTGAGGCTTATTATATTAAGCGTGAGAAGTCTCATTACTCTTATAAGTTAGGTGGAACTAATGTCCTTTGGGAAGCATCTACTGAGAATAGTCCTATGCTTAACAGAAAACATAAAGAAACATCTAAGATTAAGATGAGAAATGCTAAAATAGGAAAGTCATTATCTGAAGTTCATAAACAAAATATATCAAAATCTATAAACTACTTTTGGAATCATATTTCAGATGAAGAGAGAAAGATTTTGGTATCAAAACTCACTAATAAGCCAAATGCTATGAAAGGCACTAAATACATAACTAATGGTTTGATTGAATGTAGAATTAAAGCAAATGATGATATTCCTGTAGGTTGGAAGTTAGGCAGAAAACCTAAAAGTGAAGAAACGTGCAGAAGAATAAGTGAATCTCAAATTAAAAGATGGAGAAGAATAAAAGAATGTGTATGAAAAAGTTATTCTTATGCTTGCTAACAGTCTTAATGGTTAGCTGTGGTACGAGAGTTCAGAACGATGAACCAAGAGTTCCTACGATGCCTGATACTGTTTACGTTGAGGTGCCCAATCTTAATGAAGAACGTATTAAGGAGCTTGAAGCAGATGTTGAGTATTGGAAAGCCGTAGCGGATAGTGTAAACACAACCATTCCGTATGATGACTATATGAATGCTCGCAGAATGGAAAAAGTAAAGTATTACATTTCTATTTGCGAGAAAAATTCAAATAACAAAAAATTTTTCTACGGATGGATAAAAAGAACTATGTCTGAAAATTAGCAATTTTATTGTTGACAGTTATAAAGAGGTCAAGAGTAACAAAAACTTTTGACCTTTTATTTTTGAAAAGATATGTCAAAGAATTTAGAAGATAATTTCAAATTTTGGTGTCCTATCGAAAAGGCTCAAGAAACCATTGACCCTACGACTGGAGAACAAGTGATGCGTTTAGGCGGCATTGCTTCCACTTCAGATGAAGATGCTGATGGAGAATTTCTTGACCCCAAGGGATTTGATATCAAGCCGTTAATGGAAAGCGGTATGGTCAATTGGCATCATCAAGCCAAAGGACAACCTGCCACTATTATTGGAGAGCCTACAAAAGCAGAGATACGCCCAGAGGGTTTATACATTGAAACAGATTTGTATCCGAGTTCTAAAATAGCTTGCGATGTTTGGGAGCTTGCTAATACTCTTGAGAAAGACTCAAAGACAAGGCGGTTGGGGTATTCTATTGAAGGAAAAGTTGTCAAGAGAAAATCTAACAACAAAAATTCTCCTGACTACAAAAAGATTGTAAAGGCTATTATCACTGGAGTAGCTATTACTCATCAGCCGAAAAATCCCAAGACATTCGCTAATATCATTAAGGGTGAGATTGACGATGATGAGGAAGAAGTAGATATGTTTGACGGCAATGGCGATTCAAATAATCTAATGAAAAAACTCAATGAAAAAGAAAAGAGTTTGGACACCGAAAGCGGAAAGCCTTTGAAAAAAGAGTCATTGAATAAAAAGCTCAAAAATCAAACTTTTGGAAAATCAGAGGTAGTTGAGCGACTTTTCAAAGACATTCCAGGTATTAGTATTGAAAAAGCAGAAAAGATTTATTCACTTATATCAAAAATTTCCAATATGAAAGGTAAAATTTCAGTCACAGAAGAGGATATTCAGAAGGCTTATGAAGCCCTTGGGCTTGAGTTAGAGCCTACTGAAGATGTCCAAAAGGGTGGTGACGGATGCACCAACGGAGGCAAGGAGCAAACTCTGAATAAGGCGAAAGCTAAGAAAGCAGAAGATGCTGATGACTCTGAAGAGCAAGAAGAAACTACCGAAGAAAATGAGGAAGATGATGACGATGCTCAAAAGGGATGCGGTGGCAAGATGAAGAAAGGCGGTGATGGCGGCAATCGTTTTGACCGTATTGAAAAAGCCATGGCAACTTCTCATCAGGTTACTTCCAAGTACATTAAGGCTTTGGGCGTCATGATTAAAGACGCAAGTCAGAAATTGGAGAAAGCTGCAGAGCGTGAAATGGAGTTGCTTGACCTTGTAAAAGCTCAGGAAGACACCATTTCAGCTTTGACCGAAAAGATTGAGCAGTTTGGTTCTGAGGTTCCTGCTCCGAAGTCACTCAGTGCTGCACGTCCAGTTGAACGTCAGTTTGCTAAGGGTAATGAAGAAGATGATTTGAACAAAGGCGGTGAAGGTCGCAAGTCAAATCAGGTATCTATGAGCCGACAGCCGAGATTGGTTGCAGAAATTCTTGACCAAGCTACGTTTGCTAAGGGATATGACGCTGAGTTCAGCAAGGCTTGTACTACCTTTGAAGCAAGCAAAACTTTGCCGGCAAGTATTATTGCCCGTGTAAAGAATGAGTGTGGATACGAAATTGTTAAATAACGCTTAAAACGAGAATAAGATGAACGAAAGATTGACAATCAACTTGGCTGATTATGGCTTTGCCTCTCAGCAAGATGGTTTCCGCGCTGGAATGGAAAGTTCTGAAACCGTTGACCAGCTTAACAAAGCGTTGGCTGCGGAACAGATTACTGGCCGTGAAACCACAGACCTGACTACTGCGTCGGGTGCTCCGTTGAAAGTTGAGTCTTTGGAGAAAACTCTGAAGCACCTTACTTTCCGTGAGCAAGACATTCGGTTGTGGAAGGATATTCCGAAGAAACCTGCCTACAACACCGTTGAAGAGTACAACCAGCAAGTAAGCTACGGTGCACACCGTGGAGGTTGGAATAGAGAAGGTGAGCTGCCTGAAGAGGAAGACAGCGTATTTGTACGCAGGGCTCAGTTGGTGAAATACCTTGGTGTAACCAAGAGTGTAACTCACCAGATGACCCTTGTAAATACGATGATTGGTTCTGTGATGGAGCGCACTATCAAGGACGGTACGTTGTGGATTTTGCGTGCTCTGAACGAAGGCTTGTACTTCGGTGATGAGAAGATTGTTCCTGAACAGTTCAACGGTTTCATTGCTCAGCAGAAGGGTTCTGACTCTTGGGCATCTTACGCTGAATATATGGACAGTGAGCATGTTATTGATTTGCGTGGCTCTGCTTTGACTGAGGACGCTATCGAAACTGCTGCAAACACTATCGTAGAAAACTACGGTTTAGGTACTCAGATTTATGGACCACCCGCAGTTCTTTCCAACTTTGTTAAGAACTTCTATGGCAATAAGTTCGTTGTGCCCAATACTCCGAGCTTGTCTGACGGTATTATGGGTCAGCGTGTTCAGGCATTTGACTCTCAGTTCGGTCGTATCGGTTTGAATCACGATGTGTTCTTCAAGAAGCTGCCGTCAAAGACTGCATCTTCAGCTGCCACTTCTCAAAAAGCTCCGACAAAACCGACTTGGGACGGTTCAACGCCTGCTACGGTTCAATCTACTATTGCTGGAAGCAAGTGGGGTAGCACGGATGCTGGTAACGTGTACTACGCTGTAACGGCAATCAACCGTTTCGGTGAGTCTGATTTGGCTGTTTACGATACTGCCGTAGCTGCAACTGCTGGTTCTGCCATTGACCTCAAGTTCGCTGATGGAGGCGGTGTTAACAAAGCAACAGCCTATCGCATTTACCGTACTAAGGTTGGTGGAACTGCAGCTGGCCCATTCTATCCGTTGTTTGAGGTATCGGTTGATGACCTGACCCGTGGTTATGACGGTGGTTCTCCTGGAATTATCCGTGATATGAATCGGTACTTGCCCGATACTGACCAGAGCATTCTGTTCCAGTTCGACAACGAAGTTATTGAGTTCTCTCAGTTGGCTCCGTTGATGAAGATGGATTTGGCTGTTCTTTCTCCTGCTTTCCGTTTCATGATTTTGCTGTACGGTACTCCGTTCTTGTATGCGCCGAAGAAGATGGTACGCTTCATCAATATCGGAAAGACAATTCAGTAAACAAGGTCAGAATAAATAGTAACAATCGAAGAAGGGGTGGGGCTGTTCTGCCCTGCCCTTTTTTCTTAAAAATCGTTCAAAAAGATGAAAATTAAAGCGAAAAACAGTAAGATTGCTTCCATGAAGCTTTGCGTGCCCGTAGATGGCGTTATTAGCATTGACCATAACGGAGTAGCGGACGTATCACCTAAGTGTGCAGCGTTGCTTGTAAAAGGCACTAATGACTGGGAATATCTGAAGAAGTCTGCCGCTAAAACTGAAGAGGAAGAAAAGACTTCAACGGATGAAGTTGAAGAGCCTGAAGCTGAGGAAGAGGAAACCGAAGAAGATGGAAAGTCTGACCGTGAAAGGTTTGAAGCCTATCTTGACGGATTGACCGTTGCTCAGATGAAGGACTATGCTAAGGAAGGCAATTTGCCTGCTGAAGAATATGACAAACTTTCTTCTAAGAAGCTGATGAAAGCATATCTTCTGAAGAAGTATGACGAAACGGCTGAAGAGGAAGATTAACAACAGTAACATTGTTTTGATATGCCAAGTTTAAGACTGAAAATAAAATACAACAAGAATATGGGGATGATTATGTCTCCAACCGAGTTGTTAGAGAATTACATGTTTGGTATTCCTATGTGTTCAAATGACGGTAGGAAAATGTCCATGTCATCCATTTCTCAGCACATTCTGTCAGCTCAATCTTTGATAGAAAATCTTTTCAGTATTAAGCTAACAAAACAAGTCATAGAGGAAAACCGAGATTACATCAGGCAGGAATTTATGTCTTGGGGGTATATCAAAACAATGTATCCTATTGCCTATATAGACAATTTGGAGGGATGGATAAACGATGTTTGTCAATTGACTTATCCCAGAGAATGGTTGTCTATTAAGAAAATTGAGTCAGTAGCAATATATCGAAATATATATCTTATTCCAAATACTGGTAGTAAGGAAGGTGCTCACATGACAAACAATTCTTTGATTTACAACGGTATTTCACCGCATCTTGGATGGTTCGGTCAGGCTTATATTCCAAACTACTGGCGCACAAGATATATCACTGGTTGGGATAAGATACCTGCTGATTTGTTTGATTTTACTGCTAAGTTGGCTGCACTTAATGTCCTTGCTGTTATAGGTGATGTTTTGTATGGAATTGGTTTGACATCTATAAGCATAACGCTTGACGGAGTGAGCCAAAATACTCCATTGACCCGTAGTGCTCAAGGAGGATTGTTTGCAGGTCGTATAAAGACTTACATTGACCAAATGAATCAAGTCTTGCCTATATTGAAATCTAAGTATCGTGGCATACCGTTTGAAGTTTTGTAAGCATGGAAAGTAACAATAAAAACCGAAAGAGCATCATTACCGATAAACCAATTGCCTATCAAACACCTGCTGCTCCGATTGACCCAAGAGTAGGATGGATGGTGGATGATTTTGAAAGGCTCATTCAATCGCAAGGGTACGATGCTTACATAGATAGAGCGATGAGATGCCCTTGCGTAGATAAGGCAACTGGCCAGGCACTTTCCACTTGTAAAAATTGTTTGGGACGTGGCTGGTTTTTTGTTGATAGAACTGAAACACGTATCATTGCTCAACATATGGATAGCAAGAAACGCTATCTTGATTGGGGTGAGGTTAATCGTGGTACGGCTTCAATTACCACTAAGGGCATTGATAAGGTTGGGTTCATGGACAGAATTATCTTGTTACAATTACAAGAATTTTATTCGGAGATTTTAAGACCTGAATTGTATGAAGGTGAACTTTTAGCCTATCCAGTGTATGAGCCTTTGGAAATAAGCAATATGTTTTTGTTCCTTGGTGATTACACTAAGTTGGAGCCTATTCCGAGCGAAATGTATGTTGTGGATAAAAACAAGATAGTATTTGACCAAAGTCTTTTGAGTATTTTGCCAGTAGAGGATGTTAATCAGAAAACTCCTAATATGAGCGTTTCTGTAAGATATTCTCACTATCCTGTTTATCACGTCATAGACGTCAACCGAGAGCTGATGAAAGTTCGGGAAAGTAAGTTATGTTCTTTCGATGATTCAGAGCTCAGGCAAATGCCTATAAATGTGTTAGCAAGAAAAGCTCACTACATATTCGATGCTCAGAAATTCGGAGAAGAAAGTTTTGAAAATACCGTAATGCCTGAATAATATGCCTCAGCCAATAACAATAGACCTAAGCGGACTTCAATCTCAATTCGGTTTGTCAAACCAAGAGATTGATATGCTTACAGAAACTTGCGTAAATGCAGTTACTGCGGTAGTATATGCTAATTGGCAGGCACTTGCTAAGCAAAGGTTGAATTCAACTGTACCTGAATACCTGCAAAATATCATTAAGGTTGATAAAGGTAGATTTGCTAAGCAAATAGTGTTGACTGGTATCTTGCCTAATATGATTGAGCAAGGTGCCTCAGCTTTCGACATGAAAGAAGGCTTTAAGAAGTCAAGCAAGGTACGGTACACTATCCCAGTTTACAACGCAAAAGGCAAACAAGTTCGTAAGGGTGGAGATTGGTATTTGACCATTCCGTTTAGACATGGAACGCCTGGCATTGTAGGGCAAGCAGGTTTTGCTAACGAAATGCCTCAAGAGATATATGATATCATGAGGAAACGTCAATCGGGCAGACCGCTAACTGCTCAGGAAATTCCTTCGCCATACGATGTTCCAAGGTCAAGAGCTGCTATTGAAGAAACTCCTAACAATCCGAGATATGATGAGTATGTTCACAAAAGTTCTATATATGAAGGCTTGACGAAGATAACTGGTCAATATGGAAAGACTACTCAAAATATGTATTATGCGTTTAGACGTGCGGGAGCTAACTCAGACCCATTGAGTTGGATACACCGTGGAATTAAGGCTTACCAGTTAGCTGATGAAGCGGTTAATATGACTGACGTTGAAACTATTGTAGAAAATGAAGTAACAACTTATTTAGAAGGTGTATTATGAGTGGAATACTTTTACCCGAAATTGTAATTTACAATACTTTGCAGAGTATCGTAAAATTGTTGCGTGACGATTTGAAAGAACACGCAGGTGATGACAAGGAAACTATTTTGTACAAGATATTGGGAGTTGATGAAGAGGGGAAACCTATCAAAATGAATTTGTACAATTATTTTGTACAAGCTAAGAAAATGATATTGACGCCCAAAAATCTTTCCGTAAACTTCGGATATAATCAAGAGGTTGCTAAGATTATTTCAATGCACATTCTCTTACCTGCCGAACAGGGTGAATCAACCATAGGTGAGGATGAGGGATATATGAGCGAGAATATCTTGGACGAAGAAGGTAACAAAATAGGAGAACAACAATGTTTTACTCAGATTTATGATTGTACGTATCAAATCATGATTACAAGCAATAATTCTTCTGAAGTAAACGTAGTGTATAATATACTGAAAAGCATGCTTCTGATGCTTGTACCGCATTTGGAGTTGATGGGTATTCACATTCCTAAATTATCGGGGAACGATATAGTAATGCAAGATGACCTTGCTCCAGTGCCATTATTCCATAAGGTCATAAATCTTTCTTTCAAGTACGAACATACAGTTCCACAACTTGTAAAAAATGAAGTTGCAAAGAAGTTTTATTTTTGTATGAGAGCAATTGATTACAATGACAGCACAATTCAGTAGCAAGTATAATTAAGAAGATTTCAAATATATTTTAACAAATAAAGTAGATAATATGGCAACAGTAGTCAATTTTCACGGAAAGAACTACATTGAACCAGGTTCATATGCTGCTACAGTTTACAATCCTACTTCGGTAGTCAACGTTGCTGAATTTGGCAACGTCATGATTATTGATACTGGATTGTCTATGAACGGCTCATATGAATTTGCTGGCGGTTCGGGTGTTCATGGCGAGCTTGCTCAAGGGCTGAAATCAGTTTATGAGTTTGAGAACTATGAAGACTTTCTGTCATTCATGGGCGGTGGTTTTGTTGGCGATTTAGCCGAGAAAATTTTTACTCCGCTTACAGGTTCGGCTGGTGCTCCTAAACTGTATTATGCACGAGCAGCGACAACAAAGTGTGCAACTCTTACTCTTACTATTTCAAGCGGTAATACTTTGATATTGAAATGTAAGAATGAAGGTATTGCCGGCAATGGAGTTAAGGTAGGAGAAGTTTTGAAAGTAGGTTATGGAGCACAGATTGTAGCAGGAGATACTGCCGATACATTCAAACTCCAAGTTTATCGTGGCTCATATATGGGTACTGATGATGCAGGTGAATCATATGGAGCTTACTCTTTGGATGATGCTCAGCCAAACCTTATTGCCGAGTCAGATGATTTTACAACTCTTCAAGAGCTTTATGATTGGGCGTCATCTAACCGATACATGCTTGCTAACTTTGTTGTAAGTATGGAGGGTAGCGGAGAAACCGAGCTTGTTGCTGTCGAAATGGCATTAGCAACTGGAGGTACAACTCAGTATTTGAGCGGTACGGAGTATGACGACATCTTGGAAGCTATTGATGAGCTTGATGTTACTTTCTTCTTGTGCACTAACTTGAACGCCGCCAGCGGTAGGGGTGTTGATGCAGCAACAAACGGTAAACTATTTACATTCTTGAAACAGGATGCTAAGTTCACCGAGTTTATGGTTGTTCCAGGTGGTCAGGATGATACCGATTTACTTGGTGAAGCAAACAGTTCTCAGGCAATTGCTAAGTATTTCAACAGTGGTCAGGTAGTAGTCGTTCACGGTTCACCTATCGTTGACCGCAAGGACGGTAATGGTACGAAACAGTTGCCCACGATTTACCTTGCCGCTGATATTATAGGATTAAATGCTGGTATGGCGGCTCAAACTCCTTTGACGTTCAAGCGAGTTGGTTATCAATCATTCGCTTATGACCTCAAAAAGCGAGAAAGAGAGAAGGCACTGCAGGCAGGTATCTTACATGTACGCAACGTATCGGGGTATTGGTGCGTAAACCAAGGTGTTACGACTTTGCAGGCTAACAAGAAAACTATTGCTGATGATGGTCAGTCGTTTGAGTTGTCTGTTGAGTTAATCAAGGCTCAGCTGAACAAAGAGCTTATTTTGGAAGGTCAAACGAGATTCACTGGTCAGACCGCTGCACAGGCTTCACCTGAAGCAGTGAAGAACTTCACCGAAACCAAACTTGACTCTTTGGTTGCTTCTACGGGTAATGATAACCTGCTTATCAGTTGGCAGAATGTCAAAGTATCTGCTAAAAATGGCGATTATTTCATCACCTACGATTTTGTTCCAAATGTACCTGTGAACAAGACGTTCTTTGTTGGTAACATTTTAGATTTCACTTTTAATTGATGAAGACTTATGGAAACAAGAGTAATGACGGCTCCATTAGCTATTATTCAAATAAATAGTGTAACGGTGGGTAAGATGAAGAATGTCCGTGTTACGGAGCAAATTCGTAGAGGTCGTGTGACTGGTTTGGGCACTCTTACTCCTTCTGAACTTCCAGCTTTGGAATGGTCAGGAAGTTTGACTTGTTCATCATACACTATCAATTTCAATCTTTTAGCTAATGTAGCGAAGAAAGGAACATTCCGCAACGCCAACTCATTAGAGGAATGGGCAAATGCTATTTTGCTTCAGGAAGATGGTTTGGAAATTTCTATCCTACGAAAAGTTAAGGATGGACAGATTGACACAGAAACTGGTTTGGTAAACGCCAAGTATGAAACCTTTGCAAAGGTCGCAGGAGCTTTCGCCACCAGAGAAGGATTTGACATACAAGAAGGACAAATTTCAGGTAGAGATACTGAATTTGAATATCTGCGTCCTATTCTGTTCAATAGCACTCAGGCTTGATAAGACAGTTTGTCAAATCACAGTTATAGTTAAAGCACTACTTTCTTATTGGAAGTGGTGCTTTATTGTTAATTAAAAATTGTGAAAATTATGATTGAAAGAGAAATTACCATTTCTTACAACGGCAAGAAATTTCAAGTTAAATTTCCTAATGTTGGACAACTGATTGACATTGAGTCGTTGAAAAACGCTTTAACTGGAGGCAAGTACGGTTCATTTGCAGCATCTGGCGTAAAGTCTATGTACTTTATATTAGATATTGTAGATACAATTGCCTTCCTGACTGTAATGTGCCCAAAGTTGAAAAATTTCATAACCGAAGAAGAAGATGGCATTGATTATACTCAGATGAAGCCTGAAACGGTTAAGGCTTTGGTGAATGTTTACAAAGAGCAGATTTTGCCTTGGTATTCAAAGATTATGGGACAACTTTATTCATCTGCTACTAATGATACAACAGAACAAGAATAATAATGACCTGAAAAAGAGTGTTGACGATTTTATCAATCGTTGGCACTCAGGTTTTATTCTTGACTATTGGTGGAGAAGAAAACATAATGTTGCTTTTGGTTCACCTGAACATAGACGAATGAATTTCATTGACATGTATATAGAATATCGTGAAGATGAAAAGATAAGACGTTTACACGAACAGGAGTATCAAATTGATGATGTCAGCGGTGTTAAAGTTTCACAAAAAGAGATTGATGAAGATTATGAAAATTTGGACTTAAAAGAATTTGATAATGCCAAACGTAACGATTGATATAACAGGAAGAAACACTGGAGGTGCTCAGCCGACAACTCCTGACAACGGTCGTACAACCACGTCAGGTGCTGATAGTCGTACTTCTACTGGTAGTCAGGATAATCGTCAAAGCCCGATATTTGACCCCAACGCAAGACTTATGGACGACTTGCGTAGGATGTTAATAGAACAAGCCAGTACCTATCAAAAACCAAGTGATAGGTACACCCCTATTATATCTCAAATAGAACAAGCGCAACGTCAGCAGATAGCTAACCAGTACGAAGAAAGACGACAACAGGCTCAACAGCGAATGACTCAACGCTATTCTGATATTGATAGAGATATTGACGCAAGTATTGACCAAGAAATTTCTACAATTGATGATGACGATGAAGTAAATAGAGTTATTGACCGTTGGGAAGGAGAGAGAAACAAACGCTATGAAACCGCTGGTAGGCAGTATGATGACGATATTGCTGCCATTGAAGAAGAGCAAACTCAAAAAGAAGAAGAACTAAGCAGAACTATCGAAGAACTCACTGAAGAAATTCGTAGAAGTGGGGGAAATTTGAATCCCAATTCCTTTTTGAGTCAACTTCGGGAACAACGTCAACAAGCTATCATTGACAGAGATACTGCTGAAGATGAGGAAACTGCCAGACAGGCAGCTGCAAGAGTTCGTGAGCTTGACCAACAAATAAGGGATATTGAAAGAGGTGATTCCAGTAGTAACGAGGATGAAGAAAAGAAAACCGATTGGGGTTTGAGGACAATACAAACCATGATGGGTTTTGACCAACTTGCCCGTGGCATAGCTGGCCGTGATTTAGGTTCCATCATTATGGGAGGTGCTCAAACCGTTACTTCTATGCTTGGCATGAGTGATAGAGGTGCCGCACGTTCACTTGCTTGGGTTAAGCCTCTTGCTACTATTGGTACATTACTTACTCAGGAAGCTCAAAAATCTGACCAAATGGCAGTACTTGCTGCATTGGTTCAGAATGACCCTAACTTCGGTGGAGGTTCAATCGAAGCTACAAGAGAGGAAATGTACAGACGTCTTTGGGATTATTCTCCTAATTACGATTTAGCTGGAATAAACTCTATGGGTTTATCTTCTCCTGAATTTGCTCAATTTGCTTCAAGAAGAATAAGACAGCGTGGAATTGCATCAGATGGTATATCAGAAGCATATTACCAAGAAGCATTGGAAAGGGTTTTTTCTCTTGACCAAGGAGCTTTGGGTGCTGCAGGAAGATATGACCGTTATGGAACTAATGCTACAGATGCTATCAGCAACCTTGTAGAACGTCTTTCAAGAATACAAAACAGCGGAGTATCTCAAGGTAACTATGTCCGAGTTCAGGAATATCTGAATATGCAACAAGGAGTTATGCAACAACTCATGCGTTTTCAGGATAGACCTAATATTGGCATAGCTAACAAAGAAATAGAGGCATTTGCTCAGCTGCAAAACTACACGGTGGATAGTAGGACTGGAAGTGACATTGCGGCTGTGCGCAACACCATTACCAATCCTCAGAATGACCGTATGAGAGCGTTGCTGTATGGTACGGTAGAAGAACTGCTGCCTGAAACTGCTGGACGTTCAGACCTGATAGACCGAGCAATCAATGACCCTGCTAAACAAGGTGAGATTATCCGAGCTTATATGCAGAAGATACAAAATATGTATGGAGGCACGGATACACCCATGGGATATTGGGCAGGTAAAGCATTGCTTTCAAGCATAGAAAGTCCTGAACGTAGGGATGCTATTCTAAGGGGTATCACGAGCGGTAGAGCTGGACAAACTCTTGCTAATGGAGAGGTAATAAATACTTACAATACTCCAGTCAGAGATACCTATGCTAAGCAAGTTGAGGGATATGCTTCTGAATTGACGTCAACGCTTATAAAAGCATCTGATGGAATATACGCTGGTGTTAACATTATTGAAAATATTGCTAAGGATGTAAGGGATTTAGTCACTGGTACTAAGTCACTTGCTGATATAGTTCAACAAAGAGTTTATTAACATGGAATATCTAACTTTATATCATCATGACTCTTCTGTTAAAACATTAGCAGAATATATGGAGGCAGAGCATATCCCAACCAGTGTCATTTCCGTTGATGAGCTGTTTGATTATAATAGGGATATGATTTTCAATCAGATGTCTTTGAACGAGAAAGCTGAATATGCTAAGCAGAAAGGTAAGGATTCAATTACATCTAATGACCTTACAAGCGATATGACTTTGCCTTGTCCTTGTACTCTTAAAATTCAGGCTAAGAACGTAACTTATGAGCTTGCTATTTCTCAAACAAATTTTGAAGCTCAAACCGATAACATCTATGCTTTTGAAAATCAGCAGATACAAAACATACTTCAAAACGAAGGATACAATATTGACCGTAGTACGAAGAAACTCAATCCAGAGTGTTCGGTTTGGGGTTGGTTCAAGTCCTTATATTATGTTGGCGCATTAGACAATATGAACGCTTTGGGCACTATTCGTAGTAATACCAATAAATTTGTAGATATATCGGACTTTATTGTAAATATGACTACAAATGTTTCATTGTCGGGTGGTTCTTTTTCTATTACATTGCCTATTATAAATTCCATTCAGCAATTGTTAAAGATAGAGCCTTATTCTGATACCAATAACTCATTGATGAAGATTTTCACATATACGGATAGACGTGCTGAGCAAATAGACCTATACCAATATGGTAAACAATTCTTTCATAAAGGCGGTATTGTTGCCATGGAACATAATTACTTCAATTGGCTTATTCAGTCTAATGACCTTTTGTTCATTTCTTTTGAAAAATTAGAGCTTGAGAAGTCATTGGGTAGTAATGTCTTTGATATGATAGGTTTGGTTGATAACGTCAGTGTTTATCAAGATGCTAATGGTAATGGTAATGTAACTGTAAGCGGACGGGATTTGATGAAGCTGTTAACAGATGATAGCTCATTATTTTTCAATACTTCTACTGTTTGGGGAGAAAGTCAGATTTTTGCTAATACTGAGAGTATGGGTAAGCAAGGTGATATTCGCAATGCTGATATGAGCGGAAATAAATATAACACTCCTATAAACAGACTTCGCAGATTGACAAACGAAATAGACGTTTTTGCTACTCCATTCAATCGTTCACTGGACTTCATTATGAAGGGTGTTATTTCTCAGCTTGCTAATATAGAGGTGGTTCCTGATTATGTGTTTGAAGATTGGGGAGATAGGCGAACAAGATTTTCTGAACTTTATCCTGACGTTTCTTCTAATACTCAAGGAACGGCAAACGGAGCAAGTTCGGGTAGTGGACAATCAGATAGTAGTTCATCTGATGAAGTTCCTAATAACGATGCTTTCAGAACTAATATGCCTAATGTAAATGAGGATAAGTATGAGCCAATAACTGGCGGTGATAATGGAGCAAGAAATTCAGACACTCCGTCAGTTCCGAGATTGAACGAAGGAATGACGTATTTGGGTGATGGTATGTATGTTAAAATAAAGTAATATTATGATACCAATTTTCAAAAAAGGCTGGCTTGGGAATAAGACTTCTTTGACAATATCTTCTCCAATGGGTATGCGTAATGGCAGACGGCATAATGGAGTTGATATTGCTGTACCAGTAAATACTAAGATATTAGCTCCAACGGCTGGGCAAATTATACAGATAGCAACTCAAGCTAATGGAGCAGGACTTTACATGAAATTGAGATTCAGAGCTACGGCATCAATATATTATGATGTTATCTTTATGCACCTTCATCAAACTGTCGCTTCAAGAGGACAAACTGTTGCTGAAGGTGATTTGTTAGCTTATAGCGGTGGCGCCCCAAGTGACACTCCAAGGTGCGGAAGAAGTACTGGACCACATGTTCATCTTGAGATAAGAAAGGGTGGCGTGGCGGTCAATCCTTTGCCATTTCTTTCCGAGCGTTGCACTTGGAAAGGTAAGGTTTTGAATGAAGGCAGAAATACGGCAATGCTATCCGAGAATATTGATGATTCAGTATCTAATCACATGAACATTGATATTACAACTGATTCAGATGCTAATGCTATTGAACAAGACGTTGTTACTAAAACTACCACTAAGGTTGGAGCCGTAGGGGAAAGGTTGGCACCTGGTATATGGCAAATAACGAAGTTGCTTATGGATTCATCTGTTAGTCACAGACAGATATTTGATAGCAGCATAGCCTTACAAACTGGGCCATTGGGTAATTTTTTCAATAAAGTCTGTCAGCAACCTTTGGTAGAGCTTTCGGGAGATACGTTTGGTGACCAATATTATTTCATGGTTCGCAAGCCACCATTTGATAAGGAAGGAATGAATAAGATGCAAGACCTGACGTCATTCTTAATCGAAGAGCAAGAAATAATTTCTACAAACATAGGATGGACAAATACAGGCATCTACTCATGGTATCAACTCATACCTTACGCAGAGTATGGAGGATTGGACCAAACCATGCTATACATGCCCGCAATCTTCTTTCCTGAATATGCCGCTATATGGGGAAGTAAAGATTTGACCGTTCAGAGTCAGTATGTGAATTTCTACATGAGTGGATATTGGAATCAAACAACGGATGAACAGAAAAAGAAGAACGGAGAAAACATAATCAAGAATGCTGTAAGAGATTTGAAATACCTTATTGAAAGCAACGCATATATACCATTCACTCGCAGTGGTACAATAACTCTGAACGGAGATAGACGCATAAAGAGAGGAACGCTCATTATCATGCCTAACAATGAGCAATTCTATGTGGATGCAGTTAGTAACAGTATTTCTTTCGGCGGTAGTTCAGTTGATCGCACTACGACTTTGAATGTTTCAAGAGGCATGTTCCAAGAATACATAGACGGTAAAGAAGTCAACGGAGATTTGATGAGTTATTTCAACATCATTGATTTTGGAGAAGATTTTGATGTTAATAATATAACAGTTGAAAACTGGAAGAAAGTATTTTCATCTTGGAAAGTAAACATAAACGTATTTGCTTACTTTCTGAAAAGGTCACAAATACTTTCTACTTATGTAAACAAACTAACATCTGAAAAGTAGTATGGAAGGAAAGTTTGAAATAAACAGGGGTGGTAACAACGCCATAGGACAGTCAGGTATCGGTTTTATCGTAGTTCCTGACGATAATACAAGGCAACAATATATTGATGATTGCTATCGTACATCTACGGTAACAATCAATGGAGGTTTTGGTTATGGTTACATAAGTGCTGTTAAGATTTTGCCTGACGTTCTTCAAAAAATACGCTTTCCGCTAAAAAGCACGGAGAGAGGAACGCCAGTGTTATGGTTGAGGGAAAATTTCTCAAACCGTCCCATTGTTATTGGTATAATAAGTGAAGAAGGTTACACAAACCTTTTGAAAGAAAATCAAAACCGATTTGTTCAGGAAATAGACGGAAAAACGGTTGAGATTTTTCAAGATGCTAATTCGGCTACACTAAACATAAATGTTGTAGGAAAATCTGATACTCCAGCTAATATCAATATCAAGGTTGCTTCTGGTTCAGAAGATAGCGTTGTTAACATAGATAGCGATGGCAAGGTAAATGTTTCCGCTAATGATTTCACAGCAACAGCAAGAAATACTTTTAATATATTTTTGAAGGACGGAAAGAATGATGAGCTAATTTCTTTGATTGGCGATTCAGAAAAGATGGAATTCAAAGATAAATTTGGTAATGTAATAACTTCTAATGAAGAAAATGTTAACATTACCGTTGCTGGAAAGTTCAATGTAAACAGCGGTAAAGAGCCGATGGTGCTTGGACAAACTCTTGTAGATTTGTTGAGCGAAATATTGGATGCTATTAAGCAGATAACGGTAGTCACGCCTGTCGGTACTTCTTCTGTTCCTGTTAATATAGCATCATTTACTTCTGCTCAGCAAAAATTGAAAAATATATTAAGTACAATTTCTAATTTAGATTGATATGCCAATAGCAACTGAAGCATTAAGAGCGTTTTTGACTCAGGGAATAAAAAATGCGCTTGACCAACCAATTGATGAAACTTCTAATTCAGACGAAGTTAAACAAAGATTTGCACAAAACATTGCTAATGCAATAGCAGATGGAGTTGACGCTTGGATTAAGACCGCTACTGTTACTGTACAGCCAGGAATACCAGTATCAACAGCAGGTGGGCCATCAGCTCAAACTGGAGCTACAACTGGTCAGGGAACTGGTACAATATCGTGAACAAACAGTTATAATTCATAGAAAAGAATAATATGAGCGCAATTACATCTGTTATAGAAAATACGTTGAATGCTGCAATGACCGTAGGTAAGGCGGCACTTCACGCTATGGCTCCTGATAACTACGAGTATTACATGTGTTCTCTTGAACTCATTGATTGCTCAGGTAATCAGGTAGGCTTTATTTCATTCGTTGTAATGCCCAATAATATAACTGAAAGCACAACTCCTATACAGACCCAAACAAAGACGAAGAACGGCATGGTGACATTATTCAATGATTCATTTGCTCCTGTTAATATATCTTTGCAGGGTACATTTGGAAGAAAGTTCAAGATTGTTACCGATATGGTTGACCCAAGTGAAAAGGGTAATAATTTCTTCAATGGCAATATTGGTAAAATTGCTGGCGTTGAAATAGCGATTAAAAGTGGTTATGGGCTTACAAGAGTGTTACAATACATATTGAAAAAGACTAATGAATTGGACACGCAAGGCAGACCTTACATTCTGTTGTTCAATAATTATTCTTTCAATTCTTCTTATGTCGTTGACGTCATGAGCTATTCTTTCAATCAGAGTATTGAGAATAACATGCTTTGGTTCTACGAGCTTCAATTGAAGGCAATAGCACCTGGCTCAGCGGTAAGGAGTAGTAAACAGAACAATGCTCAACTTTTGAAAGTAGTTGCTTCCAATGCCATAGCTCAAGGATTGACTAATGTAATTAATGATGTAAAACGTAACAACACATTAAAGTATGTTTAGTGATATTGTAAGTGACTTTGAAAATATAACCAAGTTTGCCTTGTTAGACTACTTGGAACAATATAGGGATTTCATGCAAAATGATTTCTCCTATATTTCTTCATATTACAACGGAGATACGGCAAGTGTTGATTCATCTTATATTTCCAATTTCAATTCTTTGAGGACTAAGAGCAAAACACTGATGCAGCAGTTCATAAACTTTTCTCACCGATTATCGAATTGCGGTTTTTGGGAGCTTCAGGAGTATTGTCAAGACCTTAATGATACTTTGGAAAAGATAACCAAATTGCCTAAGTATTACAGAACATCTAAGACGGTAAGAGGTTATCAGCCGTATATACAAGTCAAGGGAAACATTGGCGGTATGAAAACCGTTAAGGATTTAGCCGAAGAAATAAGTTCCAATGGTGTTAGCGAAATAAGTCTTATCATTGATAATGACCTTCAGGAGAAAGATTGGGAAATTGACCAATTGTCTGCCGTTACTGCCTTTGTAAATAATCAGGTGGACGTAGTAGTTGAAACAATTCTTGAACAGCCTGTAGGCAATCAAATTTATGGTAAGGATATTGCTCGCAAGATAACACTGGAAGACAATGATATTGCCGTTAAGAAATATGAAGACAACGTTGAACAAAAATGTGATATTCTATTAGAGCTTGAGCGTGGTAACATTCCTGAAATGCCTGCGTTTGGTAAAAATCCGCTTCAAGGTACCAATATGGCTAATTACAATTATGCTGAATTGGTAAAGGACTTGCAGAGCGTATTTCTTCAGGATGATTTGTTTGAATCAATAGAAGTTACAAACGTTGAATTCAAAGATGGCGACTTGTATGTCACTTGTTCTATTCAAACCAAGTATTCGTATTCAACTGTAAAAACATTAAGATTATGATAACGAAAATAACATCAGTAGATGAATTGAAGCAAATATGGTTGGAGATATTTCTCAACAAAACCGATAAGGTGAGTGACGTTTCGGATGAGTCAGTTTTGAACGGTATTGCATACGGATGCGGAAAACTTGCTCAAAGAACATTGGCTAATCAAGCTATCATTGAAGGTCATATCTTTCCTGATACTGCTTATGGAGATTATCTTGACCAGTTAGCTGCTATTCGTGGCGTAGCTCCGAGATTTGGTGCAACGGCAAGCTCAACTTATGTTAGAGTGATTGCTGATGCTGGAACGTCTTATTTAGCAGGAACACATCAGTTTACTTCTACTTCGGGAATTGTATTTGTACCCGAAAAGAGCGTGACGGTTGGTGAAAATGGATATGCTTATGTTAAGGTAAGAAGTTTGCAGAGCGGATTGTCTGCTAATGTAGATGCACTTTCCATAAACCAAGTGTCTCCAATTCCTGAGGGTCATATAAATTGTACAAATGAGTATGCTGCAACTGGAGGTCGTGACCAAGAAGATGATGAACTGTTCCGACAGAGGATAAAAGAAAGTATAAATCAATTGTCAAGAACAACGCTGTCTTATCTTGAGCAAGTTTTCATGAAAATCAATAACAATGTTTTAAGGCTGTTCAAAGGTAGTACGGACGAAAGCGGACGTTTGAATTTGATTGTAGTTTCAGTAAACGGACAAGATTTCACGGAAGATGAGTTCAATGAAATTCTCAGCCGTTCTGAAGAATATCTTTCTTTGTCCGAGCTTTTGAGAACTTCTACAGATTATGCTTTGAAGCTCAATAATGTTGACTGGCTTACAGTTGACGTTGAGTTCCGAGTAGATTTTGACCCTGCTTATGACCAAGACGAAATTCGCAAGAACATACAGATTCAAATGTCAAAACTTTTTGACTATCGTTTTTGGCAATATGGTGATAAGGTAGAATGGGAAAATTTGTTGTATGCCGCTAAGAATGTTGAGGGTGTTAGATACGTGCCTGATACACACTTTTCTCCGCACGCTGATATAAATGTACCGAAATATCAATTGCCACGCATTAGAGGATTTGTATTGAGAGATTTGGATGGCAATATCATAGAAGACAATGGCGGCGTATTGAGTGAGTTCTATTATCCCAATGAGCCTGATGATTCATTTTCAAGTTCTGTTTTAATGACTATTTGATATGAGAACGGAAGTAAGTGTAAAAACGACAACCGAAGTTGACACCAAAACTGGCGATTTTCTTATAAGTTGTTTTGCTGATATGAACGAAGATGGGTCAAAAACTCCTTCTATTTACAAGTCAGATGTTTTAGACAGTACTAAGATAATTGACAATGTTTCGGGAAAAGAGGGAGAATTGATGTTGACCTATTCGGGAGATACGGTTGGTGAAATCAACGATGACGGTGAACTGGTAATAAATCCTGACGGTGATGACGTCAATAAGTACAATAAACAAGATGAAAACTTGATATATGAAGGATAGTATATTACAAGCAATAGGTGATGTTCTTATCATTGATGTTGTTCCTAAGATAAACGGACGTATCCAATTCACGGAGTATTCGGACGTATGGGAAGGAATAACAGATGAAAGGACGGTGAACAAAGAGTTCCGTGTTTCAGCAGACGGAGTTTTTTGGAGTAATTGGTTGGCTTTAACAAATGAAAATCTTGCCAACGGTCAATTCGTTGCCAACGGTCAATTCACCATCCAACTCCGATTTACCCGTACTGGTACAGATGAAACTGGAGTAATAGAGTTCAAAACAATAGACTTCTATGGGTCAAGGGAGGAAATTCAATTTGTCGCTCCTACCTTGTCTTCCAGTATATTCGCTGATATTGTTGGTACAGACGGTTTACGTCAATTGGAAGAAAATTTATTCAAGAAGCTGTATTACAGAGGCATTTTGCCCGATTACATAATCAGAGCTGCTAATTCAGATGCTGAAGAAGATGCTGACTTTATTGATGTGTTTTATAGCGTGGCACGTTTCTTCGCTATAATGATACGTTTCTTCACGAGATTTGAAAATTTCAAAGACGATTTTGATTTGATGCGTGAAAACGTAAGACAATATGGCTTGTACTTTGATGAATCAAATATCACTCTGGAAGAGCTTCAATTTCTTTCTCAGCATCTGTTCGATGAGATACGAAAGAGAGGAACAGTGATGATATTTAAGCGTCAGGGTGACGTTGTAAATGGTCAACCGCTGCCCATAGATGGAGAATTTATAAGACTTCTAAGAAGTAAGCCGAGCGATGAGTTGTTGTATGAGAATGTTCCGTTGTATAAGGTAGGTTGGTGTCTTGGACAATGTTCTCCTATGTATCGTGGCACTTCTCAAGCCTACTATTTGAACAAGACTAAGGAAAACACAGAAGATTTTGTTGATATCAATAACTTCATTATAACTAATAGCGGCAGAGGAAATTATGAGTTGCAGACATTCAACAATAAAAAGGTTTTGCGACTTTTCCAAACAACTACTTCAAACACCACTGTCGGTTTAGGTCGTGTGAACGAAGATACGGAGGTATCAATTGATGATTTAATTGTAGTTGATTCACGTTTAGATTATGAAATAACATTCGCTTTCCAAGTAGTTGGTAGTGGTTCTTCAAATAACAAATTACTGTTTGGAGTAGAAGGATTTGACATTTTAGGCAATAGGTTGAACGATGCTTTCATAACTCCTAATGGTGACCAAATATCGGAAACTTTTGTTTTGGAAAGTTTGTCTAAATGGAAAAGGAACAATTGGTATTATGCCAGAGGAATTTTGCACGCTTATTCATCTGTTAACATGGATGAAAATCTTACAAATTTAGGATTTGGCACCAATTTGTATTTCAACAATTCATTTGTTAAATACATTCTGCCCAAGATACAGATAAGCGGAACAGCTACATTTGACGTGAAGATTTGGGACTACAAAGTAAGACCGCTGGTAAGAGGAACGAACATATTGCCGTTAAAAAGCGGTGAGGAAAATTCTCATAGTCTTGGTTTCATACAAAGCCAAAGGATATTCTACAGCTATGTTAGAAACAACAATAATAGTCAAAGCAAGGATGAAATAACAGATATTATAGAAAAGTATTTGTTACCATATAACACAACAGATATATTTGTTTTCATGAGTAATTATTAAAAGCGTAAAAATATGTCAAGATTGAAATTTAGTTCCAATCTTTTTCTTGAGGTTAATGAGCTGCAACGGTTCAACAAATTCTTGGAAGAAGATGGATGGAAAAGAGCAATGAAGGCAATATCAAAGAACTTCGGTATTGTTGAAAATGCGTCAAATTCCTACTTCAAAGTAACCGCACGTTCAGGTAGCAATTCGGTGATTGTAATCAATGCAGGTATTGCCTTTGATAGCAATATGGATGCTATCGTAATGACGGATGACTTGGAATTGTCGGTAGGAAATACTGGTTCAAACCGTTGGGTCATCTTATCAAGAGCCGTAACCAATGAAGAACAAGGAACTGTTAGCATCAATTCGGACGGTTCACTTTCAGGCATTGGAACTGAATTCACTAAGGTATTGAGAGGCCAACCCAATTTTCCTGTTAAGGTTAAATTCAACTCAACGAGCAATAACGGAGAATATGAAGTTGTTTCAGTTACTTCTGATACTTCGGCACTACTTTCGGGGTCATTCGTAAATCAAAGCAATATAAAGTATTCGGTTGTTGGAACATTCACACCTGGCTTCCAACCTACTGAAGATAACAAAATGATTTATGAATATGACTCTTATAACATAGAGGTTGTTGATTCAGAGGATAGACCAGCTGTATCGGAAGATGAATTCATTCTTGCTATGATATCATTTGACGTCAGTGGTTCAATGAATGTTTCGGATGAAAGAATAAGATATATGTTTAACAATCCTTACACTCAATCCGATGAATCAGACAATTCTACTGACCCATTGGTAAGTTTATTGAGTACTGGGGTTGTTGGAGGTATTCATGCTGTAGGTAGTGCCGCCGCAGAATTTGAATTGATTATGGAACACGGATATACGGTAACAAGACATGAGTTGATTACCACTTCCACTTCCAATACTTTCAACATCATTAGTGGACAAAGTAATTTCTTGGGCACTGGTAACATTCCTGACGGTATGTTCAGAGGATGGCTGCTTGTAAACCGAGCTAATATGAAGTATGCTTTGATTGATGACAATAGCAATAAGTCTTTGTACATTTCCAATCTTGATACTTCTATTATATTGGATAGCGTAAATGATTTCATCATTGTTCCTAATTGCAATGAAATTGAATATGAAGTTACAGTATCTAACAATGTTGACCATCCAAACATACCTTTCTATTTCAGAAGTTCTATTTGGAATTTATACACAAGAGCTAAGGTACATGCTTTTTATCCGAGCAATGACGTAGATAATTTTGACAATCAAGTCACTATAACCATCAAATACCGTCTTATGGACAATAGCGGTAATCAACAGCCTTTTAGCAATCTTGCTATTGCTCAATTTGAAAACGTCAACGGACAGACAGAAACTCTTTCCGAAAGCTCATTTGTCGTTGACCTTACTACCATTGAACCTGAAGCTAAACAACGTAATTATTCTTGATATGTTACTATATTTAACAGGTGCAAGCACCTCATTAGTTAAAAGTGAGGACAATCCTCAAACAGATGCAAGTAAGAGCTTGGGTGGATATATTTCTTCCACTCCAGCTCCCAACGCTGCTTTGAATAGTTTGTTTGATATGATTTCTTCTTATACTTTGGAGAAGAAGCAAAAAGAAACTATTGCGCTTGGTTTGATTAACCAATTAGAAACAGCCGTAAAGAACGTTGAATTGAAAATAGTAACGGACGTTGATAACGTAGCTACATTCAAAGTAGCAGCCGTTGCTGTTAGTTCAGACAACTATCGGATGGAAAGTATTTCAAGCCGTTATCAGGAGCCTATGGCGGCTGAATTTCATGATGCTTCATTTTACAGAGCTTGCGTTGATTTAGAGGTTACTCAATACGCTGGTAAGGATGAAGAAATAGCACTTTATCCATTTGGCATTTCTTTCGTTGTTCAGGAAGAAGGATGGGAAGGAACATGGAAGGCTTTTGAAGAGGCATTTTCCAATGACGAAACATACGAGATAAGGCGAATATCTAAAAAGAAATATAGGATTGGCAGGCGTGACGAAAAATTATTGGAAAAACCACTTAAATGTTTTTACATAACCACTGAAGGTTTTAAGGCAGAATTTTTAGGCGAATTATCCAATGAATCTGACAATACGGTATTGATTTCTGAAAGACTGGAGCCGAAAGAAGCAATTGGATTATGGATTCAAAGAGATATAAAAGACTCATCAATTTCCAGTAATGAACAATTACTTGAAGATTACAAACATCATGTCATTAAGGAAACTGTTGAGGATGTAGAAATTGTTGTAAGCTACGATTTAGGAGAGCCGTGAAATAAAACTCCAGATATAGACATAATTGAATGAGGTAAAACTTATTCAAAGCAAATTAAATGTTAAACTTAAATTATTAAAATTATGGACGAAAATGTCGGTAAGATTTATTGCTTGGACAGAGGCAATGATGATGCGTTAGCAGCTGCTATTTTAGCAAATGGTAATAGACGTGATTATGACCCGATGACTGCGGCGGCTCTGCTGAAGCAGACTCAGAGACTTCTGAACGCTTATCGTAATGGTTGCGGCTGTGGATGTAACGATGGTTGCGGAAACGGCTGCGGTTGCTAATTAAAGGAGGGCACTACTATGGCAGTATATTTATCACCCGTGGGATTATCATCTGCGCCAGTAGCAAACCAAGTTTCTTTGTCAGCAACTTTCAAAGAACGTCTTTGTCGTAGAATTTGCGAAAATTCAACAAATCAACCTGAAGCATTCGTAACTTATAAGACTGGTACTCCAATCTTTAATGGAACGACTGTTTTCGTACCTGTTATTGCTACTGTAACAATAGTAACGCCAGGATGCGGTTGTAAAGCTACAACTCAGGTTATTGTTGAAGAGTTTATGGCTACATTTCAAGGACAAACTGGATTGCCTACAAATGTTTCACTATCAGCTGAGGGACAAACTCAACGGTTGGCTAATGTTTCTTGCGGCAGTTCTAACTGTTTGGCGATTTACAGCTCATTGACTGTAACTATTACACCTGCTACAACGGCAGCTGCTTGAGTTAGTTAATTTGGGGCAGAAGGTAGATTTTTACAGTTTATCTTCTGCCCTTTTGTATAAACAATTAAATAAATGAATCGTTATGTTACAGTTCAAAGACATTAAGCAAAACTCAAATGTTTACATTCTTGATAAGAATACAGTTGAGATAACGACAGGAAAGATAAGCTCAGCTTCATTTCCAAAGCTGGAATACAATCCGCAAACTGGTCAACAACAGATGATGATAACATTCGGTATCGAAGCCGATGGTAAATCACCCACTTATTCGATACCTGAATCAGCGTCAGTAGTTACGGCTGGCGATTTGATAATTGCTACAGAAAAGTCAGGTTTGTTGCATGATATTGAAATACTCAATAACACATCAGACCAATTCTTGACTAATGTTGACAATCTCATCGAACACCACAAAATGGTTAAGGAGAAAGCAACGGCATTACTGTCTGACCTCAATCCAGTTTACAAAGAGAAACAGGAAACGGAAAAGAGGTTCAATAGCATTGAAGACAGATTCAATAAGTTTGAGAAGAAAGTGGACGGCATGAGCCAAATGCTTGAGAATTTCATTAAAAAGATGGAGAGCTAAGTTATGGGAAAGAAAAGATTTATCATATTCCAGTGCTCTCAACACACTGAAGATAAGGTAGGAAACGAGCCAGTTCACGTTCACGGAGAAGTAACCTCATCAGGCAAAACTCACGATATTGAATTTACACTACCATATGAACAATCGGCAAATGCCCTGATGTCCGCAAAGGGATATGTCGAATATGTTAAGAAACATGGATACCATTTTACTGAAAAACTTGCGGAACACGTCAGTAAGATGCTGTATAATAAGATACCGCAGCTCCAATACATACCCGAAAGTCAAATATCGGATTTGATTGAAGCTAATAAAATCAATCTAAATAAAAAGGCAACATTAGGCGACATGATATATGCTACTAATGTTGCTTATTCTACTTTCTATCCAGACCTGTTAAAAGATATGAAGGCATGCCTTATTCATGCCCACAAGATGGTTAATTCAGTGAATGGATACGATGGTTCAGTATTTTGTCGCTGGACTGCTGACGCTATTGGTAAAGCGATAAAGATTGATTGGGAAAAATTTATATAAAAGAGGTGAGTTATGGCAGGATATGATGATACATATAATATGATAATAAGCACGCTGATGGGGCGTCCAAACGGTACGGAGATTCAACCTGAAAACCATCAAGCGTTTGCTCTCAATATGCTGGAATATATACGGAGCTTGGAATTGCTTGCTAACGCACCTTTCATTGGCGTGGCTACACCTACTACACAACCCGTACAGCCCGATGATTCCCGTGCTTGCTATATAGCAGGAGTTGCCCAAGACCGCACAACTACCTTTCAGAACTTTCGTGATATGAACGGCAACCCCATTTCTATTACTAATGGGGAAATGGAAGCGTGTTTAGTTATATTTGTTTGGAATGCTCAATATTGGAGTGCTGAAACAGTACCTACGAACATTATAAGTTCCGCTGACCAAGCGTACTTCTTCTACAACTTGACTATCCGAAAGACTTATGACAGCGTGTCGGATATGAATGCTGACGTATCAGCTCCAGTAGGTAATGACGGAAAATACATTAAGGTAGGAGAGATTGTTTCAGTTCATAATGAAGATGACCCGACTGAGGACGCTATATACAGTTGGGAAGAAGGTCCAAGATGGCAATTACAAATGAAATTATCTGCACTTGATAGCCGAGTATTTGACGGAGGTCGTGCGGATAGTAAGTATGGAGGAGCAAGAAACATCGATTGCGGCACAGCTCAGGTATAAGCTGAGACAGGGCTTATTCAAGGTTGGGAAGAAGGAAATGATGTCAAAATGTATTGATGTTCATTTCCTTCTTTTTTTTACTTATCAGTTATTATAAAACAAAACATTTAATATTAACATTATGGCAGACAGAATTCAACAAAGGCGGGACACCGCCGCAAGATGGAAGCAATACAATCCCATATTGCTTGAAGGTGAGGTAGGGTATGTGACCGATAACCCTAACCAGTATAAAATTGGCGATGGTGTTCATACTTGGAATGAACTACCGCTACGTGGATTTGACGGAATACTTGTTCATGAGCTTGGAAACAGTCAGACAGCAGCAATGAGTCAACAAGGAGTTAGTTATTCATTGCTTTTTCTTTTAAGAAGGGACGTATATTTTTCAGAATATTTTATTAATTCAAACCCTTCTTGGTTTTTAAACATAGGAGAAAAAATTGAAAAGTTTTCTCCATCATTATTTACAAAATTGTCTGATTATAAATCAAGCGAAGAACCACCTTTGGTTAATTATACAACATATGTAATAAAGAATGACACTACAGACATTTTTTATGTGTATGTTAATTTTCGTTCTGATGCAAGATATTCTGACAACTTTAAATATTTAAAAGTTGCAATTTTTGATGAAAATGATAATAATACTGCAAATTCTTATGAAGATGGGAGTTTATTGCTTGGAGTTTATCCTAAAAATACTCTTGTTATATCTGGCAATACTTGGGTATCGGAGCCAAGAAGAATATTATTACAAAACCTGATTTATGATTACTCTTATGATTCATATATTGAAAAAAATAAGAATAGCATTGGTAATTATGTAGAATCATATGAAAAAGTTAACCTATTAAGTAATTATTTGATAACACAAAAAGAGGCAAACTGTTTTACAGAAGGTCATAGACTAAAGGTATTGGTAAAATGGGATGCTAATGTGGACATTGGAAATTATGCCTACATTACACAAGATATTGCTCCAAATTTTGATTTTAATTATAACTATCACTGGGAAATATATAATAAGGGGGATTATCCTATAACTATTAACATAGGGTTAACAAAAGGTGTTCATGATTGGAGTGAAGGGTACATCTTTAAAAAAGAATCGGTGGTAATAAACCCAGGAGAGAAATTCTCATTTACAGCGAATAAATATGATATTGTTAAGAGTTATTATGACCTTAATGGTAGAGATAGAGGAAACATTTATGACCTTAATTTGCAATATACTTATATGCACACAGTATTGTATGGAGATACTGGAGCAAATACTGATATTTTTTCTCATTCTGGCAATATAGAAGTATCAATGTATTATACAATAAACAATGATATATATGAGACAAATACTGAAAATTCAAGAAATTCAGGTTGGTTAGTAGGTGGATTGCCTAAAAATGCAATATTTAGGGATGAAAATCCGAACAATAAAGATTCATTTACTAAGGATGCTATGTCTGTAATACAGATTGATTACAGAACAATAAAACTTATAACTAATATAACTTCAAGTGTTATGGGTTCTGTTTATAGGGGAATTTATTGGAGAATTTATTATAACAATCTTGAAGATTTGAAAGGAATATGGAGGCTTACAAGTAAGTATAACAAATATGACAATTGTCATATTCATTGGAATATATGTGATTGGAGTCCTAATGAACATGACGTTATAGATATAGATAACCCAGAAGGAGCATATAAAGATTATGATTTATATTCTTTAATTACAAATTATAAGAGTGTGCATTCAGAAGATGGAAAGTGGACAGGAATACTTGAGAATCAGGGATTTTTATATATATCATTTCTGAATTATAATAAAGATGGATATTTTTCAGAATTTGAAGATATATTAACATTAGATTTCTTACCAAATGATTCAAAGGTTATTGCTTCAGAGTTCACTCCGCAAGCAGAAGAAAGAATTTTACAAATATCTCAAGATGGAACTGCTAACAAAACATTGATTACAAATTGGGGTGATAGTCTAACAGCTGGAGCAGGTTCATCAAATCATGATAACCAATCAATAGTATTATCAGCAATTAGAGATAAAGGTTATCCTGATTTAAGTCTATCAGATACCCAAGATATTACATATAGTATAATGATGCAAGCACTTCTTGGTGATGACTATAATGTTATGAATTGTGGCGTAGGAGGAGAAAATATCAATACTATTGCGGCAAGACAAGGAGCAACCTATTTGATTACTACAAATGACTTTACTCTTCCATCTGATACAACTCCCATACAAATAGGAGATTACACAACAAGATTAATGACTCCATGGGGAAGACAGGCATCCCCTTTACTACAGGGGGATGGAAACTCTGTCAATCCATGTTATGTAGAGGGAATAGAATGTACACTTAAATGGACTGGAACATCTTGGTCAGATAGTAATGGAACATATACTATTCAAAGGGTTGCTACTGGCGATAGAGAAATAAAATTTTCAAATAAAACGCCAATTATATTATACGGTTCTCAATTAAGTTCAAATGCAAAAATAGCAGTATTATGGTGCTGGCAGAATGGAGGGTATAATGATGATAATGACTTGATTGAAAAGTTAGATAAAATGATTTCTACTTTACAAACAAATAAATATCTCATAATAGGACTTCATTCAGGAGATACCTCAACAAGAGAAACGCAAGAAAATGCTTTATCTTCTAAATATGGCGGAAAGTTCTTTAATTGGAGGCAATATATTTCAACAAATGGAATGTATGATTTTGGCTTAACTCCTACTGAAGAAGATTTAACTGCAATGTCTAAAGGTGAATGTCCTAAATCTTTACTGAAAGATAATGTTCATCTTAAAGCAGCTGGATATGCAATACTTGGATTCAAGATAATTGAGAGGTTCAAGGCTTTGGGATATGTTTCTTGAAACATCAGATAACTAATAAATACACAGGGGATGATTTTTTCATCCCCCTTTTTATAATAAAATCAAAGTTATAAGTAATGCGTGAACGTCTTTACCAGTAACGCACGAGAGGCAGCAATGTCCTGGATAATTGAGGGGTAAACTTCTGACAACTGCCGACTATCATACCCAAGTAATTAAAACAATATTGTCAAACATAGGGGATTTAGGGGTTAAACTTTCACTTTATATCCTAATCACCCCAAGTAATTAAAGAAAAAAAATGGACAAACAAAAAACCGTTTGGGAAGCATTTATGGAATTTGTTAATTCCAAAGAAATTGGTACTATTATAACACGCCAAGAAATTATACAATATATAAACCGAGAAAACTGGCATGTGTCCATACGGAGGTACTACCAGTGATATTGAAGGATATTGGAATAATATCAATTTTTGTCATAAGCATTATTCTGTAAGCACTCTTGACTATATGCGCAACCTTGCTGAAAAGGTGTATTATTTAGACAAAACACGTTGCTCTGGTATGTATGTTGTTAACAAACACTTTCCTTCAGGCTACACCGTTTCTCAGTTAAGAAAAGATTATGATAGTAGAACATGGTAGATATAAACATTACAAGGATAAACAATTTTGAATACAGTTTCAAACTGTCCAGTCGTGATGGCATACGTCATGTAGCAAAGGCTTTGACCTTTCGCAATCCTGACCCTTTTGCTTATTCTCATAAAATAGAAAAATTTGACAAGCGCAGGTTGACATTCCGTATAGGTATGTTGCCTACGCTTCAAGCGTATATTAAGGAACATGGTTTGTCGTTTCAAATATCTGATTATGATTACCACTTACCCGATGGAGTGGAAATAGACAGCCGTATGTCTGGGCGGTATGTTCATCAGCGTCATGCGGTTGAGGCTTTCTTTCGCCGTCGCTTTGGAATCATAGTTGTCCCGACACGTGGAGGAAAGACGTTTATTGCCTCAGAGATATTGCGTATATTTCTTGATACAGATGAAGGCAATTTTCTTTTCCTTACTGATAACACAACGTTGTTCACTCAGGCAGTGAATGATATACGGACGTATTTTGAACCGTATGGCGGTATAGAAGTTGGAGAAATACGGGCAGGTCGTATTGATATCAGCCATAGAGCTACTGTTGGTATGATACAGACTATACAGAGTACATTAAGCGGTCGTTGTCGGGATAAGAAGAAAAAGAAGGATTTGGAGAAATATATTCGTGAGTTGAAATTCCTATGCGTAGATGAGGTTCATGAAAATTGTTCGGACGCTAAACTGAAAACCTATAAAAAGGCAAGAAATTTGGAATATCAGCTTTGTTTGTCCGCAACTCCATATCGTGCCGGCGCGTTGGTTCAAAATTTGAAACTCAAGGAATGGAGCGGTGACGTTGTTTATACAATAACAGAGAAAAGATTGAGGAAACGTCATGTACTTTCAGACTATCGGGTGTTCATGCTTTTAATAGACCACAATGAAATATCATATGATGTAGCCGTAGAGGATTATGCGGGTTATCGGACGGCTTTGATTTTCAACTCCGAGATAAGAAACCGAGTGTTGATGATGATGATGAAGGTACTTCGGGAGCTCAATTTGAAAACGCTTGTGTTATTCCAAAGTATAGAGCATGTTAGCAAGATGGCAGAACTTTCGGGCGAAAGATTTATCAGCGGACAGACTAAAAGCGCAGAGCGTGAGCGAGCAAAAGCTGAATTTCTTTCGGGTGAGGGAGGTTTTTTGCTTGCATCTGATATTTTCAAGAAAGGTGTGACGCTGCCGCAAGTTGAGGTATTGATAAACGTAGATGGCGGATTGGAGGATGCTAACACTATTCAGAAAAAAGGACGTGTACTGGGAGCAACCGAAACTAAGAGCCGAAGCCTGATTATTGATTTCTTTGATTTGTATGATGCGTATTTTTCAGCTCACTCTGAAACACGGTTAAACACTTATGTAGAAGCAATCGGAGAAAAACGTGTTGGCATTCTTGATACTTCTGTTGATGATTGGTTAGAAACTTTTAGAAGATGGACAATAAAGTGGTTCGCCGCAGACAAAGGCTATTCCGTTACGCAGTAGATTTGTTCATTGAATTATTGGAACAAGTAACTAAACGTAAACGGATAAAATACACGTGTAATGACGCTGATACGGTTTGTTGGAATAATTTCATGGATACATTCTCAGACCGTATCGGTGAGGATTTTATAAGGAAGTTTTGCGAGTATGGTATTCAGAGCTGGTTTAATGACGGTACAGAAAGAGATTATTCACGTTCAGTCCGTTTCAATTGGATTTTTGGTAAGTCAGCAATAGAGCGTTGGAAAAAGTATGATATTGAAACCAACGTGTATATAACACGTATTGGCATTAAAAAAGACCATAAAATCAACGTTATTCGTAAACATACGGAAATTCCTAAAATAGTAGGTACATTAAGACATACGGAGGAAAAATTCAAGGCTGAATTTCATAATACACGCAAAGGCTTACTGTGGTGTATTGCTAATACTACTTTGTATTTTCATAAGAGTTCTTTATGTGCTACTTGTAATTATAAAAATGAATGTAAAAAATTACTCAAACAAGAGTATCCAAAAATATATTTGAAAAGGGGATATGGCGAAAGATAATATGTTAGCAACAAATTTTGTTGTTGAGCTTATTGCTGCTGCGTTGGAACGTAGGACAGTTTTTGAAATTGTAAAACAATATCTTAAATTTTCCTATCTTCAAGAAGAAGCAGAAAAGAAACTCTGGCAGTGGGTCACCAAGCGTTATGACCTTACTGGTAAAGTTCCTACGATTGGTCAGATACAACAACAATTTGTAGATGATGAACGGGTGCTTGAAAAACTTGAAGAGATAGGCGATGTTGAGATTGATGAAAATGGCGGTTATGAATTGATAATAGATAGCTTTGAGAAGTTCATCAAAAAGATGAAATTTCTTGAGGTTAATGATAAGATTGCTGACACTTACAATCGTGGTGATAAAGAGGGAGCTTGGGAGTTATTTGTTAAGTCCGCTGAAGATTTCAGTAAGTTCTCCATTCAGGACGCTAAGTTTGAAACTGTATTTGGTGACTTTGCCGAACGTCAGGCGAAACGTAAGAGTGAAGATTGGAATTTTCGTTTTAAGATACCTACTGGAATTGATGAACTTGATTATAGGCTTGGAGGAGAAAGCGGTGGCCCTGAAACTGGTGAATGTGTTCTTTGGTTAGGCGATTCAGGAGCTGGTAAGAGTCAATGTTTGGTATCAGTAGGTATAGCTGCTGCAAGACAAGGATTCAGAGTTGCCCACTTTCAGTTAGAAGGCACGAAAGAGCAGTGTTTGAACCGTTATGACGCTGCTTGGACAGGTACGCTTTATCAAGATGTGAAGCTTGGTAACATAACCGCTAAGAAAATGGAAGTGACCAAGCGTATCATCAAGAAGCTCCGAAAGACCGATATTATTGTAAGTTCAGAGGAAACTTTCAACGCCAAGACGCTTGTTGATATTCGTAGGGAGTTGAAAGAAATGGAGAAGAAGTATGGCAAGATTGATGTCATAATTATAGACTATTTGGAGTTGTTAGAGCTGGGCGATGGGCACCGTTACACTCCAAGTGAAGAGCGTTTCCGTCAAGCTAAGTTAGCGAAAGGGATGAAGATGCTTGCTATGGAATTCAATGCCGTAGTTCATACTGCAACTCAAAGTAGTAATATCCCAGAGGAACAGAAGAATGACCCTGAGTTTGTCATAACAAGAGCGCAGTTGAATGAAGATAAAGGAAAGTGCAGACCTATGGACGTGTTTGTTACTATAAATCAAACAAGGGATGAAAGGAAAGAAGAAATAATGAGGTTGTATATAGATAAAGCACGTGAATATAAAAGCGGAGATATTATATATATATGCAATAATTTTGCTTATGCACGTTTTTATGACCGCAAACGTACTATCGAATTAAATATGGATGACGGTTGGGGTGAGTTTTATGATAAGGATGAAGAAGAATGAAGTTGATTGTTGCTAATAAGATAAAGGAAACCGAAAAAGCGGTTGACTATTGTATAACATTTTGGATAGATAGTTGTGACTATTATATCTACAAATGGTTACCAAAGAAATTAGTCATTCCAGTAGATGACCGACATATTAAGGTAGGAGATATTGGATTGAAAATGATAATTGATGAGATTGCCCGCAAACATACTTTTAACAGAGCAAGCTACACCGCAAGGTTTTATCCTGAGAATATAATATGGAATAAAGAAGATGAAGCTGATTTCAGATGATGATTTGAAGGATTTGTTAATCAATCCTAAACCAACACGGAGCGGACAATACATTTCAGATTGCCCGCTTTGTGGTAAAGAACAACACTTTTATATTTCACGTAAAACTCAAATGTGGGATTGTAAGAAGTGTCATTCTTATGGCAGTATTTATAAGCTCCTACGATTGCTTGATAAAACATATCTGCTTGCTGGTAGTACCATAGAAAATAAGGAACGCATTGAGAGTATTCGGGAAATGACTCAGGAGCTTATTAGCAATGATGATATAGAACTTTCGGAGCTGCCTGTTAAGAAGATGCCTGTTGGATGGAAAGTGTCTGCTAAGAGCACGAAATACTTGTTAAGCCGTGGCATAACTCCTGAAGATTGTAAGCGTTACAATATCGGAGCTACTGATATGTTTCGTAAGTACGAAAATTATGTACTGATTCCAATTTACGATGATGGTAAAATAAGAGGATTTTTGGGCAGATACGGAGACAAAAAAGTTCCTGAAGATAAATTACGCTATAATAATAGTATAGGAACGGAGTTTGCCGAATTATTGTTTGGATATGATGAAATAACAGGCAATACCAGTACAGTCGTATTAGTCGAAGGAGTGTTTGATAAAATTGCCGTTGATAAAGTCCTTCATCTTTGGGATGGAGAAGAAGTAAAATGTGTTTGTACTTTTGGTAAAAAGATAAGTGACAAACAAATAAAGAAACTGATGTTGAAAGGAGTTACAAATGTAATATTGTTATATGATTTTGACGCTATTAAGGAAATCAAAAAGTATGGTTTGGAGCTTGAAAAATACTTTGTTACAAGTATTACTTATACCAATAAAAAAGATATAGATGAATGCTCAGAAGATGAAGCGTTGGAAGTTTTCACCCATTTGATGAAACCAAAAGATTTTAATGAGGGTGTAATCGGTAAATTAAAGAAGTAAGGTATGGAAACAAAAAAGAAGACAAGAAATTTATCCGTTGCTGAATACTTTCTTGTTATTCAGAAAGAATACTTGATTGCTGAATTTAGAAAGAAAATCTATTTTAGCAAGAATGACAAGAATTATTATCAGCGAGTAATGAACGGTAAGCGTGAAAAAATTGAAATGATTTCCAAGCGCAACCGTTTAGACAACATATTTAACAATGCTGCTAAGATGGAAGAAATGAGAAACGAGCTTTTTGACCGTCTTGGTAAACCAAAGTTTGAAATGTCTCAAACGGACATTGATAACTATTATTCCGTTGGCAATGAATTTTCTTTCCGTGGTGATATTTGGATTTTAGACCAAGTAAACAGCGATGGTACGCTCACGCTGTATTCTGCTAAATTACAACAATACGAAACGGCTGATAAATCTGAAGTTTGTAGGATTTTATAAGATTCAATAATTCATTATTTTCTGTGGGTTTGTCCTGGTTTTTGCTAAACAAAAGTTAAAATTTTGGGCAAACCCAAATTTTTTCCAAAAATTATTTTGCCGTTTGTAAAATTCTCCGTACCTTCGCTTCAGAATTGTAAATGAAATCGTAAATTGAATTGTATGAATGCTAAAATAAAAATGTCCGAAAGGCTTTATCGTCGCTATGAGTATCTTGCTCCGAGATACGCCAGTAGGATATTCTCATACGAGCAATTGTCTTATGAATATGAAGATTTGGTACAAGAGTTCCGTATCAAGATTTTCACTTCCATTAAGGCTTATGGACGTAGATGGCTAAGGTATCGGAGAGGTGAAGCACCCAAGCCAGTTCCTTTGAAATACTATTTGGAAGCAGCATGTTCTAATAAGATGCGTGATTTCACTAAGTATATTACAAGAGAGAACAATAAAACGAGTATTGATGAAATCCATTATGATTATGGAGTTAATGACGATACAACAATTTCTCCTGAACGCAATATCTTTATAGTAAATGGCGTGAATTTATTGGAGGGATTGACTGGTAAGGAAAGAGCCGTTTTTTCTCTTTATTTGCGAGGTTGCAATAAAATTTTGCTTAACAAAGTTTATTTTAGCAATAAAGAAGAAAAACGGTTGAGAAAAGAAGTTTTGGAAACTGGCGATGAGCCGTTTGGCGTAGCAGATATAATAGATTTACAAAAGAGCTATTTGATTCGCAAGTACGGAAATGACTTACTCCAGCAAAACCGAGTTTTTTCAACTTACAACTTCGATGAAGAATAACTTTTTAACATAGTAATAACTTAAAAATTGTAAAGAAAATGGCAACAAAATTGAATCCAGCAACTGCTAAGAAAGTGAAGGCATTGGGTATTAATGCTAAATCAGAAGAAGATGCACGTGAGAAACTGCTTGAAATCCTGAAGGACAACGGCATTGACGGCATGGAAGAGGAAGACACCGAAACTCTTATTGACATTGCCGAGAGCTATGTTGAGGAAGGCGGTGAAAATGAATCAGAAGAGCAAGAGGCAGAAGAGCTTGCTAATGAAGCTGAGGAAGAGGAAACTGAAGAAGAAAAGCCGAAGGCAAAGGTCAAGAAAGCTCCTGCTAAGGATGACGATGAAGAAGAGGAAGAAGAAACTGAAGAAGAGCCTGAAGAGGAAGAAACTGAAGAAGGTGATGAGTTTGACGAAATGGACAGAACGGAGTTGAAATCCTATATCAAGAAGAATGGGCTGGAAATTACTGTCAAGAAGTCTATGACTGATGACGACATCCGTGACCTCATTCGTGAAGCAGTAAATGATGAAGAGGAAGAAACGGAGGAAGCAGAAGAGGAAGCTCCAGCATCGAAAGAAAAGGCTGCTAAGAAAGCTGAAACGAAAGCTCCTGAGAAGCCTGCGAAGAAGAAAGAGGAAAAGAAAGAAACTAAGTCAAAACCTGCCGGCAAGCGTGGTACTAAACTTGACCCGAAGAACAACGAAGATGACCGCAAGGCATTTGCTCCTTTGAAAAAGCTGTTCCCTGAAGATGAGTTCAACTATGCTTGGGTAGCAAGCGCAGGAGTTACAATCAAACATAAGGGTACAAACTCCAACCGTTCTATGGTTCTGATTGAGAACTGTTCTCAGATGCCCGATGGTTCTATCAAGTGTAACTTGTATCTGCTTACTTTCAACAAGCAGCTTGAAGTTCTTGATGAAGCAGGTATTGAGTACGAAAAGTGCTGGAGCGGTGCACCGCTTATCAAGGGCATAACTCTTGATGAGGCAATCGAAATCATCAAAGGCTTGCTTGACAACATTCTGTCTTCTGTAAAGAAAATCGACAAGAAGCTGGGAGAAAACCGCAAAAAGATGGAGGAAAATCTGAACAAGAAAGCTCCGAAGAAAGCGGCAAAGCCTGCTAAGGATGATGACGATGAAGAAGAGGAAGAAACTGAGGAAGAAGAAACGCCGAAGGCAAAACCTGCCTCAAAGAAGGCTGTAGCAACAAAGAAAACTACAAAGAAAAAGTAATTTGCGTAACTGCATAAATGATAGATAGAGATTGGAAGGAGCTGCTTGAGAAAGTGGCTCCTTTTTCTTTTTACAACGTTACTTACATAGTTAGAAATAATAAGTTAAACAAATTGAAATATGGAAAATATTGATTTCAAAAATGTGTTTATTCCGCCACTTGGCGTAATTTCAACTTCACAATTCAGTGAGATGTATCCTGTGGTTAATGACTATATTCTCAATGAAATGAAGTTTGAGGATAGCAGGGATGGAAAGGTAAAGGAAATGCTTGATATTAAAACAATGTTAAGCAATCCGTATCGTAGATGCGTAGGCGGTTATCGAAGAAACATAAATGTGTTCTTTTTGCTTGCTGAAGCTATGTGGATTGTTTTAGGCAGGAAAGATGTTGAGACATTAGTCAATTTCAATAACAATATGAAAAACTTTTCCGATGATGGTGAAACATTTCACGCTCCTTATGGTTTTCGTTTGCGCCATTGGGGTATAAGGACAGAGGATAAGTTTGAGGAAGGAGTTAATACTGCTCAAGGTTCAGACCAAGTTTTGAATGCTATCAAACTTTTGACGGAAAATCCTAACACCCGTCAAGTTGTTATGTCTATTTGGAATCCAAACTTTGATTTAGGATTCAAAACAAAAGACATACCTTGTAATGATATGGTGATGTTAAAGATAAGGAACGGAAAGCTGATAACAACGGTTCAAAATCGTAGCAACGACTTGCATTGGGGTTTGCCTACGAACATATTCCAGTTCTCATTCCTCACCGAAGTTATGGCGGCTTGTTTAGGTATAGAGCTTGGCACTCAAACTCATAATTCTCAGAGCCTACATATATATGAGTGGAATGATGTTGCTAATGTTATGGATGAAGAATATAAGAAAATCGGAAACGGTTTTGATTTGTATCATTGGGCTCATGAGAAGCATATGGATTTCAACTTCAATCACGAAGTTCCTGCTAACCGTTTCCGTGAGATTGAATACAATTTTTCGGTTATTATCGAAAATCTGAATAAAGTTGCTAAGGGAGAGAGTGAGAACAACGATGAAATCCAAGCATTAGCAATGTTTTCTAATTATCTGTATAACTCTTATCTGTTATTGAAGATTTATTTGGATTACAAGCATGATATTAAGTCTGCTAAGACGGATGAGGAAAAGGATGTTGCCCGTTTGAAGGCAATTTCAGATATTGAATTGATAGAAATTGAGAACAAGTTACAAGGATGGGACATTTCAGTTCTTGCTAAGAATTTCTTTGCCGCAAGGTTACACAATAAGGTAGAACATGAATACATTGGTAAGTTATGACAAAAAGTCTATCTGAATGGATTGAAAACAACAAACTTTCGGTATCGGAGTCAAAAATCAATGACTCCGATATTGTAAGTATTGAAGGTGTTGGAACATTCCTTTATGTACATCCGTTTGACGGTAAGATAATTGATGAAGATTTTGCTTTCATATTATCGGATGAAGAGTTTGATTTGCTTGATGAAAAGAAAGTAGATTACATATTGTTTGAGTTCGGTAAGAAATTCTATTATTCCAGTCCTAAACAATCGAAGAACAGATACAACGAAATCATTTACAAACCTGAGTTCAATGATTTCAAGTATTTGGGTACAACGAAAGAAACAACAGAAGATATATTTCCATTTGTTCACCTTGGAGTTCATTCCGAGTATGAAATGTTGAATGGTTCGGGAGCCTGTGAGTTGTGGGCTAAGAAAGCTGCCTTTATGAAAGTTAAGGCTTTGGGCATATGTGATAAAAATACTATGGCTGGAGTTCTTTCATTTCAGACCGCTTGTGAAAAGAAAGGGGTGAAGTCAATAATAGGTGAAACCGTAACTGTAGCAATAGATTATTCCGAAGAAAAACAAAACCAAGAAACATTTGAATTAAAGCTATATGTTTTGAATTATGAGGGGTGGAAAAATCTGTTGCTTATCAATAAAGCTATAAATGTTGACTATGATGGTTTTATTCCTGATACGTTACTTTATACGCTGGGAAAGGGCTTATGCTGCGTAGTGCCCAAAGAGAGTGAATTCAACTACATTAAGGATGATAAGGTGAAAGTGTTAAAACTTATAGCCAAATACAAAAAGACGTTTGACCAAGTCTATTATCAAATTGATACGGTTGAATATACTTCTCAACAATTATTCCGTAAGCACTTGGAAAACATTGATACTTATATAATGAAATACAAAAGGTTCATCAAGCCTATCTTAATCAATGATTCATATTATCTTGATGCCGAAGAAGGTGGATTGAAATCTTTGTTGAATAAGGTATCGGGAAAGGCTGCGCCTGAATCAAACAATCAATTCTTCAAGAGCTTTATGGATACCTTGGAATCATATAAGGAATGGGGAGAGGTATCGGAGCTATGGGACATTATTTTATCAGGAAGACATTATGCTGAAAAGCTCACAGATAAAATTGATTTCCGCATAAATACTGGAGAACGTAAGTTGCCTCATTTTGAGGTTAAGGATGTTGAAGGACTGTTCTTTCAGGAGCTTGAACGTGGAATAAACGAGCGTTTGGGAGATTTGCCTCCAAAGAAGATGAAAGAATATCTCAAGCAGATAGAAACCGAGTGCGCTGTTATAGTTCCTAATGGTTTGTGCGATTATTTTATGATACTTTGGGACATCATAAAGTGGTGTCATGATAATGATATAAACACTGGTCCAGGACGTGGTTCAGTTTGCGGTAGTCTTATAGCGTACTGTTTACATATAACAGACGTTGACCCATTGAAGTATGGATTGATGTTTGAGCGTTTCTTGAATGAAACACGTGTATCGGGAGAGCGAGCGAAAAGTGCGGACAGTATGCCTGATATAGATGTTGATTTTCCAACAGAGTTCCGTGATGCTGTTAAAGAGTACATCAAAGAAAAGTATGGTTATGCTTACACTTGTAGTATTGGTACATATACGAGAATGAAGCTCAAAACTTGTATCAAGGACTTCGGAAAGGTTAAGGGATTGTCATTTGATTTGACAAATAAATTGACTAAGGATATAGATGACCAAATAGAATACACTTGGGGAGATTTGATTGAATATGCAAGCAAGTCGAAACTTCTTTTCAAGTTTGTTCAGGAAAATCCTGAATTGGTTCATATGACCAAATATGCACTTCTTCAGCCGAAAGCTGAAAGCGTACACCCGTCAGCCGTTATTATCGTACCTAAACATGCTGTGGACGGTACGAACAGAGAAATGGACTTGTGGGAGTGGATGCCTGTAAAGAAAATTGATGGTGTATTGGTATCTGAATGGGAAGGAAAGTACATTGATAAGTCAGGTTTTTTGAAAGAGGATATTCTTGGACTTTCTCAGCTTGATAAGTTTAAGAGTATTTTGAAACTTATTGAAAATAATTGTCACAAGAAAATAGATGTTAACAAGATACCGCTGGACGATGAAGCGACATTCCGATATTTCAAACGTGGTTGGAATGAAGATGTATTTCAGTTCGGTACGACTGGGTTGATGAATTATTGTCGTCAAGTTAAGCCTGATAGTTTGGAAAACCTTATAGCCATGACTGCTTTGTTCAGACCTGGACCCATGGAGCTTAATGCGCATCAAGACTTTGCTGATATTAAGAACGGAAAGAAGAAACCTGTGTATGACTTTGGTATGGAAGATATAACCAAAGAAACTTATGGACTTTATGTGTATCAAGAGCAGGTTATGCAAGCCGTAGTTGTCGGAGGTTTGACGAAGGTTGAATCAGACGTTCTCCGTACTACGATTAAGAAGAAGGATGTGAAAACACTGGCTTCATTTGGCGATAAGTTTAAGGATGGATATGCTAAACTTTTGTCAAAGAATGGTATCAAAAATCCTGAAGAGTATGCTAATCACGTATGGTATAAGCTGCTTGCCTTTTCAGGGTATGGTTTTAACAAATCACACGCTGCCGCTTATTCTATAATGTCTTATTGGAGCCAATGGTTTAAGGTTAATTATCCGTTGGAATTTTGGACAACTGCTCTTCAATTCTCCAAAGAGGGAGAAGTGCCATACCGTTTAGCTGAGTTGAAAAAGACAGGAGCTGAAATTGAGATACGTCCACCTGATGTTAATTTCTCCGATATAAATTTCACTTGCGATGCGAAAGAACAGCGCATCTTCTTCAGCCTGACGAAAATTAAGGGAGTAGGAGAAGTGGCGGTGAAGAATATAATGGATACAAGGCACGCAGGTGGGCAGTTCTATTCGTTGGAAGAGTTCCTCAGCCGAGTACCCAGTAAGGTAAACAAAACTGTTGTAAAATGCTTAATAGTAGCTGGAGCGTTTGACCTGATAGAAGGTGTTAACAATCCGAGAGATAGAAAGAAGCTGCTGGAGAAGTATTTGGAAAGCAAGAATGAAAGTTTACCAGAAGAATACTCAGGAGCGGATAGCAATTCCAACGCATTTTGGATTTTGGAACAAAAACGTCTTACTGGGTTTGGAGAAGTAGATTATGAAACCATGATACGTGATGCCATTCCTAACAAGCGTTTGTCTAAGTTGTATGTCAATGATAGCGAGTTCCTTGATACTAAGGAAAAAACGGAAGTTGTTATTGCCGGCAAACTTATATTCTATCGTGAGCGTGATATTAAGAACGGAAAGGTGTGTACTATTCAGATAGACTGTAATAATACTATTTTGAACGCCATTCTTTGGCCAGACGCATACGAGAAGATTGATGAGGATATAGCTAATTTGAAGGGTTGTATCGTAGCTTTGAGCGGTACGGTTGAAAAAGACCGATATAGGAATGAAAAAAACTTGTATAGTAACAATAAAACAAAGTTATATGTTATATCAGAATCAAAATAATATGAAACAGGAAGAAGAAATAATTGTTGTTTTCCCTTGGACAATTTTTAATGTTAAAAGTCATGATAAAGGAATTTGTTAATAAAATTGTATCTTTGGACAACGTTCATCAATGGGCAGAACGTGATAGCGTTATCAAAGAAACCGTATCGCAACATTCATTTAAGGTTGCATCATTTGCCATCTTCATTCTTGATAGATTGGAAAATGAAAATTGTAATGTAATTGGTAAAGGAAATCAAGATTGGATTGAGTTCCGAAAGAATTGCGTTGAGTATGCTGTTTTACACGACTTTGATGAAGCAATACTTGGACGTGATATCAGTCATGTCGTTAAGTATAATAAACATAATGGCGACAAAATCAGAAAGGATATTGATGACTATGTCAATTATGAAATTGAACGTCTTGGATTAAATCTGATTAAGGATGAAATAAATCCTAATGTTAAGACGTTTGTGAAATTCTGCGATTGGCTTGCTATGATGTCTTTTATTTATCGTAACAAATCAATGGGAGTGCGAACATTCGGTAATGAGAGAATGTATTGCCAAGATAAAGCAACAGAAAGCAGTGTGGTAGTTCAATCTATGTTGAACAAAGTTTTCCATATTGAAAGTTTCAAATGTTTGGTAGAAATACTTAATGACTATATTTATGAATGAACAGATAGTTGAAGACCTGAAAATAATTCAGGAAAAGGAGCCTGATGCGTATAAGGCGGTAGAAATGGTGATTCACCATATAGCAGGCACTTACAGCGATAAGTACGAAGTGAAAGAAGATACGGTCATTGATACAAAGAAAATGCTGTACAATGCTAAAATGGGCAAGTACATCAATATATATCAAGTCAACCGTTATCTTCAAAGAGTTCTTTCGGAGGGTAAAAAGAAGTCTGATTTGCTGAATGATATTTTCAAAGCTATACATTATTTGGTGTTTGAAATAACAAGGCGAATTAAACAAGGCGAAATAGATAACACTGAATATAAGGTATAACATGGAAAAACGTGTAATACAAATTAGTGGCAATACCTATAAACTCATATTTGACAATTTTGATGAGGACGTAGATATTGATTCATTGTTGAAGATTGACTACTCAAACCTCATTGGAGAGCTTGTTACGTTTCCAGTGATATTGAATAGGTTTGGCATATTACTTGCTGAAGCTGAATCGCAAGTTGCCGAAACTAAACTCAATATGGATGTGTATGAAGCTAAAACCAAAGAAAGGTTGAGGATTGAACTTGCTGAACAGAATAATGGAAAAACTCCTACGGTTGAAGCTCTGAATAATGCCGTTGTGTCTAACAAGGCATATCAAGCTATGAAACGTAAGTATATCGAAGTTGTGAAAACACGTGATTACATCAATTCTATATTTTGGGCGGTCAAGGATAAGTCCGAGAAGTTGAACAAGCTATCCTTGTCTATACAGCCAGGCGATTTGTCTGACTCTGTTATAGAAGGTAGAGTGAACAACGTTTTAGTTAAAAAGATAAAGAAAGTTATTGAATAAATTGTTAATTAAAAAGAATGGCAACAAAAAATTCAGCTGCGAGCTTGCGTTCACAATTGAAAGCAACTCCGATTAAGAGCCTGAAAAAACAGGTTGACGAAGACAACGAAATGATTGGCGCATATGCTGCTAATGAGTATTTGAACTTGGAAGATGGTAAGACAATTAAAATCCGTATCTTTCCAGCTCATCCAGGTGTTGAAAACTTCTATTTACCTAAGAAATGTTATTGGCTATCCATTGCCGGCAATGACGGCGATATGCGACGTGCTCAAGTACTGGATAGCCGTGCTCATGGCGGTACGAAGTACGATTTGGTTGATGAGTACGTTAAGTGGGCTAAGAAGAAGTGGGCTAAGGATAGCGACAGATTGGACGCTTTGACTGGTACTGGACCAAACTCTAATAGCCTCAATCCTCAATACTCTTGGCTGTGCTATGCTGACCGTGTAACCGCTGATGACCCATTGAAGGCAAAAGTTTGGGAATTCAAGAAAATGGTTCGGGATGCTCTGAACAAGCTGGCGTTCTCCGAAGATGAGGATGAGGTTATTGAGATTGACCCGTTCACTGACCCAGATGAAGGTCTGCCTATTCTTGTTAAGTATATGAAAAATCCTAACAAGAAAAAGGGTGAAACTTATTATGAAGTATCATTTCCGAAGAAGGTGACGGCAAGACCGCTTACTGACGAAGAAATTGAGTATTTCATGACTTTGAAACCGCTCACAGAGCTGTTACCGAAGTATGGTATCAGAGATTTTGAAAGAGCTTTGGAAGGCTTGCAAAACTTTGATGAGGAAAATGAAATGGGCTTGTTTGACGATGACGATTGGTTGGAACATGTTGAGGAAATCAAGGCTCAATATGACGGTGAAGAGGATGAAGACGACAAACCAGCTAAGAAGAAAACCTCAAAGAAAGTCACCAAAAAGTCCGTAGAGGATGAAGACGATGACGAAGAAGAAACGGAGGAAGAAGAAAAGCCGAAAGCAAAGGGAAAGACAAACAAGAGAAAGCCTGAGCCCGAAGATGAAGAGGATGATGAAGAAGAAACTGAGGAGCCTGAAGAGGAAGAAGCAGACGACAACGAAGAAGATGATGGGCTTGATGATTTGGATAGAGCAGGATTGAAGAAGTATATCCGAGAAAATGAACTTGATATTTCAATCAAGAAGTCCATGTCTGACGATGACGACAACGAAGAAGAGCCTGAAGAAGAGGAAGAAGATGATGAGGAAGAAAAGCCGAAGGCAAAAGTATCACTTGCTGACATCAAAAAGAAACTCGCAGGCAAGAAATAATTAAGATAGAGAATTTACTGTTTTTTGAGCCACCCGTGTCTGTGATAGATGTGGGTGGTTTTCTTTTTATCAGCGTTATTATAAATATCTAAAAGTAATGTATTATGACAAAAAGTATCATTGATAAAATTGTTCAAAAATTTAATTCTGAAGACGTTATTAAGTTTTCTGATAAAAATGGGTTTGCAGAAGTAGAAAGTTGGGCTCACACAGGAAGTCCTACACTTGATTACAATCTTCATACTTTCGGATTGCCTACTGGTATAGTGGAGATTGCAGGAGCAAGCCGTTCAGGCAAGACAACCATTGGTTTAATGGCTATGAAATACTTTCTACTGGAAAATGTAGATAATGGCATAGCAGTCATTCTTTCAAGCGAAAATAGAGATAATAAAGATTATGCCTTACAGCTTGGATTGCCTGTAAATAGAATTATCATTGTTAAAATTAAGTATGTAGAGGCTATGTTCATGCAGGTTAAAAAACTCATCATGGATACAGATGAGATAATGAAACCAATGAAACTCAAACCCAAGTTTTTCTTTCTTTGGGATAGTCTTGGAGCAACGCTTTCAAAATCTGAACTTGATACTATGGAAGAGAATACAAAACGTATGGAGAAAGAACTTCAGAGGGGAAGCGAGGTTGATGAAATAGAGTTGAAGAGTGAGAAGATGATGGCATTTGCCAAAGAAGCTAAGAAGTTTGCTAAGAGTTTAATGGCAGAAATGTACACTCATACTATGCACTTTGTTATGTTAAATCATCAATATGATAATACAGCACCAGGAAGTTTCATAACTACCAAAAAATCAACTGGAGGCGAATGGGTTGCTTTGTTTTCTTGTTTACGATTATCTACCAGCATTGTAAAACATGAGAAAATAGATGATGAAGAAGTAGCTCAGATAACAAGAGTAAAAGTTGTTAAAAATGACTACGGAAGCCGTAAGTACACCGATATAAGGATATTGCTTGGTTATGGCATAATACTTTCTCAAGAGGATATTGATTATGCTTTGGAAAATGGTATATTGCAAAAAGAAGGAGCAAAGAAAATAAGTTTTATGAAAGGCAAGTTGTCGTGGAGTTCTCCGAGAGAACTTTTCAATAATTATAGACAACATAATAAGTTCCTCAAGGTTTTGGAAAATAAGATAAGAAAGTCAATGCAGAAAGACCTTATTGATTTGAAAGAAAATCTTGCTAAGAATATAGAAATTGAGGAAGATGAAGAATAAGTATGCAGTAGGTGTATTGATAAATGATATACATCTTGATAAGAGCAATGGAAGTTTAGTCAAAGACATCTTCCAACAGCTTATGAAAGTTTGCAAAGAGTACAACACCCATCGTATATTCTGCGGTGGGGATGTATTCACTAACAGGTCTGGTCAGCCTTTACAATGCTTAACAGATTGGAAAGAAATATTAGAAAAATTAAAAGAAAAGGGCTATGAATTTTATGTTATTCCAGGAAATCATGACAAAACTGATAGCAATAGCGAAAAAAGCTATCTTGACATTTTTGGGGGAAATCATGTTCATTTGTTTCGTAATGCTGGCCGTGTTTTGCTTGATGGTTGTGTTATCGGTTTCATTCCTTATTTCCAAGATGAAAAATGGTTGGAAGAATTTCAAAGATTGGAGGATGAGATTAATGACAACTTGATAGAAGAAGATATATATATTGATGACGCTACGATACTGATAACTCATATGGGGTTTGATGGTGTTGTTAATAATGACGGTAGTCGTGTTAGTTCTATTATTAAGCCGTCTATGTTTAAGAATTGGACTAAGGTTTTGATTGGTCATTATCATAACGCATCTGAATTAGCAGACAATGTTATTTACACAGGTTCAGCTTATCAAAACAACTATGGAGAGAATATAACAGACAAAGGTTTTACAGTCATTTTTAATGACGGTTCAATTAAACACGTTCAATCTGATTTTCCGAAATATATCAAAGAAGTTATTGACGCTAATGATAAGGAAACTTTAATGAATTTGTTGGAAAAGTACGGAGGTGAAGAACGTGATTACATACGGTTTGTTTTTGTAGGAAAGAAAACCGATTGTCAAAAGATAAACATTGCTGAAATACAAGTAAAATATGGCATCGACTGCAAGTTTGTCAGTAACGAAGAAAAAGAAGCTATTGAGTTATCGGAAGATGACGCTGTTCTTGAATACGACAAGAAAACTCTTACAAAGGACTTTATGAAGTTCTGTTCAGATAACGACATAAAGGGTAAACAATTCAAGTATGGTTTTGATTTGATAAAAGGTGTAAAGTATGTGGAATCCAGTAAAAATTGAGTTTTGTAATCTTTTTTCTCATAAGCATTCTCAATATGAGTTTAAGAACGGAAAGTGTGTTGTTATTTTTGGAGATAACAAAGATGATAAGTCACTTCAAAACAATGGTTCGGGAAAGACAACTTTGTTTGAAGCCGTTTGTATAGCATTGACTAATGAGAGCCTAAGAGGTTTGAAAAAAGAGAGTTTTATCAATCGGGAAGCGGATAATTGTAAGATTGTCTTTTGTCTTGAAAATTCTGCTATGAAGATGAAACTGAGAATTGAGCGTCAGTTCTTTCGTGGTAGTAAGCCCGCCAAGATAGCGATATATGAAAACGGTGAGTTAAACTCTCAGATTGTATCGGTAAATGAAGCAAACAAAAGAGTTCTTGAACTCATTGGAATAAGCCGAGAGGATTTGTTGAGGTATTTCATAATCAGCCAAGATAATCATTATACTTTCTTCACCGCAAGCGACAGCGAGAAAAAAGAGATAATGAACCGCATCACTTCGGCTGATATGGTCAATCCAGTCATTGAGCAATTAGATTTGAAGTTCAAGGAGAAGGATGCCGAGTACAAACAGATTAATGATGAGATAGGTAAGTTATCTGATAAAAGAGAATTATTGGAAGAGCAAAAGAAAGAAGTGCTTGCTAATGATAATACTGTCTATGAGATAAAGAGGATAACGGAAAGTAAGGAAACGGCTGAGGAAGTGATACGAGATAAGAATAATGATATTGCTAATTACAAAAAACGTATTGCTGAATTAGATAAGGAATTGTCTGATATTGTATTGACCGATGTTACGGAGCTTGTAAAGAAAAAGAAGAAAATTCAATCCGAGTGTGATGATTTGGAGAGCGAATTGCTCAATAACAAAAAGTTGTTGAAGAAATTGAAAAATGAATTAGGTCTGACCATAACTTGTCCTCATTGTCAAAAGGAGTTTATACCAGAGAGCCAGTTGAATCTTTCACCTGAAGAAATACGTGAAGCAATTGGTCAATTGAACAAAGAAACTTCTGATTTATCTTCCAAATTAGAGAAACGTGAAAAGAGTTTGGAAAAGGTCAAGAAAGATATATTGAGAGCCGAAGAACAAAAAGAGGAAATGGACAATTTATCCTACGAAAAGAATAAGCAACAAAGACGGATAAATAATGCTCAAGAAACTATAAAAGAAATGCAAGACAGCATTGATATATATGATAAACAGATTGCTGAATTAAAGAGAAAGAAGAAAGATAACAAATTGCTGAACAGCTTAAATGAACGCATAGCCGATTGTGGTAAACAGATTGATGAATTAGTCAATCGTTTACAGCCCATAGCTGACGAAATAGACATGATTAAGTTTTGGCAATTCAATATGGGTAAAAACGGTTTTTCTACCTATCTTGCTAATAAATCAATAAAGATTATCGAAGGAATAACAAACAGCTTTTTGAGGAAGTTTGGTGTTGATATATCGGTATTGATTAATGGTTTCAAAATCCTACGTTCGGGAGAAGTAAGAGAGAAGATTGATGTGTTTGTTTTGAACGATGGTATCACCGCCGAACAATTTATGTCTAAGAGCGGAGGTGAAAGAGGTCGTGTTACACTTGCCGGCATACTTGGCATTCAGCATCTTATAAATCTATCTACAAACGGCAGAGGATTGAATTTGTTACTGTTAGATGAGGTTTTTCCTGGGATTGATGCTATGGGTCAGGAGAAAATTATCAAAGTACTGGAAACTCTTGGCGTAACTATTATGTTGATAACTCAGAATGTTAGTGAGTCATTTAATAACGAGAATACATTGTATGTAGTTAAGTCAGGAGGCGAAAGCCGATATTTATAAAAATCTCAAAGTTTATATAAGATATGAAATGTGTAAACTTATATTATATATGGAAAACAGAATATGGATAAAACATGTTAAAGACAGAAAGTTAATAGCAATAGACCCAGGAAAAAACGGAGGAATTGCGGTGTATTCGGTAGATAAAGACAAGCTGTTAGAAGTTGTTAAAATGCCAGATACACCGCAAGACTTGCTTTCATTCTTGTCTAAGTATCAAGTAAACAGCAAATGTTATCTTGAGAAAGTAGGAGGAATGCCTGGCCAAGGAGGTATGGCGATGTTCAATTTTGGTAAGGGATTTGGGCATTTGGAAATGGCTTTATTATGTCGTAAAATACCGACTATGGAGGTGACGCCTCAGAAGTGGCAGAAGGCATTGCAATTAGGCACTAAGGGTAATAAAAGTAACACCGAGTGGAAGAATAAGCTGAAAGCACGTGCTCAACAGCTTTTTCCAAATGTTCCTATGACACTTGCCGTAGCCGATGCACTTTTAATTCTTGAATATTCAAAAATAACAGAAAGGGCTTCAAAATGAAATTTGTTTGTAGAAATAAGGATTGTAAAAAGTATGGGATTGAGGATGATTATTCTTCAGTCACATACAAGTTTATAGGCGGTGAGCTTATGGCTGAATGCGCTCCTTGTCCTTGTTGCGGACAACTAAGAGAGGAAATCAACCCAAACAGGGAAATTCCTTTGTCGGAGAAGAATGTGTCTATTGGTATGTACACCAGCGCATCGCCTGAGCAACGTAGAGAAATGTTGAAAAAGCGTTCTCACGAGCATTATGAGAAAGAGATTAAACCATATAAGGAACATAAAGTTCATGAAATGGTGAAAAGGTTTAAGGACGCAAGCAAAGGTTGACCATTATGAGTTTGGAGAGCGTATATTTCAAAAGAGATTATCACTACAAGGCTAAATTTGTCAACAAGTGTATTGCGATAATCAGATTCACGAAGAGTGAGAAAAGACGGAAAGCATATCACAATCTTGTATTCAAGATGATGAAAGATATTGTGAAGAAGAATATTGCTAATTATTTGAATCTTCTTTCGTCTATTGACATGAAAGATACGATGCCGAGCCGTGATGAGTTGATTGCTGATTGTTACATAATTTTTGCTAAATGCGTTGAGAAGTATAAGCTGGGCAAAGGTTACAATTTTTATTTCTATTTCAACAAGTCTTTATCAAGAAACTTTTTCAGAGATTATCAAAAGGAAGTCCAACGCAATAATTCTGTGGAAATAACTGAAGCACTTATTACTGTAAATTCAGGCTTTCATGATTATCGTCAATTAGATACAACAGAGTTGCTGATGACGCATTTAGGTTTGACTGAATTAGAAATAAGAATTTGTCGTTCAAGGATGTTAGGGCAAAAAACATCTGAATTTTTATCCGAAAATGAAGATGTTACTAATGCTCAATATTCTAAGTGTTTGAAAAGAGTTAAAGAGGTTTTGATTGAATTTCAAGAAGAAGGAGAAATATAACATGGAATATAACATTTTTCAAAAAGCTATTGAACAACTTGTAATGGAAGGTAATGTAATTCTGCAAGTTGTTATGCCCGATGGCGAAAGTTTGTATTTTGCCGTATATAAGTGGCAAGAGGGTTATTTTAACACCGCTCAGTCTATTGACTTCAACACTGTAGAAGGGGTTAATATAACAGACTTTCTTTACAAGAATTCAGCACAGTACAATAATCGTACAACATTTATGTCTTTGTTCAACAAAGTAATGGACGAAGGCGTTTTGATACGTTGTGAGTTTACCAAAGGTTCAACGTGGTATAAATGGAGCTCACCAATGGCTGTAACTAAGAGGTAACATAGTTTACTTTGAAAAAGAATAATTATGACACCTTCAAAGTATCAAACAGCTATTTATAAAGCATTTCAATTAACAAAAAGAGATATAAACATTTCAGCAGTAGCGGGAAGCGGAAAAACTACAACGCTGTTAGAATTGTTAAAGTTCGTACCGAGAGGAATGAAAACATTGTTTCTTGCTTTCAACAAAAGTATTGTTGAGGAATTGAAGAGCAGAAACGAAAATAAAGAAGCTGCTATAATGACAATTCATTCTTGCGGTTGGCGAGCTATTATGATACGATATGGTTCAAGAGCTAAGATGAATCCAAATAAAACAATTGCTAAGACTGAAATTGTATTGGAGCAAAATAAAATTCCTGCTAAAAGATATAGTTATTTTTTCTATGTAATTCCGAAGCTGTTAGACCTTATGCGTTGTAACATGACGGAAAACACTTTGGAGGCAATTCGTGAGCTTGCTATGTATTATGACGTAGATATAGATGATGAGGATATTCCGTTGGTTCAGCGTGCCTTCAAATTGGTAGTAGGAGATAAGAGTCAGTTTGACTTTATGGACATGATATATGTTCCAGTTACTGACCCGTCAGTTAGGCTGAAAAAGTATGACTATGTTTTCTGCGATGAAAGTCAGGACTTTTCAATTTGTCAACATGAGTTCATTAAGCGTTGTATAAATCGTAGGGGCAGGCTGATAACGGTGGGGGATGGCAACCAAGCAATCTATGGATTTGCGGGGGCAGATGCTAATAGCTATGATAAATTAGCATCCATAAATGGTCAGGCAATACGTTTGCCGCTTTCGGTATCGTACCGTTGTGCAAAAGCAATCGTTCTGGAAGCTCAGAGATATGTTCCATCAATATCATATGCTCCCAACGCTGAAGAAGGGAAAGTTGATATAAATAGTTTGACCACTATTCGGGAAGGCGATTGGATACTGTGTAGAAACTTGAAGCCTTTGATTCAAGCGTATCTTTGGTTGATAAAGAATAAGATAAAATGTAAGATAAGGGGTAAGGATATTGCCGAAAACATTGTAAATCTTATAAGAAAGACTGGAGCAAAAACTCTTGATGGGCTTATGAATGCGTTGGAAATAGAGCGAAATAAATTGCTTGATAAGCTGACGAAAAAAGGAATAAGGAAACCGAGCCTACACCCGAAGATGGAAGTGCTGGAGCAAAAGCAGGAAGTGATTGCTTTTCTGTCCGATGAAGTTACGAGCGTAGATGGATTGATAAAGTTACTTGAAGGCATATTCAGTGATGATACAGACGGTATATTGCTAAGTACAATCCATAAAGCAAAGGGATTGGAAAATGAGCGTATATTCTTCATTTGTCCAGAGTTGATACCGAGTAAGTATGCTACGCAAGATTGGCAGATAGAGCAAGAATGGCACTTAAAGTATGTAGCGGTGACCAGAGCTAAAAGAGAATTGATATATGTTCCTCAAAGTGTATTTGATAATGATTTGATGAGCAACGTTACTATTGACAAATAATCGTAAAATAAATTGTAAATATAAATTGTTATGGAAGAAACTAAGAAATGTCCACGCTGCGGACGTGAACTACCAAAGAGTGAGTTTTTCGGAGGTTATTGCAAGGAATGTAAGAGAGCTATGAACCGAGAATATACTCAGCGCAAGGCTAAGCTGCGCCGTGTAGGCAATCCGAAACTTGCTGAGTTTACGCCACGTGAGCTCATGGAAGAGTTACGTTTCAGAGGATACAGAGGTGAACTAACATTTGAACAGAAAATAAAGATATGAGATATGGAAGACATTAGAAGAAAGGCTCACTTTGATGAGCTTAACAAAAGCAAAGATGAGATTGGTTCATCGCCAAGAAAGTATATTGGAGTTCCACGTCCAGTACGTTGTATGGAATGCGGTCGTTTGGTTGACGCTAATGAAGATAAGGGTCATATGACTCGTAATGGATATATTTGTAAACAATGTTTAAGATAACGAGATATGATACAGATTGACAAACATTATTACTACAAAGGCAATGAATACGTTGTAACAGGCTTTTGTAAAGTTAAGACAACGAGCGATGAATGGGTAGATGGAGTGTCTTACAAGAAGGCTTCAGAAGAAAGCACCGAAATTTATGTGAGAGATAAGGAAGCGTTTGAGTATTATTTCATACCTACAACGCTGGAAGTAGGCGATATAATTATTGCCGTATCTATGGGCAAAGTTGTCGCTGAATACGAAGTTACCAGTATTGATTCGGAGAGTTCTCAAGCAACCGCTAAGAGCCCATCAGGCATTGATTTGATAGTTAATACAGCCGTTGATTCGGATGCCGTTGTTACCAAAGTTGAAGGTGGAGTGCCTTACACAGCGGATTATTACTATCAACTTGCTAACATGAGAGAGCGCATGAAAAATTCGACAATTATAGATAAGATGGTAAGTGCGCTTTCAACTGCTGCGACAAGGGTTCAGGATATTCCTGCTTCCAATACGACTTACAGATTGGAAGAGTCACTGAAATCAATCCAACAGACCTTGGATGTAATTTATAACAAATTCGGGGTTTGACATAAGCAACACACTTCTACAAATGACGAAAAGGAGAGCTTGAGAAAGTTCTCCTTTTTCTTTTTTTACAAAGTTACTGTAAACAGAGAAACTGTTAAAAATAAACAATATTATGGACGGAAAAAGAAAATTTACGCCTGAGATAATAGATGAGTTGAAGGCAAACGAAGTATTTGTATTTGGTTCCAACCGTAATGGAAATCATTACGGAGGTGCAGCGAAAGTAGCATATGAAAAGTTCGGTGCTGAATGGGGAGTAGGAGAAGGTCACACTGGGCAGTCCTATGCCTTGCCTACGCTGGACGAGAATATGGAAAAGGTAACGGAGGATGAGCTGGAAGATAGCTTTGCTAAACTCATCGGATATGCTGACGACAATCGGCAGCTGACGTTCTATGTTACTAAGGTAGGATGCGGCATAGCAGGTTGGGACATTGAAACGGTTAAGCGTTGCTTTTGGAAAGGAGCAGCCGAAGTTAGCCCTGACCCTGAATGGAAGTCAATTCCGAGCAATGTGATTATCCCAGAGGAATTTGTATGAATAAAGACATATCATATGGTCATTGGTATCCAGTTAAACCAGGCGGTATGCCCGAAGATTTGCTTGGATACAAAACTTTTGATAAGTTTGATATAACTGAAGCAGTGTTAATTCCACACTTTTGGGGAAATGAAAAAGGAGGTGGAGAATACTATCCTGCTTGCCGTATGAGAAAGAAAGGAAATAAGGAGTGGAAATGGTATCCTTGTAACTCAGCAAAACCATTGTTTTGGATGCCCATACCGCATATCCCAACCAAAGCAGGCGTAGCCGTTTATAAAAAGTATTACAATGAAGAAAAGAAGTCCTGAAGAGATAGAGAAAGAAGCTATGCAGTATCAGCTTGCGATGCTTAAAAATGAACGTAGGAATTGTGACCAATTACAAAGTATTCGTAAGATAGTAGGACATATGAATAGCTTTAATGCTGTTGTTGCTGATGCTAAAAGTCGTTTAGAGTATGATTTGTATCGTCAGCGTTTGCGACAAGCTATGCATGATTTGAAAATAAAGGATGAGGATGCTTGGGCGGTTGCAGACCGATACGTGCAAGATAATTTAGATGTTTTATCAATTTGGTAATATGAAATACATTATTTTCAAGAAAGGAGAAATTGTAATGCCTGTTATCTTTCATGAGTATATAAATCATTGCGATGTTAAGATAGGTGATGACTGGATTACAGTTTCAGCAGGTTTTTGTAATATAGTGCAAGGACGTTTGAAGGTAGATTATGAAAGTAGTTCTGTAAGTCTTTCTTTGAAACCTAATAAAACTGACGGAGCGGTAATGACTATGCTTGCTAATAATTATAGTGTAGCATTTTTCATGGACCAAAATGATATGTATTATCCTAAAATTGACAAATAAATGGAAAATAAACAATCTATGATAGAGGAATGGGCAAAGAAAGTAGAACATTCCAAGAAACAAGAGTTGTCCAAAGAAGCAGCAAAGCATTTTATGATAGTATGCTTGAATGCAAAGAAGATAGATGAGGATAAGGAGCTGATTGCTGATTTAGAAAATAAGCGTCACGGAGTAGGTTCAGCGTTTTGGCTACGAGTCAAGCGCCTTCATACATATTCCGTAACACCGTCACTGGCTTTGTTCCTTGCTTCAGATGTATTAGACAATTTCGGTAAGAGCACTATGATGGCAGCGTATCTGCAATACATAGCCGTGAAGAGAGGTATTAAGACCATTGGAATAAGTGAATGGGCGCAATGGGCGTTTCCATGGGGATTGCCTACCGAAGATGAATGGGAAAGACTTTGGAACGCTCAGAAGATACCTTTGGAAGAGAGGTTTGACGCCATGACCGACAACATGCTGGATTGTCCGAACATGTTTGGTAAAAGTATTTGGGAAATTAAAGAGAAATAAGATATGGGAGAAGGAATGTCAAGAGAACAAGCAATAATATGTTTGCAAAAATTGAATTTTTATTTCAACGTCATATGTATATCTTTGAGAGACACCAAAGAAAAGATTGTTGAAATAAGAAAATTCAAGAATACAGATGGAACGGAGCTATATGAGAAGCGTCATTTTGTCAGGCAAAAGACATATATTCATGATTATGAATCCATGATACGCTGGTTAGAGCTTGTTTCATTAAGAGTAGCAAAAGTAACGTATCTAAAAAAGTAGCAATGAATTATAGCATGGAATGGAAGATAGGAGAAATAAAGCAGATAAACGGTGAGTGGTATCAGTGCATTAAGTCCATTACCTGTAATGGTTGCGGGTTCAACGACAAAGGATGTACTGCCGATAGACGCTTAACAGGAGATTGTTCAGGCAGATTGGATGGCACATCGGTCATCTTCAAGAAACTTGAAAAGATTGGAAAACCTTATATGTATAAGGGTAGATTTGTGCAACCTTATAAGAGGGGTGATGATTTCATTTTATTTGAGCATGGAAGTAATAACATTATTGATTATAAACATGAATAAGATATGGTAAGAAAAGTAAAAATGAGTCATGAAGATATAGATTATCTATTAGATAGATTGTCTGAAATACTACGTGATAATAACTATGAGGGAAATGAAGATGAAATCTGCAATTCCTTATTAAAGTATATCGAAGAAGAAAGACATGATAGTATGAAACCATTTGACCTTGAAGCAGCCAAGGCAGGAAAGCCTGTTTATACAAGGGATGGTCGCAAAGCAAGAATTATTTGTTTTGACAAAAATAAAGATATATATCCACTTGTAGTTTTAGTATGCGATGGAGAAGGATATGAAATGATTGCTCAATATAAGGCAGATGGACTTCATCCAACAATACCACAAAATGACCTTATGATGCTTTCAGAAAAGAAAGAGGGATGGATTAAAGTTAAGAAAGATGTCAATCTTTACGCTACAAAAGAAGAAGCTGATAGAAAAATGATTGGTAATACTGATTATGTAAGTGCTAAAGTTGAATGGGAGGAATAAAGTATGGCATGAGTAGCAGTAAGTAAGGCTGGAACAGAACTGATTTCACCAGTGAAGCCTATAAAAGATGGAGCTTGGTGGAGTTGCGTTGAGGAAATTTCAATAGAAGGCGAATATGGTGATGTAGAAATGTCTATTGAATTACCAAAAGGTAGTATCAAGAAACTTATTGGTAGAGATTTGACTTGGGAAGATGAACCTGTTGAATTAAAAGAAGAATAATATGGAAGAAAATTATCAAGTAATCATTGACAAAAAGCATTTTGACCGATTAAATGAGCAAACTAATTTATCCCAAAAAGCTGCTTATGATAGAGCAAAGGAAATTTGGGATAAAGAAGGAAAGGTTGATTTGACAATAAGGCTTTATTTGAAATCCTCAAGAAAAGATATTGAAGGATATGACGAATATAGGTTTGATAATTATTGTTATTTGTCCGAAAGAGGAAAATTCATAATACCAAAGAAGATGAAAGAACGGTTGGCGGATATTATCAAAGCGAATACAGACCAGCTTATGGAGGAAAGTTTTGGTAGAAATTTAGTTCATATTAACAAAATCATATGTCTTGAACGTACCTATGAAAGGTTGATAAAAAGATATAAGGTAATTACGATAACAGGTTGGTTGTTAGCCTTGCTTATTGTAATAATGAATGCTATTTTGTAGAAATATAAAATAAAGACTATTGCGCTTCAATGAAGAAGCAGGCTAAAATAAAAGTTTAGCAATAAATCTTTGTCGAAGCGCAATTATAGTATAGCAAGGAAATATTGTAAAACAAAATAGTGAGTATGGATAATAGCAAAATGATTGAAATCCCAGAGGGAGTTGTGGATGTTAAAGAATACAAGAAAATGCTTGCCTTGTCAAAACACCCAATTCTCAAGAATACAATTTACATTGCCTCAGATGGTAGTGAAATAAACATTGGGATGTTGCCGCATAGGTTGAAGAAGTACGTTGAGCATTTGTCACTCAAAGAGCAAGAGGACATATATGAGCTCAAGCGTAGGTATAATGTTTTGCGTGGAAAGATAAGTGCGGCAAAGGCAAAAGCCTATGGACACGCTGGTATGTATGGAGGCAAGAATAAGGATGAAGCCCAAGCAAACAAATTAAGTCCGTTTGAGGAAGATATAATTGAATTGCTTGGGCGTATGTTCACTATTGCCGAAGTTGTAAAGATAATGGGAGAAGACAACGGCATAATTGTTTCAGAGGATGAAGTCAAAGAAGTTCTCAAAAAACATATCGTGGAGGTTGAGCGAAAGCGTGAAGAGTTCCGCAACAAAGTAACCGATGTCCGATTGTATAACAAACGCCCAAGACTTGAAGAGCTTGCTTGGATGTATTCTAAGATGAAAGCACGATACGTTGCGCTGAACGGCATTGATGCTTACAATTCTATGTTACGCACTCTTGAGCAAATTCGTAAGGAAGCGGAGGGTGACGTGATAAACATTAATGGCGCTTTGGATGTTAACATAGAAATACAAATACAAAACCATATACAAAAAGAGATTTTGCGTACTATAAACCTCAAAGAGATTATCTTGGGGCGTGTAGCGGCAAGAATGAACTATGACCCTAAAAAGCTGATTGCTGGTTTACATAATTCGTACTATGCGAAGTTTGTAGATATATCAGGAGAATTTGACCCCAATGCTGAAATGGATTATCCGTCCAGCTCTGCTTACGACTTCACTGCTATTGAGCGGCAAAGCAATCATGACGTAGTAGATGTTACCCCAGAGCCTATCACGGAAGAGCAAAAGAGCAGTGCCCAAAACATCAAAGATTTGTTCTTGGCTAAGATACGGAAGCAACGTCAGGCGATGGAGGCACGCAATGCTGGATTTGATGCTGATGCGGAAAGAAAGCGTCCAACCGCTACGGAAGAAGAACGACCGATTGACCGCAAGCAATTTGGACCAGGACATTACAAAGATAGCATACCGCCATCGCAAAGGAAGTGGAACAAGGGTTTGGGGTATGATTACAAAACTCCACGTTACAAGGGTGAGCAACCGAAAAGAAAGAATAACAAAAAAGAATAAAGAGTATGAACGTACAAGAGTTTATTGAAAAGAATTTGTCAAATGCTAAGTTTGACCGAGATTTCAACCGATACCTTTATTTGAAAGAACGGTTGGAGAAGCAACAGCAAATTATGTCTTCTGAGGAAGGCGGTGAGATATTTAATGAGTTCCTTGCTTTGAAAGATAAGCTGTTTGACCTTGCTATGTACCGTTTCTTGCGACACAGAGAAATAGAGGATAGCGGGAATATAGATAAGTAGCACTTTGTACTTTGCATTGATGAAGCTCTGGGCTGTGAAGTTCGGAGCTTTATTTTTGTTCATTCTTCACAGTTTTCCACAACCTTTTGCTTAACAAGAGTTAAAAATTGCCCAAAATTAAACTTTTTGGTAAAATTTCTTGCTAAAAATTTTGCCGTTTCGCAAAAGTCCGTACCTTCGTAGTGTAATTAAAACGATAACGATTAAAAAACAACAAAGATATGGCAACAAAAGAAGTTACATTAAAAGTAGAAAACAGATGGATGGATAGTTTGGAATATGTTTGCTTACATATTACGTCACCGTCAGGTAAAACTATCGTAATTTCCAAGAATGACATTTTTGATATGAGATTGGATAAGAAATTGACTGATAAAGTCGATGCCACGCTCAGGAGAGTTGTCAAAGGAACGGTGCTTTGGAAAACAGTTGATTTTGTTTCTAATGTTGAGGAAATGAAAGATTTATTATCAATAGCCAGTAGAATGTACTAATTTATAAAACAAACAATTGAACATATGGAAACTGTAAAACTTACAAATAACGAAAAGAGCGTACTGGTAGCAATCGTAGCAAATGCTAAACAAGTAGGAGATAACGGAGTTGAGTTCATTCTTGAAGATGTAGCAAAGACTACTGGTAAATCAATCAGAAGCATCTCAGCAACCGCTGGAAGTCTTGCTAAGAAAGGAATGCTGTTGACCGCTAATGGCGAAAGCTATTTTGACGGAGTAGTAACCGAAGCTGGACTTCATGAAGTAGAAGAAAGCGACAAAGTTAATCAAGAAGTAAACAATAACAAAAATCAAGACAATATGGAAGATAAGAATTTTGATGCTCCAGCAATGGACGAAAGAATTGTAAAGCTCAACGAGCTGAAGAGTGTTAAGATGGCAGCTTTGTCGAAGTCTAAAAGACCTGCTGCGAAGGCAAACAAAAACGCTGCTCAATTCGTACTTGAGCGTTGGGACGATGAAGAAGAGCTGAAGAGATTTATCAGCGATGAATCAATGAAAGTAGAGTGCTATGAAGTTTGGTGCATTGCTGATAGCCGATATAAGCAGCTCAGTTACCGTCCAGAGGAAGCTCCGAAAGAAGATGCTCAGCCCAAGGCAAAGAAGACAACGAGCAAGAAAGAAACTAAGAAAGCTGATAAGACGGAGCAGCCGAAAGAAAAGGCAGCTAAAACTGCCCGCAAAGTGGGTGACGTTCACCCGAAGCACCCGACATGGGTATGGACGGAGTATGCGCCAGGAAAGTTTGATTGGCGTACCAATCCGAAAGATAAGAAGCAGGGTCAGCGTACCGATATGGCGGACAAAAAGGAGAAGCAGCCGAAGTCCAAATCAGCCGAAAAGAAGTCTGCTAAGGGCAAGGAAGCAAAGCAGGAAGCTCCGAAGAAAGCAGAGAAACCTATTTATACAATTGACGAGTGGGTTGCTTTGCCTACCAAACCTACAAGCGCCAAAAGCAAAATGTCGGAAGCTCAGAAAGAAGCGTTCAAGCTCATCAACAAGGGTTATCGGATAACGGCTGATAAGAAGTTCTTTCAGAATGTGGAAGGTGATAATAAGTCATGTAATTGGGCATCCGTTGAGGCTATGCTGAAGCGTTATGGTATTGATTATGTTCCTATGGGTTTGATTAAAGAATAAGAATATGAAAGAACTTACACAGAAAGAAGCAAAGCAAAAGTCTTTGGCTATGGACGTAGCTTGGGAGATTGTTTTGGGTTGCGATAGACTTGACCGTACAGACCTAAGAGCGATTGTTGACCAAGAAGGTTTTGACGTAGAAGAAATGAAAAAACAAACACGTCATTATATCGAAAATAATTATCACGGAAGTTCAGATGATTTTGTTGAAGAACAATTAGCATATTGGTACGAACCATGGAAGTAAACAAAAGCAAAATAATCAAGGAGTTGTGTCAGTTAGCAGAAATTATGAACGGCAGAGCAAAGAAATACTATGAGAGTATGATAGCTGACGCAACACCTGTTCGGATAACTCCTTTGTCAGAATTATTCAATGAATATGAGATAGATATGATAAAGCGAGTAATTAAGCCCGAAGCTAAACAATGTTACAAGAATGCCTCAGACCTTTGCGTGCTGTTTCCTGACCGTGTTAAATACGTTGAAGGTAGATTTACCGTATGCGGACTTTTCAGCACGGAGCATGCTTGGAATAAAGTTGTAGATAAGTACGTTGATATTACTGCTGAATTAGCGTTGAACAATAATATCAACGAAGAAGAATATGTTGCTTTGGGAGAATATGAGTACGAAGAAACATTATCATATTTGTACAAAAGCAAGGTTTACGGAGGTATATATGAACAAAGATTTTTAGAAAACTATGGCAAAAATTTATAGAGCAAACGGTGATGTGGAAAATGTAGAGCCGAAGAATGGTACAGACTTTCAGTTGGAAGAGTTACAAAAAATCGTAGGAGGCTACATTGAGTGCTTGAATTTTACGGATGGAACTTTATTGGTTTGTAACGAAGAGGGCAAACTAATGAACCTGCCTTACAATGAGAAAGCTACAAACTTGGTAAGAAAGAACGGATATGATGACTATATTGTAGGCGATGTATTACTTTGTAATAATGAGGAGGTGCATTGATGCAAGATGAGAAATATAAAGCAAAGGATGGAACTATTTATGTACGCATAAATAAGTTACGAGCAAGAAACTATTATGGTTCAGGAAAGACCATTTTGCTTGTTCCCGATGGAATGAGATTAGAGCTTGCTTGGGATAGTCTTAAACTTATTAGTTTGTATGACAACCCAGAGGATAAGCGTAATTTTGACCGTAGGGTTGATGATTATGTCTATTATAGGAATTTGAGCAAAGGCAGAAACACTAAGACACTTAAATACTTTATCAAACAAAAGGACTTATGAAAACAGTTTATCTTGACATAATGGTAGGCAATATGTTCGTAGCTCAATTGCCTTACAAAGTCAATCCGATATTCCCAGCAACCGATAAGGAGCTGCGTGAGTATGTCGTTTCCAAACGCCCAACGCTACGAAACAAAAAGTTTGTTATATCATTTTCTAACAATCGTGTAATATGAGCAAAAAGATTACTAACAAATACCGAGTAGCAAGAATTTGTAACGCTATCTTATGCCTTGCTTTGCTAATCATAATAATGAGAGCAGCGTACAACACTTGGAGTATGTACGGTCAATATACTTTGTTTAGTTTTCTTGTATCCTTATTTATTCACGGTACGTTCAGCGGTATGATTTATCTTGGTATTGATTATCTGCTTCGTAAATTCACGAAAGAAGATGTTTGACTTTAATGAGCAATTCCGTTTCTCAGAAGCTGACCGTGATATGACGGATGCTTTGTTTGGTATATTTTTCATGAACCAACAAGCAAGAAAGCGTAATGAGGCTTGGGTTCAGACGAAACCTAATCAAAGAAGTGAACAAGGACAAAAACGTATAAATCTGTTAAAAGAACAAGCAGAAGACATAGAATATGAAGAGCTTTGTGATTGATATAACAGCAGCTAGTTATAATGGTTTAGGAATAGTTGGGAGAAGGATAATCACTGAACAATTCCCAAACCGAAAGGAAGCAATGAAATATTTGTGCAAAAATTACTATCATATCAAAATAAACAAAATAACGGAAATGAAAAATTACATTGTTAAATTCTTTGGAAGTAAGAATAGACGTGAACAAATCAAACAAGTTAAAAACATGATTGTACAAGCCTCAAGAGCTACGGAAGTTGAAGACATCTTGAGACACAAGTATGGATATGAAGTTATCAACGGTTTGAAAATAAGAGAATGTGAGCAAAATGAGAATGAATGATTTTTTTAAGATTACACTTGCTGCCTTGTTTAGCATAGTAATACTGGGTTGTGTAATTATGGGAATAATTCAGGAGTGTAGCAGAAGCAGAATTTACAGCACTCCTAAGAGAATTATAAAACGTGAACGAATATCTGAAAGCTCCGATAACGAAATATGGCGTACAAGCACGTATCATCTTGTTACGGTGGAATATGATACGATACCTAAGAAAACCAGCTGGGATACAGCGCATGAATTACCAAGATGAAGAAAATTATATTGATATTTGTATTATCGGCATTTGCTATGATTGCCGTAGGTCAGGAGCCTTTGTTTAAGAAGTCAAGCAACAAAGTATCATCAAAATGTATAAAAGGAAAGATTTATACAACTTATGAATACTTTGATTATTACTTTTATTCGGGCAAGACCATCATCAAAAGTATTAAGTTTAAGAAAGCTGACCTGAACGACTACTTCAACCCAGAGGAAGCGGATTGGAACGCTACGGAGTTGTATGATGAGGATATTGAGTATTTGCGTAGTAAGAATGTAGAGCATTGCGATACTGTTGTGCAAGGAAAGCGGTTTGTTGGTTGGTATGTTGTTATCCGAGATACCAAGACGGAGAAGAATTCAATCACTACCAAACCTAAGAAGAAAGCACCGCAAACAAGTTCTTATATGCGTAAAATTTAGCAACAAAAGTTAAAAATTTGCCCAAAATAGTTAAAAGCAGGAGATTTACCAAAAATTTCTTGCTTTTTATTTTGCTATTTCCGCAAAAGTTCGTACCTTCGCTAACAGAAACAATAACAAATTAAACATTATCAAACATATGAAAGTAGTAAACTTGAGCAAACAGGAAATAAGGGATTTGTTAGCATTGATAAACAACTCCGATAACGAGTGCTATGATAGCATTGCAAAGAAGCTGAACCGTGAGACTTTGTATTTGACCGTACTAAAAGCCGTTGACGGTCGTTTCGGCAAGCGAGTATTGAAACCTCAGTACCGTAGATGTTGGAGAGTGATGACCTATGGAGCGTTGGCGTTTCTGTTCTTCAGATTTGTCGTTTGTCCGTTCTTCGCTTGGTGGGATAAGGTAGTGACATTCTTGAACTATGTAATTTGGGGATGAAGAAAGAAACAGCATACAAAGTATTGGCTAAGATACGATGGCAGATACACATACAAGAAATGTTCTTGATGAAAGCAGGCAGGATACAGAGCCTGAAGTCCAAAGATAGGGAAATGATAATAAAAGACGTTTGCTGGGTTGATGGTACTCTTTCAGGGCAAGTACAATATGCCCAACGAAGAAGGGAGAAGCTGATGAGAGCCTACGAGCGTATAATGAATAAGCATATTAGAAAGTGACGAGCAACACAATTACCAAATTGCTCCTGTGTTCCAAGCTAAGAAGCAGTAAAAGACTTCGGATGAATAGCGATGGGCACAGGAGCAATCATTATTTTATTGGGTCAATTCCTTGCTAATAGGGGGATTGGTTTACAGGGGGTTTATAGTGCGCGTGAGCGTACCCGTATATGCGTGCGTATATACATGACAAATTCAACAAATATAAACTGATGTACTTTGTAAGGAAAGGGGTGCGGGGGAAACCATTACTTTGGTACATAAGGGGTATGCCATCAAAGTTATACATTCCAGTAATCAAAAAATTTCAAACATCAAGATTATTTCTGACGATGTATTCGATATGATTTTCAGAGTTTATTGTAGCATAACGAAATGTTTTAACAGAATTATGATGAAACTAAAAATTAACAAAGAGGCAAAGAATTTTGCCGTTGAGCTTGAAAAAGAATATCCGAGCTTGAAGAGTTATCATGAATTGATTTCTAAGGAAGTCGGTTGTCCTTGGGAAGAAGTAGTTTGTTTAGATGTTCATCCAGACAATGCTATTGGCGATGAAGAAGGATGGCAGATTGAGGCTTTCTTTCCACGTGGCGTTGACCCTGAAACAAGCATGATTAATGATGACTATAAGACCAAAGATTTTTTTGTTGGTTCGGTAGTACGTTTGAAACAGGACGGAGCTACATTTGTTGCCGAGACAAATACAAGTCCTTGGACCATTTATGCTAATCCAAAGACAATCGAAGTATGGTAAAGGTAAGAGAAAGTCAGATACCTGAGGACAGCGGAAAGAAGCAAGACGCTATCCCAGCGGATGATGAGCACAAACGTCTTAAAAAGACCGTCATCAGTTTCCAAGAAGAAGGCATTGTAATATCGGCATATGACCTACACACCATTGAGAAAGATATGAGGTTTGTGGAAAAACCGAAAGCTCATTTTGAATGGGGTATTGCTATAAACAAAGGACTTGAATCAGGTCAATTTGTGAAAAAATCCGATGTTTATATGTGGTATAACAGTGAAGAAGTACGTGACGAGAAATACGAGAGGTTGTTGAAATTACTGGAATCAGAGGGTTTGAACATCATAGAAGTTTAGAAAGCAAGTATAATACTGTCATAAATTGTTAAATTTTTAATTGTAAACAAAAATGAATAAGTATGATTTAGTGTCAGCAGTAGCCGAAAAGACTGGGCTGACGAAGAACGATGTTAACAAAGTGATTGATGCTATCCAGCCTGTAATCATTGAAGAGTGCGTTGATAAAGGTGGAGAGGTAAATTTGCCGCAGCTTGGTAAGTTCAAGCAGAAGGTTAATCCTGCCCGCAAAGGTATCAATCCGTTGACTAAGAAGCCTATGGATGTGCCCGAAAGCCATACTTTGCGCTTTCAGCCGTCATCTTCACTCAGGAAAGTTGTTGAGCCGAAGAAAGCAGCTGCCAAGAAAGGTAAGGAATAACCACATTTCTCCATGATGAAAATGAAAACGGAACTTGTCGTTTGATAGTTCCGTTTCTTTTTTCTACAAAGTTTACAATAAAAAATTTGACAATGATATGAAAGCGATAACGAACAAAGAAAGGTTACCAAAGTTTCTTATGGTGAACGATATTCCTGAGAAGCGTTCTTGGAACAAACATCTTCTCAAGCCCTACAAAAAAGGAGAGATTGTGAAAGTAGCTCCTTTTGAAGAGCAAAAAAGGAATGAGGCGTATGATGAACAATTTAGATTTGTTAAACCGAACAATGACCCATTATGGTTTAGACAAAGATACGTGGTTATATATCGCAAGGATGACAACGGAAAGTTCACTTTGAAATATACCGAAGATTGGGAAAGTTTTGATTTATTAACAAAAATAAAAAAGTAACAAAATGAAAAAAGCTAAGATTGAAAAGAAACTCGCAAAGGCTTTGTTTAATGACAAAGAGCGTGCCGTGATTATGAACTCATTGTACTATTCGGTACATAAGTACAAACAACACGGAGATACCGACAATGCGGTATTTGTTCAGGCGGTTGCTAACCGTGTAGCCGAAGTGTTTGATATTCAAAATCAGAAGTACACCAAGGCAGAGGTTGACGCCATTGTTGAAAATGCTCTCAAAGAAGCAAAAGAGCGGTTTGTTAAAATTCTTGATAATGAGTCTTACTCGCAGTTCAAGAGAGGTTATCAGAAAGCTATGGAGCAGTTCAACAATGGAGTTTGCGTGGCGGTATTACATCATCACGATGAAGAAGCAAAAGATGATGGTGAGCAAAAACCTGATGCACCGAGCAATGATGAGAAGCCCGAAGGTGGGGAGAATAAAGACAACACTGAGCATACCGAAGGCAAATGATTTTTCTCACAACGGTAATACTGATAATTGCGTTCCTTGTTCGTGGTGCCTATAACATGAAGAATGGTTAGCCTTTAAGCAATCATAGCACTTCTGTTTCAGAGGTTGATAGCGATGAGAAACATTGTCGTGAAGCGGATTATCAGCAACCCGATATTTTAGATGTTAACAAGGCATTCATCTGCGACCAGTTGATGCTACATTTGTATGCTTTGTATTAGATGTTCAAAAGTTTTATTGAACAATAGGCGATAGAGAATTTACATATATTTTTAGACAAACATTTTATCCTTGCCCCTAATGAAGCTGATGCATAAGTGGATTTAGGGGCAATTCTTTTTGAACAAAGTTCTATAAATAGAGAAAAATCAACATATATGATAAAGAGTAATTACATAGTATTTGATACAGAAACTGGCGGTTTAGACGAAACGAAAAATCCAATCACTCAGTATGCTGCTGTAGTTCTTGAAGGACGTACTTTGAAAGAAATAGACCGTTGGGAAACATTCGTTAAGCCGTATGGAGATTTAGTGATTGAAAAAGATGCGCTTGACCATACGATGGTTTCAATGTCCGATATAAACAAGGGATTGAAAGTAAAGGATTTTGTTGCTACGGTCAAAGAGTTTTGGGAAACTCATAGGGCAAAATCAAAACGTAAGGAAATGGGACGGTTAGTTCCAGTAGGTCATAATATACCGTTTGATAACCGTTTCTTGAATTTTGCTTTGAACTTTTGCGGAGAAAGCTACGATATTACTGAGTGGATGTATCCTAACTTTATTGATACATTTCCTATTGCTAAATTAGCTTTTGGAGTATCGGGTGATGAAAAGATAAATTTGGGAGCTTGTTGTGAACGTGCTAAGATTAAACTCACCGATGCTCACGGTGCTATGAATGACGTAGAAGCTACAGCAGACCTTTTGCGTTGGTTTATGAAGAAGTTAAGAGCTAAGAAGGGAGAAGGAACTGCGGATGACGTTTCTTCAGGTCGTGCGAGAGGTAACGAGTTCTTTGAATTCAAATGTGCAGCAAAATGAGTTATCAAACATTTCAATTAGCGCAGCAATTAGAGGAAGCGTTCAACAGTGTTGGTTCTTCTATGATGTCCGTGAACTTTGCCGCTAAGTTACTTGCTTATGTATATGTTCGTGGTGGAGGCAATGAAGCTGTGACGATGCACGAAGGGTTGAATGCCGGCATAGCCATAGCTCAACAGAAATTCAATATCAAAGGCGGTGAACGTCCAGACTATAAAGGAATTGCTTGTATAAGAGCTTTTATCAATGAGCTTGAACGTAAGGGCGATGATACGCCTTGGTTGAAAGACATATATCGTAGATACAACTTGAAATAAACAGTTATTATAAACATAAATTGAAAATTTGAATCGTATGACTGAACAATTGAACAATGAAGCTCCGAAACGTAAACGGAGAACGAAAGCAGAAATGGAAGCTGCCCGTGCCGCAGGTGAGGCTCCTGCTAAGAGAGTGAAGAAAGATACTGGCGAAACTAAGAAAGGTGATGAGCAAGCACCTAAAGCACCTAAAGCACCTGAAACTTATGCTGCTAAGCCTAAGCTGAAGCCCGAACAATCCGTACTTATTATGGCATGTCTTGAGCCTCAGGTTGCTAAAAAGGCAATGGATGCTGCTAAGGAAAGAGGTGTTGAAGTAGTTATTCTTGAAGATAAGGTTATTCATGACTATTTGGACATGAAGACTAAGAAGCCTGAGAGTTTGGGTGAGTTCTTGAGTAATACTTCTAACCGTCTTCAAGCAGAACAAAACCGTACCAAACTTTGGATGATAGTTACAGGCGGTGCTCCAGTAGAACAAGCATCAACGAGAATTATCACCGAAACGGAGGTTGTGAAGAAGACAACGTTGTCTCATGGACAAGCAAAGGCTATGTTCAATCTTTTGAGAGCTTTCGGATTGTTGAGATTCACGAAAGGAACGCATGAGTTTGTTTTGAACTTCGACAAGAACGATTGTCATAACACTATCGAAACGGAAGTATTGAGTATGGCGGAAGTTATGAACAATGACATCTTGCGTTTCAAGAACAGTATTGAATCAGATACCAGTTTATCAGAAGAACAAAAGAAACAGAAATATGATGAATTCAAGAACAGCGTTTGTGAGTCGCTGCGCTTTTAGTAGTTTTGTTTTTATTTAGCTTGAGGCTGACGGAGCAATCCGTCAGCTTTTGTTGCATATAGGAGGATTATGTTTGATTTAGATACAATAGAACAAAAAGATAAGAAGCTGGTAAGCATTCTTCAGTCGCCAACTCATCAATTGGAATGTCTTTCAATAGTTGACGAGATAATTGATAGCATGGATGACAAAGGCATACTTGAACTAATGTCTGGTTCGGACGGAGATTTGGACTATATTTTAGATTGTATGTTGAAGGATACATTCCAAGTAATGTACACTGGCAATCCTCATATTGATTTTGCTCCGAGATATACTGATAGGTTATCTCAAGCAGTAGAAGAAATATTGAGGTGCAAGAATTTGACATACTTCATTACTTCGGTAATGCCCGATTTTCAGTTGTCTTGGCATCATTTGGAATGGGGAGATTTGGTTCACCGATATAAAAAGTTGTGCATAGAAGCTGCCCGTGACCACGGCAAGTGCGAAGCAGTTGGAACAAAGGTAAGAATGTATGACGGCTCCATTAAGAAAGTTGAAGATTTGATAATTGGAGATTTGCTAATGGGAGTTGATTCAAAGCCAAGAAAGATTATTCATCTTCATAGAGGCGTTGATGACAATATGTTTAGAATTGACCAAAGTAAAGGTGATAGTTATACAGTCAATTCTAAACATATTTGTACCGTCATTAAAATAGGTAAGAGAGGAAAGAATTTGACAGAACACGAAAAGAATATTGTTGATATTGACATTCCAACTCTTTTATCTTATTCAAAGAACTTTCTTTCAGAACGCATACGTGGTTTTAAGGTCGCTTGGGAAGCTCCTGAAAGAAAAGTATTGATTGAACCTTATTTCTTGGGGTATTGGTTAGGCGATGGAAATTCAAATAATCAAAAAATAACTATTGAAGATGTAGAGGTTGTTCGGTATTTAGAAGAATATGCTGAAAGACTTGGTATGACAACTTCAAGAAAAGGATTGTTGTCTAACATTAGGAGAAAAATAATATCTTGTAAAACCAAAAACAAGTTAAACATGTTTTTGAAAGCATATAACTTGATATATAACAAACATATTCCTAATGTTTACATACATAATTCAAGAAAAGTTCGTTTGGAATTGTTAGCTGGACTTTTAGATTCAGATGGAGATTTATGGTGCAATGGTTATCATTTTGGCAATATAAATAAAAGATTGGTTGAGGATGTAAAAAATCTTGCTGATAGTTTGGGTTTCAGAACTTATATGTCAGGCGGTAGAAAGTACCATAAACAACTGAAGAGAATGTATGATTGGTGGGGAGTTTCTATTTCAGGAAAGATTGATGAAATACCTGTAAAAATACCAAGAAAAAAGATTGAATATAATTGGGGAAATAAGGCTTCAAATAAAGATTGGGGAGTCATAGATGGAATAGCACCAAGTGTCGTGTCTTCTATAAAAATAACAAATGTTGGTAAAGGAGAATATGTTTCAATTACCACTGATGGAGACCATAGATTTTTGCTTGCTGATGGTACAGTTACTCATAATTCTTACTATTTCTCCAATGCTTATGCCGCTTGGCAATTGTATAAGTATGCTAAGCCGAAGGGTACTCAATTTTCAGCAAGACCTACAAAGTCAAATTCAAACCGTGGATATTTGTTCAGTTTCTCTTTGCAACAATCCGTTGACCTTATGGAGATATTGAAAAACACGATTGAAAGTAATGATATATTGAAAGAACGTCTGTACCCTGATTCCAAAGATAAGAGCGGAGCGTGGGCAAGTACGAATATAGTATGTAAGAACGGAGCGAGATTGACGTGTAAGGGATTTGGGTCATCAGTACGTGGTGCTCACCCATATTGGATAGTAGTAGATGATGGATTGAAAGATAACGTCATCTACAGTCAATTACAGAGGCAGAAAAGCATTGATTATTTCCATTCGGTAATTATGAACATGCTTGTACCAGGTGGTCAAATAATTGTAGTTGGCACTCCTTTCCATGCTTCAGACTTATACGGAGATTTGAAAAGCAAAAGCATACATGCTACTGGTAATAAGAAAGGATGGTTTGTAATTGAATATCCTGCTATCTTTCCTGACGGTCGCATTCTTTGGCCACAACGTTGGAGTTTCTTTGACCTTATGGACAAGAAAGCTACGCAAGGAAACATCATTTTCAGTAGGGAAAATCTTTGTCGTCCAATCACCAATGAAAGTTCTATCTTTCCGCTCAAGGTTTTGGAGCGTTCTTTGGTACGTATGGAGAATTATGTTCTTGTTCGCAATAGGGATGACTTTCCGATTAAGTTCAACAAAGTTGTCGTTGGATGTGACTTTGCTATTTCTGCAAATGTTGGTACAGACTACACTGTGTTTACGGTTTGGGGAGTTGACGATGAAACTGGAGAGCGTTGGTTGTTGCATTTCTATCGGGATAAAGGAAAGACGTTTCACGAGCAGATGCAAGTATTGAAAGGCATAAATGTGAGATTCAGACCTGATACAATGATTTTGGAACAAAACACGTTCCAACAGATATTCGTACAAGAAAGTGATAAACAGGGGCTGCCAGTTATAGGACATACCACTGGTATAGATAAGTATGATTTGAAGACAGGCTGGCCTGGACTTGCCATAGATTTTGAACGTGGCAAAATACATATACCGATTGGAGATAAGTATTCACAAGACGTGAAAGACCTTATTTTCTCAGACCTTGGTTCGGTAGCATTTACCGATAAGGGATTGGAGAGCGTAGGAGAACACGATGATATCAGTTCTTCTTTCTGGCTTGCTAAGTTAGGAGCTAACTTGATTACCACAGGATTCAAGTACACTTTCCTGGGTTAAGACAGAGTTAAGTTAAAAGTAACATAAATTCATTTTAACGTATGAAAAAAAGACAAGTAAACATTATCCTGAAAGGATATGGAAAATTGCCCGTATATGCTACGGAGCATTCAGCAGGAGCAGACTTGTATTCTGCTAATGCTGTTAACATTATCATTTATCCCAATGAGCGCAAACTCATTCCTACTGGCGTTTATATAGAATTGCCTGAAGATGCTGAAGGATGTATAAGACCGAGAAGCGGATTGAGTTTGAAAAAAGGACTTGTAGCAATAATTGGAACAATTGATGCTGATTATCAAGGAGAAGTTGGTATCATTCTACATAACACAAGCGATACGACTTGGACTATTGAACGTGGAGAACGTCTTGCTCAGATAGTATTTAATGGCGATGGCGGTCTGTTCCAAGCAGAATGGAATAGAGTTTCAGAATTCACCCGAAGTAGCGAGAGAGCTGATGGTGGTTTTGGTCACACAGGAGTAAAGTGATATGAAAAGTTTTGCACTTAAAAAGCCTTTGACCAAAAATCAGGTAGATGATTTGACAGAAGCGTTGGTGAATACTATGCGCTATTCTGACCCAAATGTTGAATATCCGAGTTTTGACGAGGCTAAAAGTGATGATGGGGTAATAGCTGAATGGTTTTACCCCATTTTCAATGGTACAAATGATTTCTCCGAGCTTACTGCTATACATATGTACATTACTCAGGAAGCTACGTTTGAGGAAGTTGGAGAGTTGTTATTGGGCATTGCTATGACTGAAATGAAACATTATGATAAGTTGGCTGATTTTATTCGTAAGATAGGAGGAAAGATTGACCAGCGTTTCAACAATTCAGGTGTAACAATAGGTAAGAATTCAGAAGAAGCTATCAAAATTGCTATCGGAGCAGAAGAGAAAACAATTGACTTCTATGAAAAATTACAAGAGAAGCTGATAAAACTTGATGAGACACCTACTATCCGCATAGCATTACAATTACTTGCTAAGTTGATAGCTGATGAAGTGGTTCATTTGAAATTATTAAAAGAACGAATAAAGAAAGATTGACAATGAAAAAAGACGGTATTGATTTGTTAGCTGATTATGTATTTCTTTCAAAGTATTCTCAGCGAAATTCAGAAGGAAGGCTGGAGCATTGGCATGAAACAATTGAACGTATTTATGCGATGCACGAAGTTAAGTTGAACAAACTTGGACTTTGTAATATCGGTGTACAAGAAATGATACATAAGGCTATGGCGATGGAGAATGATAAGAAAATTCTTTCATCGCAGCGTGGAAGACAATTTGCATCACCAGTAGAAACAAGCGGTATTTTGAAGCATGAAGCAAAACTTTACAATTGTTGTTCTACTTATATAGACCGTATCGAAGTATTCAGCGAAATAATGTATCTTTTGCTTTGCGGTTGCGGTGTCGGATATTCCTTGCATAAGGAGTATATTGATAAACTGCCTGTGGTTAAGAAGCAAATTGGTGAATTTGTTACTTATAAAATAGAAGATAGCATTGAAGGTTGGGGTGATTCCATAAAATGGCTCATGGAAAATATGTTTGAAGGCAGAGACACACGTATGGACTTCACCGCTATCCGTCCAGAGGGAGCTTTGATTGATGGAAAGTTTGTAGCACCTGGCCCTGAGCCTTTGATAAAAGCTCATGAAAATATCAAGAAAGTAATGCTTGGAGCTCAAGGACGCAAGCTCACCAGTATTGAAATTCACGACATTATTTGTTTTATAGCTAATAGCGTTGTGAGCGGTGGTGTAAGACGTTCTGCTATGATTGCTTTATTTGATAAGGATGATGACTTGATGCTCCGAGCTAAGACAGGAAGCTGGTGGACAGAAAATCCTCAAAGAGCTATGGCAAACAATTCTATTCTTACAAGTGACAAAGACCGTTTGTCATACAAAGAAATGAAAGAGAAGCTGCAAGTGATACGGCAATTCGGAGAGCCAGGAGTTGTAAATGCAGCTGATTATAGTTACACTGTCAATCCTTGCGGTGAAATAGTAATGAAACCGAGTATTGATGGTCGTACAGGTTTTGCTTTTTGTAATCTTGTTGAAATAAATGCAGAGAGAGTAAGGACAGAAAAGGAATTTTATGAAGCATGCGAGGTTGCTTCATTCGTTGCTACACTTCAATCACTTTATACTGACTTCAAATATCTATCCGCTGCATCACGAGAGATAGCTGAGCGTGATAGAGCTATTGGAGTAAGCATTACAGGCATATATGCCAATCCTATTCTTCAGGGTGAAGTCCTTAAAGCAGGTGCTAAGATAGTGGCAGAAACAAACTCCAAATGGGCAGAAGCATTTGGAATAAATCGAAGTCGTACTTGCACTACAATTAAACCGAGCGGAAATGCTTCATCAATTCTTGGCTTGTATTGCAGCGGCATTCATCCAGCTCATGCTATGAAGTATTTGCGCCGTGTGCGTATTAAGACTTACAGTCCAGAGTTCATTGCTTTGAAGGACACTCCTATGGTTAAAGTACTGAGAGGCGATGAGGCTGTTATCAGCTTTCCTATCGAAGTTAAGAGCGGATGGATTGTTTGCAAGGATAGTGTATCAGCCGTTGAGCATTTGAAGTTCATTGGTATGGTTAAGCACTATTGGATTAACAAGGGTAGCATTGAGAAGAAAGCAATATCAAACAATATATCCGCTACAGTAGAAGTTCGTGATGATGAATGGGACGAAGTAGCAGCAGTATTGTTTACTAATGACTATTTGTTCACTGGAGTAAGTTTGTTGCCTAAATTGGGTGACCAAATATACGACAATGCACCGTTCCAACGTTTATCTTCAAAAGAGGTTAAAAAAGAATTCAATGATATCAAAAAGTATCTTGAAGACAATGAAGTAGATTTCAACGTTATTATGAGTAACCGAGATAACATTTATTCAGGCGATATGGTTGCCGTTGGATGTTCAGGAGGTTCATGTGAATTGAAATAATGGAATCAGAAAAATTCATATTAAGTATTCTCAAGAAAATCGAAAGTTTGAAAGATGGCGTTATTGCTTATGCTTATAAAACAGGCAATGCTACGATGACGCATACTTGGTGGGAAGTCTCTGTCTCAGACTTCGACTTGTATATGAACGACAAGCGTTTCAAAAATCTGTCTAACGCATGGCATAAAGCCACAATCGTCCATAATGTTTCGCTTGTGTTCGTATGCGGTTGGGTACCTACTGAGGAACGGCTTTCAAAACTTGCTGATGAGAATAATTTGATATTGAATATCTGATTCCTTTTTTTTCTTATAAAATAGTAAAAATACGCTTTGCGGCGTATTTTTTTTTTGTCCAAATATGATATATGAAAAAATGAAGATATGAAAAATTTGTATGTTGATAAAAATTCAAGAGCAGTTCAATGTTCTATCATTGGATATGGCAAGAATTTTTCAGTTGGCGAAATTACTGATAGTGAAGTTCACGGATTCATAAGAGTGAAAAATATTGGAGAAGATATGGCGATATTCAGATATTCTAATTATAAGGATAGCGATGGAATTTATTTGTCGCCAGGTGAAACTGAATATTTCTTTGTTGATGATGACCATTCAATAGAAATAGTTCAAGGTACACTCAATATAATGTATTAATTATGTTGTTTGGTTTTAGATTTGGCAAATTAGGCAATAAAAAAAATAATCTTTCTAATAAGCCTATTGTTTCATTTGATACTTCTACATTAATTATATTGGACCAAAATGGAAATTCTGTAGTTGGTGCAAAAGTAGAAGTATCAAATGGAGCGAGCGTTTTTATATCTTATACTGATGAAAACGGGAAAGCCGAAATAAAAGGTAAGTATGGAAATATTTATACTTTAACAATTAGCGGAGAAAACATTGAAACAAAGGTAATATATGATTGGCAATTTCAAGAAAGTTACAACATTCAAGTAGAAACAAAGCTGTTTTTAGAAGTCAAGCCTGAATATATTTGGTTGACACGCGGCAATAATTATACCGATACAGTAGATGTTATGTCGAATGTAGATTGGTTTATTCAATAATCTTTTAACATTTTTCATTATGGCAACAAAACCATCATGGCTAACAACCAACCCTGCTACTGGCGGCAGCGGTAATGGAGCCATTCAAAACAGCGCCAGTGAACACACAGGTCGTGTGGCAAGAACGGGAACGGTTACTGTAACCGCAACTGGGTTATCAACTCCTAAGACTTACAAAGTCACTCAAACTCCGAAGGCTGAATTTGTCAGCTTTGATAATGGAGCTGAAATGGCAGCTGGTAAGTCAGGCGGAGCGTTGACAATCCAAGGTAAGAGTAACTCAGCCAAACTTACTTTCTCTTGGGTAGGTGACGTTGACGATGTTGATATTCCAGAGTCATATCAAGCAAATGGCACTCCTACTAATAATGGAGATGCGATTGAAGGTGACCCTGGTGCTCAAAATGAGTATGCTTTCTCTATTCAATTGACGCTGCCTGAAAACGAAACGGTTGATGAAGTTGTAAGAACATTGCTTGTAACGGCAGACGGAGCTCAAACGGCTCAAATTGCTATCAAGCAGGCTGCTGGTGACCCGACGCTTGAAATTGAGCCTACTGAAATCACCATTCCGCAGGCTGGTACTCCTGCCGTATCTGTACAGGTTACTTCTAACACAACTTGGACAATATCGTAAGGTAGATTCATGGAAAAGACCATTGATTGGAAAGATGGGAATGGCGTCATAACCGTAACTTATAATGGTGACGGTGCAGGCGTCATTTCCATTACAAGCACTCCTAACAATACTGGCGCTGGTAGAAGTCAAGAAATAACTATTGAGACAACCTATCCGTATGCTGTAAAGAAAACCTTATTGGTTTATCAGGAAGGCACTGGTTCAATCGATGGCGGCAATGCTTCAACCAATGAATTTGACAATACGATTGATTGTTCAACGGCAGACAGTATGTTTGGAGAAGGAGATACCTTGTATGACGGTGGAGGGGCAAATTTATAGTTAAAATTTGCCCAAAATAGTTAAAAAGCGAAATTTCTACAAAGATTTTTCGCTTTTTATTTTGCCGTTTGCGAGAAAAGTCGTACCTTCGCTTCAGAATTGTAAATAACATTGTAAATTAAATTGTAAAAATTATGGAATTAGACAGCGTATTAAAGAAACTGAGAAAACTTCAAAAGTTGTATGAAGGTGCTAAGAAGATAAACTCAGAGGGTGAAGCATTAGCAGCCGCAGCGGCAATCCAAAGACTTCTTACTATGTACAATTTATCAATGGATGAAATTGGCAAAGAAGAAGAACGGAAAGATGAAATCTTGGAAGAGAAGATGAGCGGATACACTTACAAGAGTATCGGTGGTGAGTGGGAGTTCCGTTTGTTGTATGTTCTTTGCAAGTGGAATTTTTGCAAATGCTTTCAAATGGGCGGAACATACAAGAAGCTGATAATTTTCGGCAAAAAGGAAAACATGGAAACCGTTAAGTGGTTGCGCGATGTGCTTGCTGAGAGATTTGTAGAATTTTCCAAGAAGCGTTTCAAGGAATACAAGGAAACTATGGAATATGCTATGAAGCCTATCAGCTTGGATAAGTATCAGAGAAGTTACCTCATGGGATGCGCAGCTGGGCTGGATGCTAAACTGAAAGAAGAAAGTGACCGAGATAAGAAAGAAGATGCTGATTTCAGTGCAAAGGTTACTGCCCTTGTGGTTCGTAATGATACGGCTGTTACGGAGTATATTCATAACAAATATCACGTAGGAAGGGGAAGGAGAAGACAAGAGAATTATGATTCAGCAAGAGCTTACGGATACAAAGACGGTAAGAATACCAGTATCAACAGACCGATTTCAGGAGGTCAAGCTCAAGCAAGTAAAGTTGGGCTGTTAAAATAAATTCCATATGTTTGATTCTATGGGGGTTGTCCTTCGGGGCAGTCCCCATAGTTTGTTTTATCAAGTATAATAGTCTTATGTAACAAATAATTTCATATGATAGGCATAATATACAAATTCACTATCTTGACCAGTTTGAAGTATTTTGGTCACAAACCATTCTACGTTGGACAATTTTCTCGCAATGTTTCAATGGAACAATTTTTGAGAAATGATTGTTTTGTTTATGACGGTAGCGGTAAGACTTGGGAAAGATTTTATGAAGGACTAAGAAGAAAGTTTCCAACTTGCTGGAGAAAGTTAATCAAAAGAGAAATATTGTTTTATTCAAATAATTGCTCTCAAAAAGTTCTTGACGCTATGGAAGCGTATTACATCAAGAAAGAGAAAGCGCATTATTCATACAAGTTAGGAGGCTGTAATATATTATGGGGCACCGCTAATAAGTTCGGTTCAGGAAGCCCAATGAAAGACCCAATGGTTGCTAAGAAGGTTACTGATAAGATAAAAGGAAGAAAGGGTGCTAAGCGTTCTGCTATTGGAAGAATGAATATGTCAATAGCTGCAAAGAAGTCTTGGAAAAATGCAGAAAGCAGAAGAAAGAAAGTTTCAAATGCTATATCTGAATATATGAGAAATGGTGGAGCAAAGAAATTATCGAATGAAAGAAAAGGCAAAAAATTTTCTATTGAAACGAGAATGAAAATATCAAAAAATCATGCTGATTTCAAAGCTTCAAAACATCCGTTATTCGGTGTTAAGTATGACTGGATAAATAATGGTGTAATCAACAAAAGGTTAAACAAAGGTGATAAAATGCCAGCAGGGTTTATTTATGGTAGAATTAAAAGAAAGAAAATATGAATATATTGATAGATGGTAACTACGCATACCATAAAGCGTTTTCAGTATTTTCAACATATTATAAGGGTCAAGATTTAGAAGAAGTAATGTCTGACCCTGAAAAGCAACAAGTTCTTATAAGAAAATGTATAATAGATATTTGTTCAGCAATTCGTAGATTTAATAATGTTGAAAGAGTAGCGGTTGTTATAGATAGTCATTCGTGGCGTTACAATTTCTACGATGACTATAAGTACGCACTTACAAGAGTCAGAGACCCATATTACAAGCATTTCCTGACCGTTTTAGATATGTTTGAAGCCTTACTAAGGAAGAAGGGTTTGATAGTCAGTAGAGTCATGGGAGCAGAGGGTGATGATTTGCTTTATGTTTGGGCATTGTACTTCGGTTATTGTTTAGATGAAGAGTTGGTCATCATCACGGGTGATTCAGATATTCGTCAAATCATGACTAAGAACGTAGCGTTGTTTAACAACAACTCAAAGAATTTGAAGATGTATTGCACTCCTGAAAGGGAAGTATTTTGGAATGAATATCTTGAAACCGATGTTCAGGTAATAGCTACGAAACCATTTGAGGTATTGTTATACAAAGTCATCATGGGTGATACGTCTGATAACATACCGAAGTTGAAGTCAGGTTTTGGACCAAAGGCATTTGAGAAATTCATTGATTTCATTTCTCCTTATGACGAGCCGAAGAATGTTGAGCTTGTAGAAATGGCTCAATGGATTGCTTCACGTTTCTCTGATTTCACAAAGATGAAGTATGAGGATGTTTTAGGAAAGGTTTTATTCAACCTGAAGATGACTTGGCTCAACCTTTCAGTGTATAACAATACCGATTATCGGACTAAGAACGGCAAGAGCCTTCTTGAGAATATGCTTGACGATGTTAACAACCAAAAGGATAATTACAGTTATAAAGGTGAATATACATTGGAAAGTTTTTACGGCATGATAATTAAATAGCATGAATTATGAAAAGAAAGATTATCTTTATTGCAATCATTGTTGTGATAGTCATAGCAATATTGCTGTTTGCTCACTACGCTCCAGTTTGGGTTTCAATAACTAATTTGGTAGCGTTGGCTGTCGGTGTTGTTTTAGGTTGGATTGCTAATGTAGCATACAACAAGTTCGTAAAAGGAAAAACGGAGGAATGAGTATGAACGACATTGAGAAAGCAATTAAGGATGCCCGAGCAGCTCAGGTAGGTCGCATCTACGGAACATTTCAGAATGCTAAGGAAGTAACCGTTGATGAGAATGGAATTCAAAAAGCTGATGACGGAGAGGTTGAAAAATCTGACATCATGAACGCTTTGTCTTATCAGGGTGAAATCAAGGTATCGAAAACTGGTAAGGAAATTAAACAGCAAGTTGACGAT